TTCGGATAAATGTTTAGAATATGGATTGGTCGATGCAATTATATAAATAGAGGACATATATCACCACAACATCTTGCACAACAAGCACCGCCCAAACAAAACATCACACACATTATTATTCCAACACCCAAATAAAATACATATACGATTTGTCCTTCCAAATATATGTCATGTTCTTCGCTTGGTTGATTTTCTTCAAGAGCGATTAGAATACACGCTATTCCAATACCAATACACATGAGCGTGGTTAGAATAAGTACACATATAGGTTTATGATTGACGCTTGTATTTTGGACCCTTGTATTTTGGACCCTTGTATTTTGGACGCTTGTATTAGTTGTTTGTTGAGGAATATATTTTGGACTATTAATTTCTTCATTTGGAATAGGTTCTTGAATAACCAATACAGTTTCTACTTTATCATTTAGAATAGGCTTAGGATATTTATCATTATAAATGTCAATGCTAAGATGCTTGTTACTACTCATTTTGTAACATCGTATACTTTTACTATTTGATTCAATTTTTTTCATAAAAATTGAATTGAACTATTGAACATAATTATTATACAAAAACAATGATAAACAAAATGACTATTAAAAATAATGAAAAAGTTAAAGATATATTACACTCAATATTTAATATACTATTTTATGTTATACTAGTGTCTGTTATTTCACTACTTCCTGGATGGTTATTGATGTATAACGCAATAGGAATAGAAATAAATGTTGCACCATATTCAATGGAAATTTTCGTAAAAACTGTAATAGCTATATGTGGTGGATTTGTAGCACTAATGATTATGTTACTTATTATTACGTTGAATGTATATAGCTATAATTATATTAAAACAATTGGCAACGAATGGGCAGCAGCAATCTGTTGTAGTCCCGGCGTATTATTGTGTTTGTTAATAATTAATATGGGGACAACGTATTGTGGTTATATTTTGCTTTATGATATTTATCACGCAAAGTTGAATGTAGATGAAAAACACGAAACAGCTGTAAAAATTATAACATCATTTGTAACGGGATGGGTTCATTTAATTATAGGAACGTTCCTAGCATTACATTGTTGTGTTGAAAAGATAAATTTTGAAAAGTTATGTTGTTGTTCATTTATGAGAACAAATAAAACCCACGAAGCATCGGGTATTGTTATATGTAAAAATGATAATATTGAAGTATAAAATTCTTATATGAAGTATAAAATTATTAATTTAAATAAGATTACACTAATATATTTTTTATTCTAACTATATTTTAATATGGCTGCAGCTGAAAGTATTAATAATACTGATTTAGATACTGATTTAGATAGTTCTATAATTGAACAACACGATTCCTATGTAAGTGATTTGTTAAGTAAAGATAATAAATGGATAAATATATTATTAAGTTCAACAGGATTGAATGCTGAAATATTAATGTTGTATAAGTGTTTGCGAGAACCGGGTCAATATAATTACAAAAATTTTAAAAAAACAGTAAATTTAAGAGATGATAATTCTGTTGAAGTATATATGAAAGAAATAATAACAAATATTAATTTAATTATTGAAGGAGCACCAAGATACGATAAAGATATTGTAGTATGGAGGGGGTTGAATACATCTAAATTACCTAAAAACGATGATACAATGTTATCAACTAGTATAAAATATTCTGTAGCAAATAGTTTTTCTAATTCGGATAATATACATAAAATTATTATACCTGCTGGTATGCCGTTTTTATACTTAGAGCCACATACAAAGACAGAAGGTGAACATGAGTGTTTGTTACCTTTTGGGTGTGTGTTCAGTGATTATAGAATGGTAGATGGTGATGAAAAAACTATTGCAGAGAGAACATTGCTTGATGTGAAAGATGTTGATTCACTAATTTCTAGTGAATTTATGAATTTGTTGCGAACAAATAAGACAGAAATGGATACAATTATTTCACAAGCCCTTAGCGAACAAGAAAAGCGGATTCAAGAAAAATTAGCCAGATTATCGAGAAGAGGGAAAGGAAAAAAAACGAAAAAAAGAACTAATACTAGGAAAAGAATAAAGAGACCTTCAAAAAAAACAAAACGGCAAAAAAGAAAAGTTTAGTTATTTGAATATAAAAAAAAATTGATTTGATCAAATCATATATGATAATATCAATACAATGAGTTCTAATACAACGAGTCCTAATACAATGAGTTCTAATACAACGAGTTCTAATACAATGAGTCCAAAAAATAATACAAAATCAACACGTAAAAGTGGACATTGTGAAGTATGTTGTTTCTGCTTTATGCTATTGTTCTTCCTTGGTCTAATTGTCGGTTCCATTGCTGCATTTGTTGTTTGGATTGTTGCTTTGGTAAATGGTAAAAATCTAGTAATTACGGAAAAATGTCCAGATAATCAACTTTGGGAATGGCTATTGGTATGGGGTCTAGTAACATTCGTATTGGTTGGTGGAAATACAAAAAAAAACAAAGATGAAGAAAATAATGATTGTCTAAGTAGTGGATGTAAAATTTGTTGTAATATGATAATTGTTATTTGTTCAATAGTCCTTTGTTGGTGGGGCAATGAACAACTCGAAAATGATAATAACTGTATCGAAAGAAATTATAATAATACCGTGTTTTATGATACAGCTATTGTGTTCTGGTGGTTTCATTTCATAGCACTTTGTATTACAGTTGGTATTCTTGGTGTTCTTATTCTAGGTTTGGTAATGTATTTGATACTTGTAAATTGTAAATGTGGACGAAATCTGATGGATCAAATATATTTGAAAAACAGCCAGACTCATAGCGAAGACGATCTAATTGAAGATATTATTCCTGTTAATGCAAAAAATGAAGGTAAAGGTGATTTGCTAGAAGTGTAAACGCCCATTTGCATAACCTCCTGCGCTATTTTGAGAAGAAATTTTAGTTATAAACTCATTACTATTTTCATATTCAATACTATGTTCTTCGTTTCGTAACCATTCTAAAAACTGATTATATATATTAAAATTAGGTTTTCCATTATATTTAATAACACCTTTTTTATTTACATATATCAAATCGGTGCACCATTCATCCATTCCATCGAAAATGTGTGTTGCGTAGATGCAAAGTGCTCCTCTATCGAGACAGTCTTGTTTAATCCATGTTAAAATGTTCCATCTTACCAGAGCGTCGAGTGAAATTGTAACCTCGTCCATTAACAATATCTTATAGGGTCGCAAGAGACCGAAAAAGAGCTGGACGCGACGGCGTTGTCCATCGGATACCATATGCATTCGCCAGTTTAAGTTTATTTCAAGGATTTTGAGGAGAATGTCACGGCGTTCAGGAAAGTCTTCTTGTAATTTTTTCATCATATTGCAGACACGTATGTCGGCTTGAAGTGGTATGCCGTGGCCAGAAAATGCCACGGTTCGCTGTCCCCAATTGATGTCCATATGCGAGCGTTCATTATTTAGCATGGTACATCGGAATGGATCTTTGTCCAAAACATAGACGCTTTCTTCGTTTTTTGTCAGCAACTTCCCGGCCAATATACGTAAAATGGTGCTTTTACCCGCACCGTTTGGACCGACCAATAACATACATTGGCCTTTGTCCACTGTAAATGAAATATTATTTAGAGCAATAGAAGAATCGTTATACACATGAGTTAAGTTATTAACACGAATCATAATATTTATAATTACAGATAACCCTCTAATATGTATTTGAATACATCATAAAAAGAACGTGCGAATCAATTCATGGATAATTCAATTATAATATTATTATTAGATTTATGTTTTTTTATATATGCTATAAAAAATTTCGACTTTATACTATTAATGATGAATTAGAATGTATAAAATATTATCCATCACTTATATAATGCCAGGACGACAACAAGAACCTTCATTTCAATTAGCGAGCGGGACAACCGCCGAACGAGATGGGAGCTATAATTTAACTACTGTAGGAAATATTTTTTATAACACGGATACAAGCAACGTGGAAATATACCACCAAGACCCTTCAAATAATGCTGCGTGGAGGGATTTAGTGATTAATAATAAGAAACAGATTGATATTAGCGGAGGTTTAATAGCACACTCAAGTCATATGGGAGATGGCGTTCATTCAGGAGGTATTAACACAAACTTTTTAAGTGCTATACATAATAATATGTTCGTTCAACCAGGCACCGACGCACAGGGTATTTTAAACTTGAGTTGGCACAAAGTTTTTCATAAGATTATTTTAAAGTGTAAGGATACCAGCTCATCAAATGACGCACAATTATATTTCATAAGGAATAACTCATGGAAAAGTTGGGATGGAATCTCAAGCGATAGTAGAATAAAAGAAAATCAAACTGATTATCCAATTGAGGATAGTATGAATATAGTTAAAACAATAAAAGTTAAAAAATATTTTAACACCGAATTAAAGAAAGAGGTTAAAGGGTTTATCGCTCAAGAGGTAGAAGCAATATTGCCCGAAGCAGTAACAACAGAAGATTTAAGCGACCACGGCAAGCAAAAAGACTTTAAGTTTTTAGATTACAGACGGTTATTAGTGCACTCATTTGGTGCGATTCAACTATTAGACCAAAAAGTTGAAGATTTAGCAGCAGATAACAAACAACTAGCAGAGAGAATATCAGCATTAGAAAATTAAATCTCTCCACATATATAAAATTAGTTACAAACTGGAAAAAACTAAACGACGTGAATTGTGGAACGTATGAGTATTTTGCTAGGTTGAATCAAAGGAAATCAGATACAGAAATTAAAGCAAATTAAATAAAAAATAAGAAGACGAAAATAATATACCTCCCCAAATAGTATCGGTTACTACAATATGTGGTTTCCACTCATTAAATAAAGCATAATTAGTAGTTTCATATATACCATAAACACATAATCCTAATAAAAAAGCTTCAGTATAAGAAACTTTTTTTAATACAATAAAATAGTATACAAGAGTAATAATGAAAATGTAACATATTAGCGCCGATAAGGAACGAAATTTTAAAGGTGTTCCTTGTATATTACGCACTAATACATTAAATTGTTTGCTCATAAGTGTTAAAAAAACAATATCTAGAATTAAAATAATACCTGATAATTTGATGATATCGACAATCATATATAAAATACGAATATAATATTTTATATATTCATTATACGGCACATATACTACATGAACTTATAGGAGCACCATGAATACAATATACAACTAAGTCTATACAATTAGGATCTTTGCAGTTAATTCTTAATATATTATGAATACAGTGTAATACACGTCCCTTACTGATTACAATTTTATCGCCAAACATATATTTTTTATTATCTATTCGGTCTTTGAAATTAAGGGGTAATTTAGGTATAGGTTCTATACATCGCGAAGTACACTCATGACAATATTTTTCCTCTTCACGCAACTCAATACAACAAGTGTTACAATAATTGGTAGTCATTTAAATAATAACAAAAAATTATATTTATATTTTATCGTTAGATTTAATAAAAAATAAATAATATTATAATTAATTATATGTCCGTTAAAAAGCATATAGTGGATGCTATGAAGCATTTATATAACCAAAAATACATTAGTATTCGTGACGGTAACGTTAGTTTCAAGCCAAAATATGAAAAGTTTTTTTACATATCAGCAGGCAGTGTAAAAAAAAATGAAATTAACGAGGACCAAATTATAAATGTTACTTTCGATGATGATAAAATATACTATGATGAAAAATATAAATATTTACCATCTCGAGAGATATATATGCATTCACTATTACAGACGGACAATTATTATTATGACAAAGACACATTTGTAATTCATGCACACCCTCCAAATATTATATCTTACATTGGTATTAATAAAAGCAATGAATTAAATACGATTAAAGATATTTTTCCTGAGCTAAATGTGGGTAATATAGGAAAAAATGTTAAGTATCACGAAGCTGGAACAATGGACTTAGCAAAAGATTGTTATAATTGTTTAAAAAATAATGAAATTGTGGGTTTAGAGCGACACGGTTCACTATCAATAGGAGACGATATTGATAAGGTTTATGAAAACATAGAAACTTTGGAATATTATATTGATATTGCTATGAAATCTAAATATTAAAAAAAATATTATTTTAAATATATAATGATTCGAAAATTACTATTCTTTTTTTTCTTAGCTAATGCATTGTTTTGGGGTTTTGCCAGACACGGACAACATTGTCGTTTAGCTGCTAAAATGGGTGTGAAGAAATGCGCACCTCATTGGGTTCATGTTTATGTTATGGGTCTGGGTTCGTTCGTGGCAGCTTTGTATATGAAACAAGGTCGTGCAGGACTATAGAATTTCGTTATGATTCAAAACTTTTACAATAGTGTTCATAAATATATTTTTGATCAGAATATACATTAATATGTTTGCTAATACCTGCTTGTATAAAATCTCCGTATCTTCATCGGTTTTATGAAGTTTATCTATCGTGTTAATTCGAATAATTTTATAGCCAATCCAACATAATTCGTATGCTAGAATATACATATATGCATTTATATTATCATTGGTAAGATGGTAAAATTTAAGTAAATATAGTAATTCATTTACTATGTTATCACTAATAAGTGATACACTCTTATCAATGATATCATTTTGATTTTTAATTATTAAATTAATTTTTTCATACATTATACGATTGGTTTTCTTTTTGGCTATTTTATATTTTACACGTATGTTTTTATTGATGGTAGAACTATTATAGTTAGGACTCTGAATATCATATGAAGCAATACTATTTTGTAGTGGTTTAATAATATTAACGCTTTTTCTTTTTGCTAGTTTGTAATTAACACGCATAGTTTTTATAAATGGTATTGAAGTACTTTGGCATAAAAACGTAAAACAAAGTAATGCATTCATTTTCATATATTGTTGTTTTATACAGTTCAAATATTTAAATAATTATTTTTCAATTTTTTAAATATTTTGTTTTTGATAATAGGTCGTTTTTAGCGTTTGGTTCTGCGTTTGGTTCTACGTTTGGTTCTGCGTTTGGTTCTGCGTTTGGTTCTACGTTTGGTTCTGCGTTTTCGTGCACCACCGTTTAATGAATTATCTTTTTTATCGTCTTTATCATCATTTAAACTCTTAAATAAGGCGTTCTCTTCTTTTTGTCTCTTTTTAACTATTAACTCTATTCTTTTATCTTCCTCCTTTTCACGTTGTTTTTTTCGTTCTTCTTTCTTTCTTTCTTGGTCGGTTCGTGTTATTTTTTCGAATACCGCTATTGGATTATATTGATTTGTGCTTTGTAACAAATTAAAGCTTATTCCAAATAGTTCAAATGCTTCTTTTTCAATACGTTTCGCTCTTTCCGAACAACCGATTTTTGTATTTTCATATTTACTTAATTTTTCTTTACTGTCTATTAATTTAATATTAATGTTAACTAAATACGTTTTTCCTAAAAACTGTTTTCCAATATCATCATTATCTTTCGATTTTTTTTTTTTTGATTTTTTTGTTTCTTCTTTAGGTTTATTTGTTATATCCTTTAACTTGTAATTCGCAATATCACTTGAATATATTATAAACGTGTTTGGAGATATAGTTATTGGTTCGTTATTCTTAAAAAAAATTTCTTTTATAAAATTTAAATTTTTCTCATCAAATTTAGTGATAGTTTTTTCTTTTGGCTTATCATCAGATTTGTTATTTAATTCTGATTCTTTATTTTTTATTTTGTCATTCAAATCTTTATTTATCAAATATTTTTCGGCATCACTTAAATCATCGTCTTTTTTATATAATTCGGCTGGGGATTCGTAAAGTTCTTTTAATGATTTAAAAAAATCAAGTGTTTCTTCATTTATCTTGAATTCTTCTTTTAATTTGATACATTTTTCAAATATATCAATAACATTCTTTCTATCAAAATCAGACGATGAAATTTTTTTCTTTAATTTACTAAGCAATTCTAAATTTTCATTTATTTCCCTTTTTTCTTTTGTATACTTTTCCTTTTCCTCTTTATCTGTTGCTTTAAAACCTTTCTTAGTTAATTCATTTTTAATAATTGAAAACTCATCTTTTAATTTATCAATTATTTGTTTATCTTCATATTGGGTTCTTTCCTTCATTAAATTTTCTATACTACTTTTAGTTGTTTTGTTTTTCATTTCATTTTTTTCTTCTTCTGTTTTTTCTTTATTTTTGTTCATATAAGTTAAAAATTCTTGCATTTTGGTTTTACTAGTTAATACTTGTCGTTGTGTTTTTACATCATTGTTAAATCCTGCTTTTGATAAATTGATGGCTGATAATTCAAATTTACTTGTAAAATATATATCACTTCCTAATTCGCTATCTATCATAGATGGTTTAAATTTTATTTCTTTACCTTTTAGTTTTTGATTACCTTCTAATTTTATATCGTCCATTATTAATTTTAGTTCTAACTTATCTAATTTATAAATTTCAACAGACATAATCTTATATTGATAAAAGATTATATTAATATTTATTTATGTAACTAACAAATTCTGCTTGTTTTTGAAAGTTCTTTTGTCTTTCGGCTTTTCTTAATAATTCTAATGCTTTTTCCTCTTCATCTGGACTAATAATACCGTCGTTATTGAAATCAATAACGTTAGATATTTTCTTCATACTATTTGGCATAATACAAAAACGACTACGTTCGTTTAATAAATAATCAGATAAGATAATAAAAGATGCAGTCATCATTATTGAAATGATAATATCGCGTGTACCCATAAACACAACGGCAAAAATAAATATTTCGCGTCCTAATCCGTTCCGTAAAGCTTGTTCTTGTGTTTTGCTAAACCCTAACTCAACATATCTGGAGCCGACATTTAATAATAACATCGTTACACCTAGTAGAAACTTACTATTGTTAAATGTTGCTAATGATCTTTGAATATTACTTAACATTAATAATTAGAGAGAAATTAAACTTAATTTATCTAATTGTTTTTTAATCACAGGTATCATTTTTTTTGTGGTTTTTTTTAGTTGTTTATTTATAACACGACGATATCGATTTCTTCGTTTGTTAATAGCTTTTTTACATTTTTTATATAATTCAAAATCGGTAATACTAATAAATTCTTCTTGAGTTTGACTAAATGTTATTCCGACATAGACTAGTGATAAAAAAAACAATAAAATATAAAAATGATTTATTATATATCTAATTTTCATTATATATATAATTATTATTTATATGAATACATAAACTTATATAAATACATAAACCTATACATTTGTTGGTGTATGATCATTTGAATTGATAGGACGTATTAATTTAAACTCGCTATCAATTCGGTCACATAAGTCAGAAGAGCACACGGTTTCACCTACTATCTCGTCTTCATATGTTTCCTCTGCATAAGCGCCCTTTACGGCTGTTTCTTTTTTCGAATCACCAGCAAAGAACCCTTCTCTGCGCCCACCTACAAATGATTCATTATCGTCGTGTCCATGAGTATGGGAGTGATTTTCGATAGTCAGAGTTTTATTATTACCTAAACCGTTTACACTTTTAATACCAGTACTAATAGTTAAGTTAATGGTTTTTTCAACTGATTTAATAGATGCTAACTCATTTGTATTAGGAATTACAAGCGATGATTCAGACGATGAATCAGACAATGAATGATCAATAGTATTAAAAATTTTATCAGTATCAATATCAGTGTTAATGGTAAATACTGTAGGTTCGTCGGAAGTTGGTTCGTATTTTTTCGTGTCACTTTTAACTGATACAGTATTAACAACCTCGTAGTTAGGAATATCATTTAGTGTTAATTTATCTCCATTTTCAAATGTAATTTCATTCTCATTAATAGAAGCTACTTTACGAACAATATCCTTTAAATCACGCTGATACTTTATATAATGTCCTGTTTCTGCTTTTGTAACAGAGTCATCAATACCAGTAACAATTATGAGTTCTGTTCCAGGATCGATGGCTTCTTCAATAGCATTATCAAGTGTTATAGTAACAGAACCTGTGGCTGCTTTTATAACTGTATGTTCATCAAACACAGTATCATCGGTCTCATACTTTATAATCGTTCTATTTACAGGAATCTTATCGAGTAATCCAGAATCATCAGATTTAACAGTAATCATATCAGTATTCTGAACATAAGTTCCAACAGTTTGAACTGAAATAGGTGTTACTAAATCATCTAATCCTTCTTTAAATCCCTCGTAACTTTGTTCCATTAATACAATCATTAATGTGGCAAAGAACAATCCAGCTAACGGATTAACTAATGAAGCAATGATTATAGCACTAACAAATAAAACCTTACCTAACAAGGTATTACTAAATCTTACTAAAGCCGAAGGTCTAGTATATAGTAAAACTAATACTATAACTAATGTTATAATTTCGGTATTCATCTTCATATAGATTATATTTAGATTTTTTAAGGATATTTATAAAATAATAATATCTTAATTTCATATAGACAAATGAGTTATTTAGCATTATGTGCTGCTCCTTTTGATAATAATGAAATTCAACAACCTATTAACTCAGAAAAAAAACGGAATGGTAAAAATAAAACCCTAAAGAAAGCTATTAAAGAACCGATGGAAAATAAGGCTAAAAAAGTTACAAGTGCAACCATATCAAATTTACATGAACAACCCGAAAATACAGATACTTCTATGACTAATTTTACACCACCTTCGCATGCTAAACCATCCACAATGACCGAAGAAGACAATGATGAAAATGAAGAAACCGAAACAATTGATCATTCAGAACCTAAACCTGTTGATTCTCCTGTAAGTTTAGAACAATTTACTACTATTGAGAGTAGTCAAGCAAACGATTATTTTAAACAACATGTTCCTTATTACACTCAAATGAGCGAACATCCCATTTCGAGCAAAGATGAACTACTTACTAAACTAGATAAAATCCTACATCTCTTACAAGAACATAAAGATGAACAAACCGGACATGTTACCGAAGAATTAGTTCTCTATTCCTTTTTAGGTGTGTTCATTATATTTATTGTTGATTCTTTTGCAAGAGCAGGTAAATATATGAGATAATTTAGGATAATATAAAACATTTAGAAGGGGGTAAAGTTTCACTAACATAATTGTAAAAATAATATGCCCCATTAGTTATTAAGAAAGGCTTCGTATTTACTTTTGACAAATAATTACATATAATTACATTTGCACTACTTTCGTCCATTATTACTTTGTAGGCTTTTATTTTCTTACAAAATAATTTCAAAGCATGTGTAAAACCAACCACAAAGATATTTGTATCACATTCCTCTAAAGAACATAGTAATTCAGCTGTTTTTTGTTTCTCATAATAAGTAGCAGAATCCTTAAATATATAAACACATATTAAACGTTTATTTACAAAAATCCCATAAATCGATATATTATTTGTCTTCATATTTGCTGCTAGATTTGTTAAATCTGGTAATATTGTACAAAGTAAACTAGGTTTTTTTGAATTTACAAAATCAACAAATATATTAATATTTTCAATAGATATTTCAATTACTTTATACATATCGTGTGGAAATGTAATTAGTGGTATTTGTGCTGTATTAAATGCCTTAATATTAAAAATAGTTAAAGGGACAATGTATGTTAATTTATTTTCACGCTTAAATAAATAGGTTTTTATTTTAGGATAGTTTCTACTAACATTATAATAAAAGGTTTGAATACATTTATTTGCAATATTTTTCTTACGCATAGCGTCTACTACGCATAAGTTATCCACATAATAAGTGTCAAAACGATGTTTATTATTTAATGTAACATTTAATGAGCGTGCACTCATTACAGAATAATAAACTTCTTCTTTTTTACCGTCCATAAGTTTTGGTTCAATATATAAATTTACATAAGAAGGATGATTTGATGCTTTTAATGGTTCGATTATGTTGTGATTTTCCGGAATATATTCAACTATTCCACTGTTTCGAACAAAATTAGTTCTAATAAAATTGCAGAAATTTTCTATTTGTTTATCGGATAATTCATCAAAACGATAGGTTTTTATGTCTATAATATTAACATAACTATTAATTTCAGGCGGATTATGGTTAATAATTGTATTTAATTTTAATCTTCCAAAAACGTTATATATATGATTAACAGGTTGTTTACACCAAAAAGGGTATCTTATTCTAATATATAATTTTGTAAATAATATGATGGCTATAATTATTAATATGATGTATAAATACCACATATTAATAATTCATTTTATTTAATTAGGCTTTTGTAAAACGTAAATATATTGAGCAAAGTATCCACATTTGTCTAATTCTTCATATTCAGATAAGATAAAACCACTATCCTTGGCTTGAGATAATATTTCTTTTTGTGTCGGTATAAATATTTTATGTTCATTTTTGCGAACGTCTCCATTTTTAAGATTTTTAAATTCTTCGTTCATTATTGCTGTTGATTCTGCAGAATCCATTTCATAATTAGATTTATATTCATAATCATAGAATTTAACAACGGTGCTTGTAATTCTTTCTTTGGAATATTTTTGAGGAGATACAATTTTAAATGGATTTCCTGCTGGTATGATTGGATCAAAATTATCTCTGTCTACTAAATGCAATATTAAATGGCCACCTGGTAATAACCATTCGTAACAATTTTTGAAAAATGTTCGTTTGTCTTCAAAGTAGTAAACTGTGAAATATAAACAGGTAATATGTGTAAGTGTTTGATGTTGAATCGCCATTGAATTCATAGCATCTTTCACGTGATATTCATTGTTAGGATAATTAGTCTTGGACTTTTTAACCATAGCAGGTGATATATCGATACCTGTTGTAGATTTACTTGTCTTGCTGAATAAGTTTACATGATGTCCTGTTCCAGAACCAACATCTAGAACGGAACTATTTTTGTTAAAAGTGGTATATTTTTTTATAATTTCTAATTCACAATTATTTTTTGGTTGATAATACACTAAATCGTCGTATAAATTTACATAAAAATCATCGTATATTTCTTCTGGGATTTTTTTTACGACAAATTCGCCTGTTTTTTCGAAACCTTCTTTAATACCTAAACTATTACGGGCATTATTTAAAAGCACTACGAAAACTAAAATAGCAAGTAGTATGTAAAACAGTTTTTCAAATAACGGTTTTTTATTAAATTTTTTCATTGACAAGAATTTATTTATTTTGTTAAAAAACTTCATATATATATGTATTAGATGTATATTTTTTGTATAAAAGTTAATATATGAGTGATACTGATATTAATGATATAAGAAATATGAATGAATTCAAAGGAATTACTTTTTCTAAATTTCAAAAAACAAAAGTTAAAAAAGAATTATTATCTTGTTTATCTGCTGGAAAAGTAGAATCTGCTTGTTACTGGAGCGGTGAATTGATATGTGCAGGACAATTTTTTGATTTATGGGAAACTATTATTTTATATATAAGTCGATATATACATTTAGGCAACCCACGTTTGCCTATCTATATTGCTATGCGTTTTGATACCTTCAAGTCTATTTTAACAAATGGATATTTAGATAATGAAATACGACTTCGCAATAATCCTAAAATACGCCAATTGTTTGCTGAAATAGTAAGCGTTTTATGTTTTTCTAAAAAAAAACACACATTTGAACCTGTGAAGATAAAAAAGACGGAAGAATTTGATATGACATTTATAGCTAGTAAATTAAAAGCGCCAAATGTGAATTATGCACAAAAAATATTTCTACAAACTGACCCAAAAGAATTGTTTATAGCCATTAATGAATTGGGATTTCATATATCAAATAAATCGCGTAACAATGTAAATGCGTGTTATTGGTTAGAATGGCTTCTTGAATATCATGCAATTTGTAAAAAACGGAAAGAAAAATGTGAATGCGAACGTCGTAATTTTGCTTCTGTTCAAGATAAATATCAAATGGAACCGGTTTGGCTCATATGGGATACTATATTAACTGAAAGTGGTTTAAGAAACAATAAAGTGATTGATAAAATTATCAATGCGTTATTGAATATATTTTGTATTAAATACACTACTGGTGTAACTAAACGAAGACGTTTTTTAATTTATTTTGCTATTTCTCTCCTTACCGAAACAGTTGACCTATCAAGTGAGATTATTTCTACTTCTAACAAAAGTGCAATACAAAATATAGTTAAGAAAATTGATAATGTTGTGTATCGTGAAATAAAGAAAAATGAAGAATCTCCAAATACAGATTATTTGAATCACGGTGTTGCAGGAAAAAGTAATTTAGATAAAACGATTGAGCGTCTAGAAAAAATGAATAATTTAAATGGTATATAATGACCTAAAATATATAATAGATTATTATATTATATGCAATATGAATTAAGTGATATAAATCAGTTACTTAAAAATACTAAAATATCATATATTTTTTCCGATAAATGTCCTATTACTGTAAAGGAATGTCCTGATTTAGATGATGCGTTTCAAGATACAAATCTGAATATAGTTATCAAAGAAGGTAATAATTTTGCTTCGTGTCTTGGTTGTTATCTTGATAAAGATGAAGATCGTATTCATATAAGTGGTTCTTGTAGTGCTAAAATTAGTAGAAAAAAGGGTTATAATAGTTTTATTAATATAATATTATTTTATTTTGCTATTGAGACAGGAGTTCGCTATATTACCGCCGATACAAACACGAAATCGCGACCTTTAATGGAAAAATATTTGAATGCTGATTGTAGCGATGATTATATTGAACCTTTTTATGATAATAATTGTACAGTAGATACAGAGGATACGAATACGCGTCTAATTGTAGAGAGAAATTTAATGAAGTTAATTAATAAATTCACTGAAAAAATGAAGAGTAAAACGAAAAGTAAAAGTAAAACGAAAAGTAAAAGTAAAACGAAAAGTAAAAGTAAAACGAAGAGTAAGAGTAAAACGAAGAGTAAAAGTAAAACGAAGAGTAAAAGTAAAAGTTTTAAAAATTGAATTGGTTTAATATTTAAGTATTAAATCAATAAACTAATGTAAAATGGCTTGTTTCAATACGGTATTTTGCAACATTCATCCAGGGACTAATCAATGTGAAATATGTTGCGAACCGGCATATTTTAATATTAATATTCCACAAAAACCTCATGCTACAAAACCATCGATGGAATTATTTGAATGTGGGCACGGTGTTTGTAATAATTGTTATGAAAAAATGTGTGAAAAAAAACAATTTAACTGTCCATTTTGCAGAAAGACTGGTGTATTAACACCTGATTTTAATTACGCGGTGGCTTTATCATTACAGGCACGTGGATATAATGTGTCTATTGGAACACCTGTGAAAATAATTAATACTTGGAGTGAATTTATTGAAGAACATAATTATAACTTTGATTTACTCGAAAAACGAAATAACAAATTTATGCAACTTTATCGCCAAATATTAAATACATACAATGAGAAAAAACGAAAACAGGCAATTTTAAAACAGAAAAAACTAAAAATAGAAAAACAAAAGGAAGAGAAACAAGCACGCGAATTATCTCGAAAAAATGCTAGTTGTCCACATTGTGGTAAAGATACATTTAATAGTGAAAAACAGCTTCAAATTCACATTAAAGCAAAACATTAAATCGGTGAAGTTATTTATTTTATAAATAACAGTGTAACGGTTTAACCCACATATCTAATAACTACTATTCCACTACCGCCATTGCCACCAATATTACTACCGTAATTATGAACAGAACCACCACCACCACCACCAGTATTAGCGATAATTGAAAAAAATAGAGTGAAACAAAACTCATAAGTCATTAGAACAATTGGAACATAAATTATGAAGGAGGTGTTGGAAATGTTACATTTAATAATTCATTTTTATCATTAAGGGTGGGTGTTTGAGTTTGTGGTAAATCTCTTAACTCTTGTCTGTAGGTTCTCCATTTTTGTTTTGTTTCACCTTCAGGATAATCTGCTAATCCATACACATCACTTCGTTTTAATAATATATTTCTCTCGTGTCTTAATATTTTCATAGGTAATTCCTCAGTTAATTTTATAATTTCCGCATCTATTTCCTCTTGAGTGGGTGCTTCTCTATTAGTATCATTCCATACTAATATTCCATCCGTAGTAGTATAATCACAACCTTTTCTTAAACTTCTCATAGCATCAAATAAATCGGCCATTTATATATTTATGATACAAAAATTTCCTGAAGAATTATTGAACTACATGTTAATGTTGCTCTATTAGTATTATCAGAATATTCTGATCTATTTAATCGTGCATCATAATCACGGATATTATAATATAATCTAATAGTAATTTTTTGATTATCATTATCAAATACACCCTGAATTAAAGCAGAAATACTTCCAGTTGATACTCCATAATCTGTATCTGTTTCAACAGCAAATGATGATCTCATGCGATTAGACCCATTAGAATTAGCAAGTGTTGAATTTAATACTGAAAAACTGCCTGAATCATCTTTATCATAATATAATCTAATTCTTAAAGGAGCATCAGAGCGTTCTAATGACGCATTCAAATAAACACTTACTAATAAACTGCTATTTCCTGAAACACATGTTAAATCTGCTGTCATTTCACTAATTGACTGCCATTCATTATCATTACTCGCATTATTTAAATCCTTGTTGCCTTTATAAACAACTTCTTGAACATTAGCCATTATACTTTTAACTCGTGTTAATTCTGATGATACATTTTGTATTGCTGTATTAATAGCTTCGTCCACATACTGCTTATTTGTCAATTGAAACGAGGAATCTGGCACGGACGAGCTGTAAGCGTGGTTTAATGAACTATTTATTGTTAAATCCCCGGTTACTACTAAACTACCATCACAGCGAACTGAACCACTAATATCAATTTGCTCCTTATTATTAATCACTAAATCTCTCCATACCAAAGTAGTATTGGATGAGTCTCTGTGACGTATTTCCACATTGCTCGTATCCGTGTTTAAAAAAATACTTCCAGTAGTTAAATTATAGCTCCCATCTCGTTCGGCGGTTGTCCCGCTCGGTAATTTAAAGGAAGGAATTTGTTGTCGTCCTGGCATTATATAAGTTATGGATAATAATTAATTAAATTTACTGTGTTTTTATTCGGTAAGCATGAATCGGCTAAAATGATGTAATAGATTCGTCTTACCTCTTATCAATTCTAGCAAAATACTCATACGTTCCACCATTCACGTCGTTTAGTTTTCGCCAACACGTCATGTCGTTCTGAATCCACTCCACGACATGCTCTGGATAATCGTATCCACGACACGTCCAGTCTATATCCAATCGGATACAACACGGCCAATTTGCATCATACCACTCACGCGCTTCTTCGTATTGGTTATTCATATTATTGTTTGGAGTAGGGTTATATTTTATAAATCATTTCAATTTTATAAAATATTTCGTGTGTATATATTCACATATCTACATTTTTGATGTATGGACTATTCATTACATAATTCTTAATCCAATTTTCAATATAAGTATCATCATTTCCCCACGCATTATATTCCTCACCTTCAATACAGCAATTATATACCTCTTTTGTTTCATTTTTATCATCATTAATAAGTATTTGAATATTTGCTTTTTCATTTGGAACAATAGATAAAATAGCAAATGAATAATTATTTATTATATCAATTGTGGTTTTTGTAATTGGTTCATCTAATTTTTTATTTATAAATATAATGTCGCTCATTATATACTTTTTAGAAAAAAGTATTTCAAAAAGAACTTCGTTAAATTCGTCGTAAGGGGGCGAGACCCCTATTCTGGTAAAACCGCTATTTTTATTGCTTTCATAAAATTAAAATTGCTTTCTGGTTGTGAGCTTAATGTGGTTGTGACTTGTCGAGCTGAGTTCTCGGTCGAGCGGACGTGTATGAATGAGAATAAATAAATGTCTTGATTGACGGTGTTATTTACATAAGTAATTGTTATTGTTCGGTAATTTTTATTACTATTATAAGCACCGCCACTATACGCCACGCCACCGCCTGATTGTCTATTTGATAATCCATCACCCCCTAAATTTGGGAATTCATTATTATCACCTAAACCTATCATAAATTGGTCTATTTGTTTTTTACTATTGGCGTCGCTTCCTGCTGTTCCAACTAAAATAGACGCTTGAATACTCCATATTCCAGTTGATGTTAATGTTAAATATAAAGCGTTATCACCTACTGCTAATGTATAATTTGATAATTGACTGCTTGTGCTCATTACTACGTTTAAGTTTTTTGTTGATGAGCCTGTATATGTATGCAGTATAGTTTCTGTAATTGTCGTGCCTATTGAAGTATGCACTAAATTTCTCCACGCTGCATTATTAGAAGGGTATTCGTTGTATATTTCCACGTTGCTCGTATCCGTATTATAAAAAATGTTTCCTATATTCGAATGTGCATTACGCTGTGCGGTTGTCCCTGTTGGTAATCTTAAGCTATTCTTCACAACAATTTCTCCACTTAAATCTATTTGTTCTTTATTATTCACCACTAAATCTCTCCAATCTAATGAATTATTAGGGTCTGTATAGCGTATTTCCACATTGCTCGTATCCGTGTTATAAAAAATGTTTCCTACCGTACCTATATTATAGCTCCCATCTCGTTCGTCGGTCGTCCCGCTCGGTAATTGAAAGGAAGGAACACGTTTTCGTCCTGGCATTATATAAGTGATGGATAATAATTAATTAAATTTACTGTGTTTTTATTCGATGAGCCTCAATCGGCTAAAAGGATCTAACGGATTCGTCTTACCTCTTATCAATTCGGGCAAAATACTCATATGTTCCACCATTCTCGTCGTTTAGTTTTCTCCAATTAGTCGTGTCGTTCTGAATCCACTCCACGACATTCTCTGGATAATCGTATCCACGACACGTCCACTCTATATCCAATCGGATACAGCACGGCCAATTTACATCATACCACTCACGCGCTTCTTCGTATTGGTTATTCATATTATTGTTTGGACTAGGGTTATATTTTATAAATCATCTCAATTTTTATAAAATATCTTGCATTACGAAGGTGGGGTTGGCCATGTTACATTTGTTAACTCGCCATTCTCGTCTAATTCTGGGGTTGAATTCGCTGGTAAATCTCGTAATGCTTGTCTATAAGTTTTCCACTCTTCATCGGAATGTAAATTAACATCACGTGATTGCGTCCAATCACTTTCCGCTAACTTTTTGTTTCTTTCTATTCTTAATATATCTATTAAAATTATTTTGCCTGCTTCGCTCACTTTCGAGCAAAATTCTTCTTTATCTGGTTTTTCTCTTCCAAATAAATTCATATTATCGTAAACTTCCTCAATAGTATTTCCATAAAAAACATATTTTGTAATATCATATGATAAAAGAACTTCTTCTACACCACAAACTGTCATTTTATATTTGTATATATTATGTTATATTAATTTAAGTTTTTATCTTAATTTTAAGACAGTGAAAATAATTCCCCGAATACTAGTCTTATTACCTGAAGACCTTCTGACTGAAACTATATCACCGGCATTAAGTTCTATCAATGTTTGTATCTCGTAATAATGATAATCTGATGGTACTAATTTTAAAAGAGTGAACGAGGGCGAGCTGCTAAATTTGTTGGTATGGGCTTCTCTATCAATATAATAATTATTATCGTGTGATGTACTCTGCGTTCCACTCGGTATTACATAAAAATCATGGGTCGCATGGGAGCCGGAACCCCTTGACCGAAGAGATGCATGTAACAAAAACATACCATTAGACTGAACAGTATAACCATGTTCACCAAAACTACCAGAACCCTTTGTAATGGTCTCAATCCAAGCAGGAGACGAATTATGAAAACGGTAACCAATTGTAGTATCCTGGCTGTAAGTTACATCTTGTTCTCTTCGGTCAAACATTCTAAAGTATTCTTCACCTCCACTTATATCTATACCATTACGATTATTCACCACCAAATCTCTCCATGCTGCATTATTGGAAGGGTCTTGGTGGTATATTTCCACGTTGCTTGTATCCGTGTTATAAAAAATACTTCCTACATCTGGATTATTAGAAAATATATAATCTCGTTCACTCGTGCTTCCTGTAGTAAGTGATGTAGATATAGTACTCATTCGAACATTTGATACAGTCACCATTTATATCAGGACCAAGAAAAAAAAATATCAAATTATTTATAAATATTATCTGAAAAAGATTGCGTTGGTCGTTCCGCTCGGTAATTGAAAGGAAGGTTCTTGTTGTCGCCCTGGCATTAATATATAATTATATATTACATTATTGTTTATATGTTTCTAAATGATTAAATTGCATATACTTGAATATTTCATTTTGTTTTTCTTGTATATTGTTAAAATAACTATTATACACACTTTTACTGGGTATGGTTCCTTCGATTGCAGTGATTGCAGATAATTCGGCGGATGCCAAATATACTTTGGCTCCCTTTCCGAGACGATTGGGGAAATTTCTCGTAGATGTAGATAATACATAAGCATTATCTTTTAGACGTGCTTGATTACCCATACATAGCGAGCAACCTGGTATTTCGGTTTGAACTCCTACCTTATTAAATATATCGTAATTATTATTATAAAACAAATGATTACATATTAATGGGTAAATCATCACAAATAAATTCAGCATTTCCATTTTCATCCCATCCTATTTGTAATGGAATTACCTCCACGCCAGATTCAACTGCCTTATTGAAAGCATCTTTGTATATCGGGTCAACATTCGATGCTTGAAAACTACACACATCACGTCTTTGAATTACGTAACACATTATGCACCTTATTTTGTCTTTTTTTTCCAGTTTAATATTTGTCAATTCAGTAATGTGTTTTAAAGCGCGTGGACTAACTGTATCTTTCTGTTTCTTTCTGTATCCATCTGGAAAATAGGCTATTTTACTATTAATATCTCTATTACTAAAATCCATTTTTTTTCGTTCTTTTTCGTAACAATCTACGTAGTCTGCCAATGGAACGTTTTTAACTTCTAATATAAAACAAGTATTATTCGAATCAAGACCAATAAAATCGAATCGTGAATTTGAAAGAGTTTGTTGTCTTTTATATTTTTTAACATCAATTAAAGATGAAATTAAGTTTTGTTTAATACATTCTTCTACTAGATCTTCGGCAATATTTGGATCAACACCAACAATATTAGATTTTCCACGTTCAATCGTCTTAGCCAACATAATTTTATATTTACACACGTTTTTTGGATTTGGTGAATCTATCATAATAACCTGTTTGCCACTATCAACCATTCCACAACATCCCAAGGCAGCGGTGTGAGCCATATATTCCGTGTTTGTAGTGTCATTTTCTATAATGATATCAGCAACATACGGGGTTTTAGATGTTTTAGATGGACGTTTTACTACATTTCCAATATACACATTCTTTAATTTATAAAGAGCCATCTTATTATAAATTAAGAGTTACTAAAATTAACAAAGATTGTATAATTTCAATTTTATATATATTATATATAATGTTAGAACAATTAACATTTACACACTTTTTAACAGCAAGTTTACTAGTTGAAACTTTTATGATGTATTTGTTCCGTTATACAAAAAGTCCTTTTACTGGTAAAGCTATTAATAATTGGTATAATAATCTGGGTATAGTTGCAATAATGTTAGACGTAGTATCATTAATAATAGGATTTTATTTAGCCAAGTTTTTATATGAGTATCTTACTAAAAATGGTTATATGAATAAAAAATATGAGTTTTGGAAGTTTATTGTGTTAGTATTAAGTATTCAAATATTACACGATTTTGGCTTTTATTACACAGTGATTAAGAACTATCCATCAGGTAAGAATCGCGTAATCGACGAATTCAAGGCTTATGCAAAGAGTGTGGGTTCGGGGGCAGTTATAGGGGATGCATTTATGTATAGTCTAGCTACACCATTATTGTACTATATAGTAGTAAATAATCGTGATGATGTTAATGTATTTATTAATATAAGTTGTTTGTATTTATTAGGATATTTTTTGCATCAAAAACCAGTTATTAAAATGTAATTAATGAAAAAGGGGCTTATTAGTAACCAGTTCCTGAACAATCATACCTAGAGCACCAATCATGGCAAGACGTCCGTTGTTAAGCTCTCTATCAGCCATCATCTTGAAACCCTTTTCCTCATTATTGTAAATTGATAGTCCTAGATCTCCTGGTTGATAATCCTTGCGAAGCTTGAAAGCATATGGCGAACCCTTTGTGAATGGATTTTCATAACCGCGTAGCATAGTCATAAATTCCCCCATGAGAATAAGGGCAGCAATAGTAAACTGTGTTGGATGAGGAAGCTTATCGTATGCATGGATAGCTGGTTCAGAAGAGTGGGTTTCAAGTAGAGGAATAGACGCAGCAGAAATCATAGCCCAACGCCCATGCTTAAGCTCGGATTCACGAAGACGACTGACCTCAATATCGGGAACATTTTCAGAAAATCCGAGTGGATCAAACTTCTTATTGAATGGTGCTGTAACACCGATATTTTCTACAAGCGGTTGCTGAAAACCACTTACAAGAGTCATAGTAGCAAGGAGTAGTGAAGCAATAATCTTCATTGTATATTATATGTATGTTTGTTTTTAAGTATAAATTAAAAAATATTATTAGCATAAACGGTGTGATGACGTGGCAAGTGATGACGTGGTCTATGTGAAATAAATTCTATTTTTAGAAATTCATTGGATTCTTTGAAATTCATCAGATTCTTTAAAATTATTAATTAACTCCTCTGGAATTTTATCGAAATCAATGATAAGTTTATTTCGCTCATAGCGTTCTCGTGCACCATCCGTTATATTTAATCTATCTACGAATAATTCTTTGTTATCGTAAAACTTAGAAGCTGTTTTCATCCCACATTTCGGTAAAACGGCTGGAATGTTATCACTTTTATCACCAGTCACAATTTTACAAAAGAGGTCCTTCTGTGCATTGTTAAAACTATTTTTACTGTTTGTTAAATCTTTGTATTTTAAATCATATAGTTTGATTCGTTCGGATGCTAATTGGAGATAGTCCATATCACTTGTAATAATCCATACATTTGAATCTTCATGAGTATTTACAATATGTTTTGCAGTAATAGCAACACAATCGTCGGCCTCTAATTTTGGATAAGATAATATTAATTTTGCACCTGCTTTAATAAATAAATTCTCTCCATACGCAATTTCAAATAGCTTTTTAACATTTTTATCACTACTATTTCTTGTGGCTTTATAATTATCGATATATTCATTTCGCCATATTTCTTTTTTGGGACAATCTTTACCTACAAATATAATAGCATTATTGTCAATATTAAGTTTTTCAGTCATTTCTTGTATTTTTGCAACAAATGTTTCGCGAAACTTTTCTATAAATCGTTCATTTTCACAATAATCATTGGTTTCGTCTTCGTGTTTTGCTAATCCCCACCAGATACGCAAAGCATGGTATCTATAAAATATAAAATAACTACCGTCGATAATGATAAAATTCATATTTATTGTATATATATTTATATATCTTTTTACTTCAATTTTAAATAAAAAAGTATATTAATACCTTTTTATTTGTTTTTCTGTTTTTATTTGTTTTTGATTTGCAATTAGAAATGAATGTTGAGGTAATGACGACCAAATAACATGAGAGCAATTAGCAATAGTTTTTCAACCATATTGAGTCCAATATTATTATTTTCGGAATAATTAATCTGATTCGGTTTAAGAACAATGACTTCGTCGTCATATTGAGCATCATATTCAGCATCATTTTCGGTGTTATAATTCATTTGGGTCATCATAATCTTGTCTTCGTTGATTTGATCCATGTCGATAAACATTGTTGGTATTGTATCTTCATATATGTGTATGATGTATTTCAATTTTTTTTTGTATCTACATAATTTTCATTGAATTAAATGACGATAATACGTTTTCTTTTACATAATCTAAATAACTAGTATTACACGATAGTTTACTAATCACACTATCTGAAATGGCCATACACAATTCTACCTTACAAAAGTTCTTAGAGAGAAATAAATTATATTTTCTTAATTTTTTATTTATTTTAAAAACATCACCGGAAGTAATATAATTTGTTTGCTTATTATTCAAAATATATGCTAATTCAGACCGTAAAACTTTATACTGGTCTTCTGATAAGTTTGAAATTCTCTCTTTTGGTTCAACTAATCCATCTAAAAATATATCGATTACATCCTCATAATCTTTTGTATTAGCAATACCAGATAGTAATTTAAAATAATAATTTTGTTCCGATTTAGTTAGCTCACCCATAATTCCAAAATCGATAATCCCTAATTTATGTTCATTGTTTTCCTTTAAAAATAATATATTTCCAGGATGTAGATCAGCGTGGTATAAACGATTATATAAAATACATTTAACACTGAATTTTGCCAACTGATTGCAGTATATATTTTTATCTTCATCGCTTAACTGGTTTAATTTATATCCATTTAAAAACTCCATAACAATGATTGAATTATTATCCTGTGTATATTCTGGATACACTTTTGGTATCTTAACATAGTCTGTATTGTAGCAATTAGTATACATCTTACTAATATTTTCCACTTCGTTATTAAAATTAGTCTGTGATAATAGGATTTGCTTATTTTCTTCTATTAATTGGTTCAGTTGAAACGATCTAATATATGGAAGTCTTCCTATTAATTTACATAGAAAATTCATTCTACGAAGAGCAAAAAACAGTCTATTTTTAATATTTTTGCGTAATACTTTGATTATTACCTTTTCTCCATTAACAGTTCCGCGATAAATTAACGAAATCATACCTGATTTGTAAGGATGTAAATATTCACCTTGTTTATTAATTTCAAAATTGTCGTGAGTGCGATTAGCCGTTTTATTTAAGGAGTGTTCGATGGTTATATCGATTTCATAACTTGAAAATGGAACCTCGTCTGTATACTTTGATAAATATTCTATTTGTCCATTGTTTAATAAATAATTGTTTGTACACACGGATTGAAATATTTTAACATAAAAAATATTTAATGATGCTAACTGTTTAATGAAATTTTCGAATCTTAATACTGAATCATATTTTATCATATATAAAAATGCAAATTCAAAACATATGAAAAATGTTTGAACTAAGAAAATTATATTATTTATTGTTTCGCTTACATTATCTAAAAATTTAATAATTGTTTTTTGACTAATTTTAGGAAAGCAGATTTTCATGTATTATATTATTTTAATTTTTCTATAAATTCTTTTATATTAATGAATATTTTCTTCATTAATACGCCGATTAAGTTTTCCATATAGATTGGTAAATCTTCGTTCATATCCATATTAAATGAGTATTCAAAATCTGCACTATGTGTTTCTATGTTTGTAATATTCAAGTTTGAATAGTTACTTTTAATTTCTTCACATTTATCCAAATTAATATTTGAATTGTTTTTATCGAATTCAATCGTTTTGCTATTAAAATAAATATTATTATTTACACATTGTTTTTTAATTTCTAGATTCATGTATTTTTTAGCTATTCCTAATTCATTTCCAAATTGTTTAAAAATGTATAAAATATTTATTTCAGTTTTCTCATCATTAGCGCTTAATATATTTGCTTCCTCTATTATTTCTTTATTTAGTTCGTAGAAAAGGAGAAATAGATTTACATTTATAATTTTTGAAATATCAATATTGTTGTTTGTAATTTTAAAGTTGAGAGAAAAAGTATTATCTTCTGTATCTTTTTTTAATATAATATTATGTTTTTTACATATTATATTTTCATCATATTCCATATATAAATTATATACTAATTATATACTAATTTAACGATATAACTTTAAAAAAGGAACTAAATATTTATTTTCACATTAACAATATAAATGATGAAAGAAACATATCTTAATATTAATGAGGAATGTGATGCTATTGATGAATTATGTGTTATTTGTTTGGAGTTTGAAGATGAATTCCAAAAAAGAACTATTATACATACAAAACTATTGAAATGTCAGTGCGAATGTAAATATTATATTCATAAAAGTTGTTTCGATAAATGGTTAAATAAACGACCCAACAATAATCTTACATGTCTAATATGTTCTAGCACAGCAAAACCAGTATTGTCATATAAAGATTGTTGTGTAAAAATATTAAATAGTAGAAGATTAAAAACATGTTGTAAAGAATTTAGTAGATTAATTCAATGGTCTTTGTGTTTAACTTTTATATGGTTATTGCTAATAGAAATTGAAAATTTAAATAATAATTATCACGAATAATTTTTTATTTATGAATGATTCAAATAAAAATATTTAGATTATTTAATGAGTGAAATCTCAACCGCCACCACACACGACGCCCAACCAGAATATCAACCTAAGGTTGAAAAATCAGAGCTTAATAGCGATGAAAAAAAGGAAACTGCTCCTTCTATTGATGTTGAACAGATTCCTGAAACTAATACAATTGAAGAAAAAGATTCTTCTTCAGACGACAAACCGTTACAAGAGGTAGAAGTTGAAGTTGAAGATGCTAAAAATCATGCTTACAATAAAGCAACGGAGTCAATTTACGATTCGTCATTAATTATTGATAGTTATGAGTTTGATTACGTAGTTAGTAAATTACGTGAATTTTTCAAAGGTCTTGGTTTCTTAGAGGCGCATCCGCAGAATCGTCTCAGTATTTTGGCTGCGTGTGAGGATCCATTCACAGTTGCACAGTTCGATTATGCCGGCAAGGTCTGGCCTCTTCCTCAAACTGGTCAAATGTGGTTAGAGTATGAGCTTCTTAAAAATCCTGCGGCAAAGGGTTTCTTCTGTTTATCGACTAGTTACCGTCAGGAGCAAAAACCGGTTGAAGGTAGACACGATCTTATTTTTCCATTATTTGAGTTCGAGATGCACGGTGGAATGGATGCACTTCTCGCTATGGAAAAGGATTTGCTTAAATTTCTTGGCTACGACGAAAGTAAATTCGTAGAAGGTGCTTATAATGATATTGCGAAAGAATATGGTGTAGAAGAGTTGGAAAATGAGCAAGAAGCCGCGCTTGCTAAGGATAAATCTCCAACTTTTTTCCTGAAAGACTTTCCTGAATCAACAGACCCGTTCTGGAATATGAGACGTTACGACGGTGATAAGAAAGACATTGCCAAAAAGGTAGATGTAATTCTAAGTGGACAAGAAACATTTGGATCGGCTGAACGCGAGGTGGATATTGAGGTAATGCGCGATCGATTCAATACAATTAGCGATGGTGGTTATAAGAAGAAGCTATACGATTTGTTTGGTAAAGAAAGAACCGACAAAGAGATGGATGATTATTTCAAATTTGATTTTTTCGAACGCTGTGGTGGCGGAATTGGTATGACTCGTCTAATTCGTTCTTTGAAGACAGAGGGGTTAATGCCGGATTTTACTAAGAAAGATTAAATTAATATTTAAATATAAAAATAATATTTAAATAGTAAAATACTACATAAATAATGAAAGTTCTTTATTTATGTAGTAAAAAAACGTATTTAACAAAGATGTCACGGGTACGTTTTCATGGAATAAAAGCATTGTCAATGATAACCAATGTTCATTATTCTGGGATTGGTTGGGATGATTATAATTCTGACTTAACTGTTCAAGAAAATATTAACAATATTAGTAAAGATAAAAATATTAATTTTGATATAGTATTTGCTTACAAACCATTAGAATTAAAAGATTTTAAAGATGTTGTAATACCTAAAGGAATAAGATATAATGAGATGTATGATGTAAACTGGACATTAAAAGAAATTAGAGAAAGTGGTTCTGAATTAGTAATATGTCATCATTTAAATGATTGTGAACATTATCAAAAAATGAATATTCCAAATGTTAAATTTGTCTATGTAGGTCATTGTGCTGAAAAAACAATATTTAAAAATTATAACATTGAACCAGAATATGATATATTAATAGCTGGATGTATATCAACCCATTATCCTCTTAGAAATAAATTTTTACAACTGTTACCTTATTTAAAACAAAAATACAAATGTCATCAACATCCACACCCTGGTTATGATTTAACGGATGCACATACCGATAAATATCTAAAAGAAATGGCGATTGCTATAAACAAGGCAAGAATAACATTAACTGATACAGGATTGCCGAGAAGTCGTTATGGCAAATATATTGAAATTCCTATGTGTGGAACATCCGCTATTTGTGGTGATTTGCCCGATGATAATGCAGACGATTACGAATATGTCATAGAAGTAACTAATCAGATGTCTGCTGAAGAAATATTAAACAAGATTTCCTATTTTTTGGATAATGAAGACAAAAGATTAGAAAAAGTAAAAAAGGGAATAGTGTTTGCTTCTAATTATACACAAGAACATTATGCCGAAAGATTATTGAAAGAAATAAAACAATTTCTAATAAAATAAATTATATGTATAAAGCTATATTAATTATATAACATAATGTGTTATATAATAAGTGAACGATTTTATGCAGGCGAGGGTAATCAACTATTTGTTTATTTATATGGTATTATAATTTCAAATATCTTTGATATACCTTATATTCATCCAGGAATACCCTCATTAAATATATTAGGAACATTAAACAAAAAAGAAAATAATAATCTTAAATATATTAAAATAATTAATTATCAAGAGTTTCTAGAAAATAATACATTAGATAAAAACTATAATTATATTTTGGATTATGGTTTCAATCCAACAATTGAAGATTATAAAATATTTTTACCACATATAGATTTTTTAAGAAATTATTTTCCTAAACAAGAAGTAACTTATAAATCAGATTTAGTGTATCATCTACGAGGAGGAGATGTATTATTGTGTAACGGTAATAATTATAAATATTTTAATGGAGAAAAATTAAAAAATGTAATAGATGATATTAAATACGAAAGGTTATACGTAGTAACTAACTTAAAAAAACACGAAACATGGACTATGAAAGATTTATTAGATTATAAAGATAAGTTAATAAAATATGGAGATTGTGGTGCTAATTATACAAACGACACTATTATAAATTCAAGTCAAATGGAAGAATCTTTATCAAATTTAAATGGTGTGATAAAAGTATTAAATGATAGAAACGCTATATGGAAATCAGATACAATATTAAACGATTTTAATTTTATTAGATCTTTTGATAAAATAATGATAGGAGTATCTACTTATAGTTGGTGGGCTGCTATATTAAGTAACGCAAAGGAGGTATATGCGCCAAAAAATTGGAAGTATTTGAAAGGAGATAGAAATAAAAATTTACCATTTGTTGAATTGGATAATTGGAAAGCGCTAGATTATTAAATAATATTTTTATTTTATATTAAAGTTATACATTGTATAAAATAAAATATGCAAAATATTTTAGACCAGCTTGGATATCATGAAAAATGGCATCTATCAAATTCAAGTAGAAAAAGGTGTATGTATAGTATTAACGAACCTATTATAGATTATATGTTAGAAAAGTTAAATATTCACGATGGATTTTTTGTTGAATTCGGAGCATGGGACGGTATAAATTTATCTAATTGTAGAAAATTATATGAAACCGGATGGCGTGGAATGTATATAGAAGCAGATATTGACAAATTTATAGAACTCAAAAAAAATTATAAAGACATTAATAAAATTATAACAGTAAATTCATTTGTAGATGAAAATGATAACAAGTTAGATAACATATTAAAAGAACATGATATTAATCATGTAGATTTTTGTAGTATTGATATTGATGGTCTTGATCTTAACGTGTTTAATGCTATTGAAAAAATATATCCAACTATAATTTGTATAGAAGGTGGACAGGTTTTGTTTCCTACAGATAGAGTGAAGGTTTCAGTTGATATACAAAAAGATAATGTTACTCAAAGCCTCTATAATTACATGTCTGATTTCCAAAAAAAAAATTATAGACTATTATGTGCTTATCAAGATATTTTCTTTGTTAAAGAAGAATATTATAATTTATTTAATGTATCAAATAATATATATGAAATTTATATTAATGGTTTATTTGCCTTACCACGAATACCTTGGTTGTACGAAAAAAAAGAGCAATATAATATAAAAAATGATATATTAGATTACATCATTTCAAATACAAATAATAAAAATATAAAAAAAAGAAATTTATGGGTAATCGACAATGAAAATAAATTATCAGAAATAGAACTTTATTTAAGAAATAAATACTGTTAACAAATTATGACGTCACCATTTATATACGTTTATTTTTAAATAAAAAATCACCATTAGAAGAATTCGGGTTATAATCACTTACTAACTCAAAATTATTATCTATCATCATATCATACGTTTCATTTTTTGATAAACCTCCTTCGTATGATGTTTCTCCATATTCCAATTGAATATATCTAATTTTTATAATAATATTTTTTAGACCTTCTATAACCTCTTTTTCAGCACCTTGAACATCTATCCATATAAAATCTATTACATCGATATTATTATCTGAAGCCCATATATCCAATCTAACCGTTTCAACTTTAATCACATTATACGTTTCAACATTTATATGATTTATTTTTTTTAGTGAAGAAGCACCTGAACCACTAAGTTCTAACATATTGTAATCTTCAACACCTATATAATTATATTTATCTTGTAAATTACTATTTTTGCTTTTTGCTTGATAAAATGATATATTCTCGTTATGTTTATTAGAAACAGCTTTTTCTATTAATTGTATAGAAGGAATAGTTGAGCACATTTTTTTTAATATTTGTATGTTTCTAGGATCTGGTTCAAAACTATATATTTTACTTTGTGGAAAGTATTTATAAAACCTCAATGTATCTTCACCATAATGTCCTCCTATTTCCAATATTACCTTAGCATTTATACCGATGATTCTTTGTAAATATTCAAATTTACTTTTGTATTTTTCTAACGTCATATTATCATATATATAATTCAAATCCATTATACTTAGATTATATAATGTTTCTATGTTGTTTTTATTTATTTTGCATAATTTAAATATTTTTTGACTATATTTTGGGAGGAAAAATTAGTTTCAAATATGTTATATGCGGTATTGGTAATTTTTTTTGTTAAAGGTTCATTATTTAAATAATAATCTATTTTTTCTATTATATCACTTAGATCATTTTTAAAAAACACACATGTTTCTCCATCCTTTAAATAATTACTAAATGAGTTACAATGTATTTCATTACAAAATAGCAAAGTTTTGCATGCAATTATTTCACAATATCTTGGTGTTAAGTCCCCATAGTCCGCATTTGTTGCAATCCAAATTTTACTTTGATTTATGGTTTTAATATATTCATGTGTATCTACAATTTTACTTTCAGAATATGACTTATCGCTACATTTAATATATTTTTTATAATTAGTATTTTGTAGTAAATTTACTAATCGTTCGCGTATGTTAGCTTCTGTTTTTGTATATGAACCATCCTGATAATATTTGCTATTATGTAAAGCCCCAGTCATACCTATATCGTATAATTTTTCAATATTTAAGAATTTGAACAAAGTGCTATCAAATGGATATAATGTGGGATTGATTTTAATATCATATTCTTTCTCAAATTCACAAATTCTTTTTTGTTGTCCAAAAGTAATTATGTTGTTATGTTTTAAAAATTTAAATTTTTCTTCTTTATTAATTGATAATTTAAATAAAAAAGCAATTATAGGTGTTTTAGTATTTAAATTTAATTTATTAGACGTAAATTTACAAGTATCACATGCTCCATAACCTAATATAATTAAATTATAATCATCTAAATTATAATTATCAACAGAATTTCCTATTGTTAAATTTATATCTTTAGTTTGAGTAAGCCCTTTTCCTATTAAGGTGTAATATAAATAATCTCTGTTATTATTATTGGGTTCAATATATAATATATTTTTCATATAATATAAATATAAATAATAATATTTATATTATATTTATGAGACTATGTATTCATATAATTTCTTCACGAGTTAATTGTTTAAAATTGTCTTTAGCATCATTTTATAAACATTTTAATAGTAATTATGATATTCCTGTATATATTTATTATTTTGATGATATATATAGTGAGAATTATATTAATGATATTCATAATTCTTTAAGTGAAAATATTAAGTTTATACAACTTGATTATGGTATACCACCAGATTTAAATTTTAACGATATTTATTTTATAAAACAAAATAATCCAAATAGATTAGGATATCATCATATGTGTAATTTTTGGAGTAATTTTTATGAATATCCTAAAACAGAATATTATAAATTTGATATTGCGATGAACTTTGACGATGATTCTCTATGGATAAAAGACTTTAACATTTCTTTTATTGAAAATTTGATTAAATCGGAATCAGTTATAATGTCATTTAATTGTTATAAATACGATGTAAATCATAGAAGTAGAGGAGTACGAACCGGTTTATGTTCTCTTGTTTGTGATTACTGTAAAAAATATAATATTGTTCCTAAAAAAGATTGGATTAAAAAGTTGTTAAATATTGTTGATACGAAGGAAAGGGAGGATTATTTTCAAACTAATCTTACATGCTATGATACAAATATTACAAAATTAGAAATATATAAATGTGATGAACATAAAAATTGGATGAATGAAGTTAATAATTCGAATGGAATTTACAAATATAGATGGGGCGATAATGAAGTTTTAAGTTTGTATCACGATATTCATTATGATACTGATGTATTACTAATTGGTAATATAAAAACTGCTGCTGGATTAACAACAGATTATATTGATCCTGGTGGATTAAGAAATATTACAGATTATGCACCGAGCGTTAAATTTCCAAAGAAAATAAGAGATTTTTAAGAAATATAATAATATATATAGTTAATAATTATAATGAGCATTCAAGAATCTGGTATATGGAAAGGGGGGTGGATTAATTGGGAAAGATTACAATTATTTGATGATGATGAAATAAATAATAATAAATTATTACAAATTCAATATAATGGTTCAAATATGAAAGAATGTTATGAAAAAAATAAAAAAATAGGTAATCGATGTTTAATTAAAATAAGAGATGAAATTATTGTTAAAAATATAAATAAAGAAACTGTTGTTTTAGAAATTGGTCCAGGCAGAGGCGCATGGACTAAAACAATGATCAAATATAACCCCAAAAAAATATTTTGCTTTGATGTATTTTCCGCAGAATATAATAATTTTTGGAATTTTGTAGGAGTGGAAAATAAAAATAAAATAGAATATTTTAAAGTTAATAACTTTTTATGCAATGATTTACAAGATAATTCTATTGATTTTTTGTTTTCATATGATGTTTTTTGTCATATATCTTATAATAATACAGAATTATATTTAAAAAATTTATATTCTAAATTAAAAGAGGATGCTGTCTGTTCTATAATGATTGCTGATTATAATAAATCTATTAAAAATAATAAACCTATTGTTAGAGTTAGAGCACCTCAAGGAACTTATAATTCATTTCAAGAAGAACTAGAAGATATTAATGGTCCTTTTTATAAAGGACGATTTTACTATTATGGCATCGATAAATTTTGTGATTTATTAAAAAAATATAATTACACTATTATTAATAAAGATATTGGTATTGATGACCAGAATGTAATCTGTATTTTTAAAAAATAATATTAAACACATATATTAATATTATTATAATGACTACTAATAAAAAAACTTATTTTTTACATCCACATATAGGAATTGGTGATATTATATGGAATATACCTCTAATTAATTATTTATCAAAAGATAGTAATGTTGAGCTTGTTTGTATGTCGAATAACAAAAAAAATATAGAATACTTTTTTTTAGATAATAAAAATGTCTCGTTATTTTTGGTAGAAAAGAACGATGATTTTTTGGTTAGGAGGGGTTGTTCTATAGAAAAATTTAATAAAATTACAGAAAATAAAATAGTATTGTTAAGTGGTAATAATAAAATGCCATATAATTCTTGTGATGTCACAACATTTCCATTTTTTTTTTATACCGATTTAAATTACGATATAAATATATTAAAAACTCATCTTTTTTTAAGAAATACAGATAAAGCTTTTCAATTATATAATAAAATAAAAAATATTGATTATATTTTTGCGAATAATTTAACTAGTGGTGGTATTTTATTTGATATTAAAGATGCTTGTTTATTGAATAATATTAATATAAATGAAACCTTTGTTTGTTGTTCTAATCAGAATATTTATAATAAAGAACATAAATTCTATGAACTAGCTGAAAGTTTCATTTTTAATAAAAATAGTTTATTTATATTAGATTATAAATTAATAATAGAAAATGCTATAAAAATTTTTACAACTGATAGTGCTATGTTTTGTTTTATAGTTCAATTAAAATTAAAATCGACAAAAAATATAATGTTTGGTAGACAAACATATTTGAATAGGAGATTTAAATGGAATGATATTTTTAATTTTTACAATTTAAATTTTGAAATTAAAAAAGGTAAATTTTAATATAAGAATTCATAATTATATATACATATATAATATGGAATTTATCAACACTTTATCCGAAGAATTAAAGATTTGCAATGAATCAAATAAAGAAAAACGAAAAAACTCGGAAAAAAAAAATTATTTGAATATTATTTGTAATAAACCATGGGGAAAAGAATATTTTGTTTATCAGAACGAAAACATTGGAATTTGGTTATTACATATAAATGAAAATGAAAAAACCTCAGTTCATTGTCATTTTAAAAAAGATACAATATTAATTCCAATAAAAAACACATTCAGAATAGATTTATATTCATCTTTTAAAATACTGAATGAATTAGAAATGTTATATATACCTAAAAAAACATTTCATGGATTGGGCAGTTATAAGGATGATTCAGTTATTTTAGAAATAGAAATTTACAATGATACAATTAATTATACTGATAAAAATGATTTATTAAGGTTAAGAGATAAATATAATAGAGATAAACACTCATATGAAAAATCTGTTGTTGAAAATGAAATGGTTGATTGTATAAACTTCCATGATATAAATGAATTATTATATGGCGACACTAAGATTAAAATCTCTGAAGAAATAGAAAAAGACAAAAATTTAATTTTTTTGTTAGAGGGTAAATTATTTAAAAATAATATATTAGTACCGCCATCTATTATAGAAAATTCTAATAATATTTCTTATTTATCTAAAAAATATAATTTTTTAACTTTTGAAAATAATTTTATAAAGGAAAATAAAAAAATTATTTATAATAAAGAACATTTACGTAACCTTTTAGAAGTAAATAACTTTAATAATATTGGATTAACCTCCGGATGTTTTGATATAATGCATGTTGGACATGTTGTTAATTTAAAATTATGTAAAAAAAATTGTGATACATTTATGGTTTGTTTAAGTTCAGATAAGCAAATAAAACAATTAAAAGGAAAAAATAGACCTATAAATTTAATAAATGATAGAATCAAAATGTTATCATCATTTAAATATGTTGATTATGTTATATTATATGATGAATTTGATGATGAAAAAGAATTAGATAATATTATTAATATTATAAATCCATATGTTTGGTTTAAAGGTAAAGATTACAATGAAAAAGATATAAGAAAAAAACATCCATCTTTAAAAAATATTATGTTATTTGATATTGTAAAAGAAAAAAGCACAACTAATATTATTAATAAAATCGCTCAATAAAAAATATAATAAATATGTTAAAAATAAAATATTTAAAAATATATTTTAATTATTATAAAATGAAATATTTGATAACAGGTATTACTGGATTTTTAGGACCACATTTAGCAATGAAATTATTAAACGAAAATCATGAGGTTTTTGGATTAGTTCGAATAAATATGGGTAGAGAAAATAATATAAGGGATATTATACCAGATAATTTATTTAGTAAAATAAAATTTGTATATAGTGATTTATGTAATTATAGAGTATTAAATAAAATATTTAAGGATAATAAATTCGATGGTGTTTTTCATTTGGCTGCACAAACTCATCCTCCTACAAGTTTTACTGATCCTATTGGCACATTTGAATCGAACGTAATGGGTTCTGTTAACTTAATAACATCTATACTAGAACATCAACCAGAATGTAAATTTTTATTTTGTTCAACCGTTGAAGTTTATGGTAATGAAGGTATAGACAAACGCAAAATTAAAGAAACAAATACATTATTGCCAGCTAATCCATATGGAGCATCAAAGGTGGCTATTGATTTATACGTTCAAGAAAGAATGAAAAATAAACAAATGAATGCCGTTGTTGTTAGACCTTTTTGTTTCACAGGACCTCGAAGAGGTAGTTGTTTTTCAATAGCTTCGGACGCAGTTCAAATTGCTAGAATGATGAAGGGATATCAAGAAAAGGTTTTAAAAATTGGAAATTTAGATACCGTAAGAGCAGTTACTGATGTTAGAGACATAGCAAATGCTTTTTTTTTGATAATGATAAATAATACTAGCGGTAAAACGTATAATGTTTGTGGTGGAAATCCATATAAAATGAAATTTTATACTGACACTTTAATTAAATTAAGTGGATTAGAAGATGTTAAAATGGAAATAGAACCTAAATTCTGGAGATCAATAGATATTCAATATCAAGATGGGGATGCTAGTAAAATTAAGGAAGAATTAGGTTGGGAACCTAAATATAAGATTGAAGAGACTCTTAAAGATATATTGGATTATTGGTATAAAAAAATAGAATAAATAAATTAATATATACATGACTATATTAATTTGTGGAGCATCAGGTCTAGTTGGAAAAGAAATTTGTAATTTATTAGATTCGAATAAAATTAAATATTATGGAACTTATAATACGAATAAAATTAACAAAAAAAATATGTTTAAAATTGATTTTTTAGATATTATAAAATTAAATAAATTTTTAGTTGATAAAAAAATTACTGTTTGTGTTTTCTTAATAGTTCAAAGATTAACAGATATATGTGAAGGTAATTGGGATGAAATAAAAAAAATTAATATTGATATGGTAAATCATACATCTTTTTTATGTGACAAATTAAATATTCGATTTATTCATTTATCTACAGATTATGTTTTTGATGGCACAAAACAACCTAATTATACCGATAGTATTCCTAATCCTTTACAAAATTATGGAATTTCAAAATTATTATCAGAATTTAAAGTTTTAACTAATTGTAAAAACTTTTGTATAGTTAGAACTCCTGTATTATATAGTAATAAATGTCTATTACACGAAAATGCGGTTACATTGATTGGAAAAAAAATTATGGATTTAAGAAAAAAAAATATATTAGAAGATAATTTTTGTATAAGAAGACCTTTATATGTGAAAGACCTTTGTTTTTTTATATTAGACATAATAAATAATAATAATATAGGTATATATCATTTCTATAATCCTGTAAATAAATATACAAAATATACTATTAATAATATTATATCTAATTTTTTAGGAATTAATAATGATAATATAATTCCTAATAATACTAAAAGTGAAGGACTAGCAAAAAGACCTTATGATACCAAATTACTTGATAATAAATATGATATAAATGACTATATATTTACAGATTTCAACACTTCTATAAATTATTGTTTTGATAAATTTAAATTACCACCCTTTAAAAAAATAGTAAATGATATATTTTTCCTTATTGACTTAGATGGAACACTAATTAATAGTAATTTAGTTCATTATAATAGTTATAAAAATGTATTTAAGAATAGAAAAAAAAAATTCATTTCATTTGAAAAATGGAATGAAATTATTGATAAATCTAATATTAACTTATATTTAAAAGAATATTTTCAAGAAAATGAAATAGCAAATATTAAAACAGAAAAAATAAAAGAATTTAAAAAACAAGATATTGAATATTGTAAAAACAGTAAAAATTTCTTAAATTTTTTAATAAATAATAATATTAATTTTTGTATAGTAACAAATACAAGCATAAAAACTGTAGAAATAATTAAAAATAAACTTCCTATTTTTAATTTAGTTAAAAAATGGATTGTTAGAGAAAATTACATTAATCAGAAGCCCAATAAAGAATGTTATGAATTAGCTATGAATAAATATTATAATAAAGAAAAATATATTATTGGTATTGAAGATAGTAATGTCGGCTTTAACTCTTTAAAAAATGTGGCAAATATAATTTACATATTTAATAATGAAGAAATATACAAAAAAAATGATTGTTATTTATTCGATGATTATAACCAAATATTATGAATTATTCTGTAAATATTTTTCACATAAATAAAATGATATCATCAAACTCATTATTTTTTTGTTATTATTTCTAAAACAGCTATTATTACCTAACCAAATTGTTAATACTAATAATTTTGTTAATTCATCAAAATAATTATTGTTTAAAAAATCAATATAATTATCTATAAATGATATTTCAATATTATTATTTTTTATTATTAATCTATCAATATTCATATTATCAAATATGCTATAACCTGAAATTCCAAATAATAATTTTGCATAGTCATATTCTTTTATGCCATATAATTTACTATTACCAAAATAACCTCTTGGATCTATAAAATATAAATCATCTTTTTTTATTAAAATATTACCTAAATGAATATCACCATGGATTAAATTATATTCATATACAGTTTTTTTATCAATAATTTTTTTTATCTTATTATTAATAACATCTAAATAATATTTTATATTTTTTATTTTTTCATTATTTACAGTTTTTATCATATTATATTCTTTTATTTCAGTCCAATGTGTTTGTTCAAATCTAGATACAATTTTATAATTTGTTTCAATATTTAAATCGTTTATATAATCCTCTTTTTTTACTTTTTTTTTATATTTATGTAAATTATTTATATTTTTCATTATTTTTGTTATTATCTTATGTTTGTTTTTTTTATAAAAAATATTCGTTAATACATCACAATCTTTTAAATATTCCATCTTTATAATTCCTCTACTAATATCTGTATCATATATTTTAGGTATTGGAAAGTTTATTTTTTCATCTATAACATTTTGGAAAAATAAAATTTCATCTTTAATTTTTTTATAACCGTATTTATTTTTGCATTTTTTTATTAATATATTATTATTTATTTCGAAATTATTAAAATCAAAACCATAATTTATACTGTTCATTTATAAATTATAAATATATATTTAAATACTTCTACATATTTTAATTGGAAAATAAATTAATTTAAATGGTTAATTATATAATTTACATATAAATATGAAAATATTACTTGTAGGATATGGATACTGGGGTAAAATATGGGAGAAAACTATTAAAAACTCTGAACATGAATTATACGATATAATTGATCCTTTTGTTTTTAATAACAATATTGAAACGGTTGATTTTGACGCATTTGATTCTGTTGTAATTTGTTCATCAATAGACACGCATCTTGAACTATCGGAGTATTGTATTAACAATAATAAAAATGTTCTTATTGAAAAACCATGTACTCATAATTTGAATGATATTAAAAGATTAAATAATATAAAAACTACAAAAAATATTGGCGTGGGGTATGTATTACTATATTGTTCAGCCATTCAAAATATTAAACATTCTAATTTGCAATGGAAAAATGTGTTTTTTAATAGAAGTAATGGTTCAACACAAATAAGAAAAGATTGTAATGTTGCGTATGACCTTCTTTGCCATGATTTATCAATTGCATATTATTTATTCAATGTCATACCAACAGTTTTATACTGTAATAAAACAAACGACAGTATATTTTGTATACTTAACTTCGATGATGTAAAGTGTCATTTTTATTGTTCACGGATTGATACAAAGAAACAAAGCAATTGTTTGTTTGTAAATGATGAAACTACCTATTCATATGATGACATTGCGAAAGAACTAATTATCCATAAGAAAGGAGAATACAAAAAAATATTATATGATGAATATCCATTATCAAATCAATTAAGATATATGGAAACTAAATTTATATCTGATTTACATTTTGGTGAAAATGTTCATAAAATTTTATCTCTAATTTTAAATTAATTATTAAGTAATAGTTTTATGTGTTTATATTGATATTTATTACAAGGCAATTTAAATATAAATAAATATAAATATAAATATAGATATAAATATAAATATAGATGTTTTCTTTTAAAGAAACTGTTACAAAACACAAAAAAGAGTATTTAAATGCGTTAGAAGAGGTTTTAGATTCTGGAATAGGTATGCTAGGACCCAAGGTTTCGGAATTAGAAAACAAACTATCTGAGTTCACCGGTTCAAAACATGTTATATGTTGTCAAAGTGGAACATTTGCATTATCTTTGGCACTTAAGGCACTGGATATTGGAGAAGGAGATGAGATAATTACAACACCATTTACATGGATAAGTTCTACGTCTACAATAGTGCATTCTGGTGCAACACCTGTATTTGTTGATATTGAACTGGATAACTATAATATCGATATAAATCTGATTGAAGATGCAATAACCGACAAAACTAAGGCAATTCTAATAGTAAATATATTTGGAAAACTTATCACTAATATAGATTTACTTTTAAAACTAAAAAAAAAATACAAGCTTTATATCATAGAAGATGCTGCCCAAAGTTTTGGAGCATTCAATGATGATTATAAAAGTTGTGATGGAAACATAGGAGATATATGTTGTACAAGTTTTTATCCTACAAAACCTTTATGTGGATTTGGAGATGGAGGTGCCTGTTTTACGAATGATACAAACCTTTCTAATAAATTAAAAAAACTAAGAAATCATGGGATGTCTTCTTATGGAGAAATTGATATGTTAGGTTGGAATGCGCGTATGAATGAATTTCAAGCAGGAATTATATTAGTAAACTTAAAATATTTCAAGGATAAGACATTAAAACGTCAAGAAATAGCACACATATATGACAAAAATATTATCATCAAATGTGTTAAACCAAATATTGAAGAAGGACATATGGTAGCACAGTATTCTATTCTCATTGAAAATAGAGAGAAATTTATTAATTATTTAAAAGAAAATAATATTGCGTATAAAATTTTTTATCATAAAATTATGATTGAACATAAAATATTTGAAAATTATAAAACAAATGACTTAAAAAACGCAAAATATATAAAAGAAAACATTGTATCCATACCTTGTTATGATAGTTTAAACGAAAATGAAATTAATAGAATAATTGATGTTATAAATAACTATAAAAATAATTAATATTTAATTTAAATACAAATTAATATAAAATAAAATTAATTTATATTAATATAATGAGCAATATAATACAGAGTTTATGGGTTGATGGTGAGCTTAGTAAGATGGAACAATTATGTGCAAAATCGTTTGTTGATAATGGCCATGAGTATCATTTATATACGTATGGAGATGTTAAAAATATTCCAGAAGGTGTAATTGTTAAAGACGGAAATGACATTGTCCCTGCTAGTGATATTTTTAGATATAAAAATGGTTCTCTATCTGCCTTTTCTAATTATTTTCGTTTTCATTTATTACATAAAAAGGGTGGGTATTGGGTTGACGCTGATGTTTTGTGTGTAAAACCTTTTAAGTTTAATAATGATATTATATTTGTATCTGAACCGATTGGACAACATTATCACACTTATTTACCTACATCTTGTATTATAAAATTACCACCAAATACGGATATTACTGGAGAAGCTATTAAAATGCAAAATGATCATAAGGATTTGATTATAGCCGGTAAATTAGAGTGGGGGTCAGGACCTAAAACAATAAAACATATTATTGACAAATTTAATTTACATAAAAATATTTTAAAATGGTCTACAATATGTACGTGTGATCATCAAGGTGTTATATCATTGGTTAATCCTAATACTAATATAAAACAAATATTTACTAATATTGTAGATAAGTATCAAGATATTAGGTCTGAAACGTTTTGTATTCATTTATGGAATGAAGGATGGAAACAAAATAAATTAGATAAAAATGCTTCTTATCACCCAGATTCTATCTATGAACAATTTAAAAAAAAACATAATATATAAATTATAATTCTTTACATGTTCCATTTTGATTACAATATTCGTGATTTTTACTACAATTAACAACAGGAAAACAATGATGACATTCTTCTTTATTACAATCACCTAATACACAAAAAACATCCTTTTCGTTAATAGATAACATATATTTGGATGTTTCGGATAATCCATCTTTTAAAGAAACCTTCGGTTCATAATTTAATATCTCTTTTGACTTGCTTATATCTGCTAATGTATGAGGAACATCTCCTAACTGGTCGTCCAAAACATCATATATTGCTTTTTTACTGGTAACCTCTTCACAGGTATTAATAAATTCGTTAAGGGTAATTGGTGTTGAATTACCTAGATTAAACACATCACATTGTATTGAATTATTGTCTATTGATGATACTATACCATCAACAACATCACTAACATATGTGTAATCTCTCGAAGAACTTCCATCTCCATATTTATTAAATTTAGTTCCTTCTTGGATTGCTTTAATAAATTTATATGGGGCCATATCTGGTCTTCCACGTGGACCATAAACGGTGAAAAATCGGAGACCTATTAACGAAATTCCATATAATTGGTTATAAGTATTTGCAAATACTTCCATACATCTTTTACTACATGCGTATGGACTGTTACATTTTTCTATAATATCTGTTTCTTTGAATGGAATAGACGTATTAAGACCATAAACACTACTGCTACTAGCATAGACGACGCTTTTTACATTGTTATTAACAGCTTCGTCTAATATATAAACAAATGCTTCTATATTTTCTCTAATATATTTACATGCGTTTTCAATACTGTGTCTTACGCCTGTTGCGGCTGCTAAATGACAAATTTTATCTGGTTTATATTGACTAATTAATTTTGTTCCCATAACATCTTCTTTGTAAAATGAAAAATTATCATAATTAACTAAATAACTTAGATTTAGTTTTTTAATTTTAATATCATAATAATCATTCATATTATCAATACCAATGACCGTATCGCCACGCTTCAGTAAAAATTCACACACATGAGAACCTATAAATCCACAACATCCTGTTACTATTATTTTCATTGTAATATATACACTAATTTATCTTTACGTCATTAATTAATATAATTTAAAACATACTAAAGGAGTGTCCTCGATTTAATATATTAAATATTTTTGTATTTATCTGTAATTGGTTGCCTTGTATATGGGTGTGAAATCCCAACGCCTTTTCATTTATTCTTTCGTTTGAATGACAAAACATATTCGGATCACTAGTATACACGATTCCTGATTTACAGGTTATAAATGACGTTCCTACATCTTCGGCGATGAATGGATATGATTGCGATGTTTCATCGTAATAAAATACATCAAAATTACAATTCTTAAAATAATCTACTATTTTTTTAGAAACATTTGTAGATAAAAAATATATACCACCACAACCACCTGCACCTCCTGGTAGCGAAGGAACAACATTATACTTTTTAGGATTGAAATCCGGTATTTTTTTTCTAATTTCGATAAGCTCATTGAGGTTTCGAGAATAGTATTTTTCCATTTCTATATCAGAACGATTTTTATTACAGTGTTCTGGACCAGGCGTAGAAAATGAAGTATTACTATAGTTCCGTCCTCGATATTCTCCTTTATTTTTATTATCTAAGAAATTTTCCAATAATTTTGTATTTAATAATAAATCATCATCGCATTTAATAATACCTTCCTTAACATTGAAAATTTTATGAATAATATCTTGTGCTTTTACAACTTTTTCAAATAAATGAATATAGTCGTCATTTCCTTTTATGACTAAAAGATTACTGTTAAGACCTTCATTAACAAATTGTAATTTATATTCGCAATCTAATTCTGGCTCAGAAATAACATATAGTATTTTCCAACCATTTTTTTTATCACCAGTTAATCTATAGTTATTAGATACTACTCGAGAGTTTATATATTTTTTACACGAAACAATCATAAATACACCATTTATTTCTTCTCTATTGAAATTCATTATATTATCAATAGTAAAAAATTATTTATATATTTACTATTAATTAATATATTTATAATTCTAAACTTACTACGTTTTTGTCACTCTTTTGGCGGCGTTTGCTTTTTGATGGAGTTTTTGCTTGGGATATTTCTTTCAACTCTTCGATGCTAATGGTACTGCTGTCCTTTTTGTCCTGCTTATTGATATCAATCGATTTGGTTTTTAAGCCAGAGAGAAGTTGAGAAATATCAGACGGACCATTCATCTCGGGGCGCTGTGCAGGTGTGCTGCGATTTGGCTCTTGGGGTCCTAGATTTTCGAATGTTTCTGAGATGCTAATACCATCGTCCATGCCGCGCGCTGCATTCATATCAGGGCGGTTAGAAGGACGAGGATTACGTTGGCTACGTGATGTTTGCGTGGACATCGGTTCAGGAGGCGGTCCCGGTGTTACATCCGGCATAGGTGGTGGGCCACGTCCGTCGTTCATCATCTCATTCATGAATCCACCGAATCCAGGACTGCTATCACCCATTGTGTTGACTGCCGCCTGAGTAAACTGTTGCATCAGCTCGGGATTTTGTCTCATAATATCATCCATACCAGGCATAGCGGATTTAAACATAGTATTCGTCATATGAACCATCATGGCCGAACCGCCCAATTGGAAAAGAAGTTTGAGCTCTGGAGCCATCGTAGCCTTCGACTTGTATTTTTCGTGTAATTCGGAAAAGATTTCATCATAATCATCAATATTTTCATTTAATTGTTCAGCCCATCCGTCTAATTTAAAATCGAATGGGTCAAAACGGTTATTCAAGAACTCTAACCCAGTAATAGCAGCCATCAACATACGACCTTGGAATTTACAACTGGCCGATTTTTCCTTTTCATCCATAATCATTTCATATTCTCCTTTCATTTCTTGGAGAGATGATTCCATATTGTATTTTTTAGTAAGTTTGACTCCTTTCTTTTCTAAACCTTCTAAATTACGAAGAACTTTGAATTTTTCTCTTAATAATTCTTCTGATGACATCTTAGGTTGAGCTGGAACGGCCTTGTCGGGATCAAGAGGCACGTTGTTAAATTTACCAAAACCATCCCAAGTTTTATTTTTATTTACGTCTTTGCTCTTTTCAGCGGTCACCTTCGCAATTGGTACTGGTTCCGACGATGTAGTGTCAATAGTTTTTGTATCACTAATAACATCGTTTGTTTTATCTTCGAAATTTAGTTTAATTCCACCACTTGTATTTAAAGCATCGTTAAATAATCCCGATTTAGATGGGGCTTTCTGAGAAACAACATCGGTTAAATCGTTCAACTCATTTTCTAAATCATTGAGGTCATCAATGTTAATATCGGTGCTTTTTTTATTCGGGTCAGGTTTCCTTTTATCGTTCATAAGTAATTCAATACCATCACCGAAATTAACTGATGGTTTGCTATCGATTGATACAGATTCAGTATTTCCATCGTTCAAATTTATCACTGGTGTTTCATCTAAATTATTAATATCAATGATTTCGGGTTCTATATTCATTATGTTTTAAATAGAACTTATAATTTTAAGTAATCCGCAATTAATATAATTTATGATAAAGATAATTCATTATAATTCGTAGTAGCCATTTTATTTTCTAATATATACCACAGTCCTTGTAATAGACAATCTGCTAAATCATCTTTCTTGTTACTATTTTCGAGATGTTCATACCATAAACTATTATCACTAGTTAATATTTTTTTGGTAATATCGACACTTATTTTTTTTCTCTCATTATATGTTGTTTTTTCATTTCCAATAAAGTATTTTAGTTTGTTTATTGCGGATACAAATTCTATGTCTTCTTTATTATTCATAATAAAAAATTGAGCTATCATTCCTTGAATGGTTTTCATACGATTGGCAATAGGACTTATTTGATTTTCTATTAGTATTTTATCAGCCGTTAAATATTCTGTGTCGTTTAGATTATCACGTATAGAGGAACCTATTTTAATCAATGACATTTCCGATGCAGAGTCTTGCTTAATTGTATCTAAGCATTTGATTTCTTTCATTTCACATAATAAATCTACTAATTCTTGTTTTTTATACTTATTAGGAAGTTCTACATTATAATCATTTGCTATTTGTTTTAATTTATCGATTTTGATTCTTTTTTGATGTATGGAATTTAAATCATTCGAAGGAATAATATAATTTGTTTTTTTTGCACAACTTTTACAGTAATAAATACCATTTTTTGTATATTTTGAATTTTTATTACAAGTAGTATTGCTATTTTTCTTTTTAATCAATTGTTTACATGTTGGAATAGTGCCACATAAATTAATTACGTCCCATTTAATTATTTTATATGTATTATTATTGATTTCAAGTAAACAAAGTGCTAAATTTTTAATACCAACATCAATACTTAAAATTTTCATATACTTTATGTTATTAAATATTTAATATTAAATAAATATTTAATTATTTTGCATTAGGAAAATACTTTTTAATTAATTGGTCCTGTGTGTAGACCGGTATTACTTGCCTGCTTTGTAAATCATGTTTGCTTAAATATAGATTTTTAAGGTCACTATCTTCGTATCCATATGGTTGTGATTTTTCGTTCGATGAATTATAAATGTATGGTGCTTGTGGATATTTGTTGTGATCAACATCTAGTTTACAATTACTGCATTGGTCACAAGCATTGATTTGATTTTGTTTAATAATACTGTCGGCATTATCTACTAAGTATTTGCGATATTCCCAGTTTTGTTTAATACCAGTTTTTTTGCGAAGATTTTCATTAATTGTAGCTCCTGATTGCCACGATGCGTAATTTCTTCCATCATGCATTATAGGCGGTGAGTTAAAATGTATATTATTTGATCCAGAATAACACGTTCCCCAACTCATTTAATATAAGTAAATATAAAAAGTATTATTAATTAATTTTTTCTTTATTATTTTCGATTAAAGAAACCAATTCTACCTTTCTTAGTTTATTTATTTCATTAGGTGTTGATAAATTGTTTTCAAGCGCTATTTTTTTTAAATCATCAACTTTCATTTTTTTATATGGTATATTGCTTAATAAATCAGTCTCTGCTTCTTCAGTAACATGTACATCGTTATTAGCATTTACATCGTTATTAGCATTTACATCGTTATTAGCATTTACATCGTTATTAGCATTTACATCGTTATTGGCATCTACATCCACTTGTTCTTTCACTCCAATTACTTGTTCTACTATATCAGTAACACTACTAGAAATATCATCCAAACTAATAGTATCATTTAGTTTAACGGCTTTTAAATCACTACTTAAATTATTCAAATCGCTTGATTCGATTATTTTTTGTGGTTGATTCATTACATCAATCGGTTTTAATTCGGGTAACGTTAGTGTTTCCTCACTAGAACTATCATTTGATATATCAATCACTTTGACGTTTTCCATATTTTCTTCTTTTTTAATCTTTATTTGGGTATCATCGATCGATTCACTATCCGAATCGCTATCGGAATCCTCATCGGTTTCCGAATCATTATCAGAAACCTCTATTTTTCCATTAAGATAATTTTCAGCAGAAATTTTTGCCTCTAATGTTGCATCGTTACTTGGTGGACCAGAAATTAATATTTCTTTACTAGAATTATCATCTGACACATTATTATTTCCCATATTATCTCCTAAATCATTACGAACATTAGTTATAAAATCGCTTAGAATCGTATTTTGTTTTTGAATTGAAGTTTCAATTGTTCTGAAACGACCATTTACATAATACATTATTACACCTGCTAATAATAAGGTAAGTGTTATACATATAAGAAAACCATTTTCTTGAAACATTATTAAAAGTTAAGAACACTATTAATATTATATTTTTACGAATTAAATATTTAATTGTTCAATTAATTTATTTGTATTTCTAATTATTTCAGATGGATATTCTAAATCATTTAATACTTTGATTCCACCTTTAATATTTGATATACCACTAACTAATTTATATGTATATTCAAATTCTCCATTTATTTTCTTATTTATCTTCATATTACAATTATACATTTTCTTATTTGTGCTCAATTTATTACAAATATCTAAATAATGAGTTGTTATTATAAAAGAAACGTTTTTATATTTATTTAAATAATTCAAGAATGAAACAGCACCACTAATCGCTTCATATGGATTTGTTCCTGAATATAACTCATCAAATACACAAAAGTGGCGTATATTATCATCATGAATAGTATCTAATATATCTTTACATCTTCGTGCTTCTGCCTGGAACAAACTATCTCTATTAGATGTATCTGGAATGTTAATATAACAATGTATTTTGTGATAAGGAAATACAGTTGCTTTTTTATAACAACCATATCCAAGTTGTTGAGAGATTAATATATTAAATAATGTTGTTTTTAAAATAGTAGTTTTACCAGCAGCATTAGGTCCAGTAATCAATAAATGTTTTTTCAAATTGTAGCTGTTTTTAATTGGTTTGTTATGTGTTATAGGATAAAATGCATCTTCAAATTTTGTTTTATTGCTATAATTACATTTACCAAGATAATTTGAATTGATGTTTGTCTTGATACCGTTTAATAAGTCAATATATCCCCAAAAATCATATGAATATTGCAAAGCATTCTTATATGTTTCGTTATTATAAAGCATATAATAACATTTCATAGTGTGGCCAATATTATTTATTTTTGTAAATGATAATTTATTAGGACATACATTGTCTAAATCTGCTTTAAATCTCTCCAATATAATAGATTGATTCCTCATATCATTTGCAAATTCTTCATAAGATTCTATATTAGTACATTGTAAATCAAAGTCGTTAATAGCAACAATAGTATCATCAATGTGTTTGCGTATTAAAAATATATCTTTGTGAATAGACTTAATATTCTTAACAAAACGGATACATGCTCTAATATTTTGATATATTTGAACAACGTAGAAAAATAATGAAATAAGAATATAGATTCTTTGATCCCAAGATACTGAGTGAATGTTAAACAATTTACCAAATTGATGTTTTTTGAAAACTAATTTAAGTAATTCTAAATAATTAGAAAAGGATACGTTTTGACCCTGTATTTTAAGTATTAAAAATGGAAGAATCATAAATAGAATTGGCATTGCTAAAGTTAGAACAGGAGACAACATATTATAAATACTGAGCCATTGCATACATACAGCGTTATTGTTGAGATGCTGTAAATATTTCCATTCAATGTAATTATATTTCTCATGAAAATCAACATCATTACTTTTTAACGATTGTATTCTATCCAATAATTCATATTCTTCTTCTTCTACGTTTTTCATTAGAGGAATTTCTTTGCTAATTAATTTTTGAGTATCTTGTAAGTATTGTGTATTTGTTGTATAATGTTTTGTCCATAAAGTAATAATTTTCTCTCCTAATTTTGTTTTTGGATTAAAAACTCTTTTATATAAAGAATTGTCACTATTCATTAATTCTAAATCGGTAATAATATTGTTATCCACATTGTAACATTCATTTGTATATGTAATAGGTAGTTTAAAATATGTCATTATTAGTTAAATATATTTATATGATATATTTTAAACGTAAATTAGGATATAACACTTGCGGGTAATTCTTTGATTTCGGTAGCATAATGTTGTTCAAATGCTCTAATATTTGATACATCGAATTTGGTAATAAAATTAATAGCCATTCCTTTTCTACCCCATCGACCACTGCGTCCTATTCTATGTAAGTAAGTGTGAACACTTTTAGGTATATCGAAATTAATCACTGTGCTTACTTGCTGAACATCAATTCCACGTGCAGTAAGATTTGTGGATATTAACACTCGCATCTTACCACTAATAAATTCGTTATAATTGCCAGTGCGTTCTTTCTTATCCATATTACTATGAATCTGACATACTGAGAAATTATCGGCAATCATATTTTCATATAATTTTTGAACTCTAGTTATACTGTTACAATATATAATACATTGACTAACTGAAATGGTTCCATATATATCTTTTAAAGCATCATATTTTTCGTTATCATCATTTAATGCAACATAATATTGATTTATTCCTTCTAAGGTAAGTTGTTCCGTTTTAACCAATAATTTAACTGGGTCCCTCATAAATTTATCAGTTAAGTTTGATATTTCATTTGGTAATGTGGCACTAAATAACGCCACTTGAATATTTCTTGGTAAATATTGAAAAATATCATATATTTGCTCTTTAAATCCCTGTGAAAGCATTTCGTCGGCCTCATCAATTACAATTATCTTACAATCACTAGTATTTATTTTTTTTCGCCTTAACATATCATGTATTCGTCCAGGACATCCAATAATAATATGAGGATTTGTATCGTTTAAAACATTAATGTCTTCCTCAATAGATTTACCCCCTATTAAAAGATGTGTTGTAATTCCTTTTAACATGACACCGATAGAGTCTATTACCTTTTTTGTTTGGATAGATAATTCACGTGTTGGAGAGATAATTATGGCTTGTGTCTTATTTTCATTTTCATTTATTAATTGTAATGTTCCTATTGTAAAACAACCAGTTTTTCCTGTGCCTGATTGTGCTTGTGCAATTATATCGTGTTTATCAATAATTGGAATTATTCCTTTTTGTTGTATAGGACTTGGAGTTTCAAACCCATAACTATATATTCCGCGTAGTAATTCCGTTTTAATTGTTAATTCATCCCAAGATGTAATAGAATTGTTTTTATATTCTTCAGTAGTTTCACTTAAAGACGTCATAAATATAGTTAATAATAATATTTAAGCTTTTTAAATGTTATTATAATTAATTAATTAATATAAATATAAAATAGATATAAAAATCATATTATTAATAATATATATGTCTGTAATTGTATATGATGTAACTGATTTTAATAGTATTAAAAACAATGGTTTCGTATATAATTTAGAACAATCAGTATTAGACATAATAGAAAATATTGCCAAGGAGGTGGGATCTCCTGAATATATTAAAACCCCCCAATTTATTAAAAAATATGATAAAAAAAATGTAAAGGATGCTAATTGGGAAAAAATGAAAAAATTTAAAGTAACTGTATTTGTAAAAAAAAGCGAAGAAGATGTATATATTGATAATATTCGTAAAAATCTAAACAAAATCACAACAAAAACATATGATAATCTTATTAAAAATATTATAAATGATTTGGAAAGTATTAATAATGATACCAGTGTAAACAATAATGAACTTTATAACAGAATCGGTGAATCTATTTTCAATATTGCAAGTACAAATATATTCTATTCTGAAATATATGCTAGACTATATAAGGACTTGATGGATAAGTTTGATTTTATGAAAGAAATATTTAAAAGCAATTACGAGAAATTTTCCGATATATATAAAAATATTGAGTATTGTGATTCTCAAATAGATTACGATAAATACTGTGAGATTAATAAAACGAATGATAAGAGAAGAGCATTAAGTAAATTTTATATAAATCTTATGAAACTGGAAGTAATATCAAAGTTTTCTATGATTGAATTAATCATCGACATACAAGATTATTTAACCGAGAAATTGGACATCGAAGCCAACAAACCTATTGTGGATGAACTATCGGAAGTATTATTTATATTTATTACTAATTCTGTGAATGAATTATCAAGTGAGGAAAAATGGAATAAGATTCGTAATAATGTTCAAAATATAACAGAATTAAAATTAATTAATTATGTTGGGTTAACAAATAAAACTGTATTCAAACATATGGACATTTTGGATAACATATCTGTAAAAATAAATTAAAAACAAAAAAACAATTTAAATATGAACAATATTACATATACAATTTCAGAATTAAATAACGAAACAATATCAGATAGTAATGATGTCAATAATGACAAAATAGACATTAGTATTTTACTTTATAATACGTATACTGTAAAACAGTTAAATTATATAATGCAGTATTATAATATAAGCAAGGGTCGTATGTGTAAAGACGAAATAATTCAGTCTATTATTATATTTGAAACTGATGAAAACAATATAAATATTGTAAATAAACGTAAATATTTATGGAATATGGTTGTTCAACTTAAAAATGACGAGTTTTTTGCAAAATATGTAATAATCGATATTAAATAAATTAATAAATAATATAATTTATTTAATGAATTAATCTAGCGCTGTCTTTGGCGTTGCTGCTGCTTTTGTTGCTGCTGCTGTTGCTGGCGCTGTTGTTGCTGCTGCTTTTGGCGCTGTTGCTGTTGCTGGCGCTGTTGCTGCTGCTGCTGCTGCTTTTGTTGCTGCTGCTGCTTTTGTTGCTGCTGCTGCTTTTGGCGCTGTTGCTGTTGTTGGCGCTGTTGCTGCTGCTGCTGCTGGCGCTGCTTCTGCTGCTGCTGTTGGCGCTGCTGCTGCTGCTGCTGCTGACGCTGCTGCTGCTGCTGGCGCTGCTGCTGCTTCTGAGCCTGCTGCTGCTGTTGGGCGGCCTGCTGGTGCTGGCGCTTAATCACAGCAACACGCCTCTTGGCGGTCTTTAACGCACGGGCATGAGCTTTTTTCTTTAGTCCGGCCTTTTTAGCTCTGCTCCTCGCAGCAGCTACAGCCTTTGAAAGTTTCTTGAGAGTTTTAGCCATATTATATATAATAATTAGAAAAAATTATATTTTTTGTCAGTCAATAAAGTTATAAATAATTTCCTAAAAATAATAATTATATATTAAAATTATTTATAATAATTACCAAATAGTATCGGTATTATTCCACCACATTCCATCGCCCTCTTTAACATTATAAATTTCACGGAATAAAGGTAAACGAGCTAAAGGACAATTGCATCTATATTTATCTAAAGGATGTGGATTCTGTTTTAACTGGGCAGGTAATGCTTTATCAAATATTTTCTGTCTCCAGGTTTGAGCACTGTAAATATAAAATGCTTCTAAAGAATTTTTCTTAATAGGAGCAATATCTCCATTTAATAATTGGAAATAGAACAAATATTCTTCTGCTAAGGATAATCCAGATATATCCGCTAAATTCTCTCCGGTTCCAATTGACGCATCAAAATCAATTCCATCTCTTTTGGCATTTTCTTCATATTGCTTAATTACATCATCTATTTTCTTTTGATATTTTGCTTTGTCTTCTTTCGACCACCAATTTTTTAAATTACCGATTTCGTCATATTTACTTCCAGTATTGTCTAAACAATGGGATAACTCATGACCAATAGCATAACCAACATATGCTAAATTATATTCGATTCCTCGTTGCTCTAAATCAATAAAAGGTTTTTGCAAATATGCTAAAGGAAAGTAGATAGAGTTGTCCGTAGATTGATAATACGCATTTACTACATATGCCTGTGAACCTATTAAACCTAAATTATTCCAATCTACAGATGGTATATCGATTACAGTTTGTCCTTCTAAACTTATCATTTCTTTACGGTTATAAGCACATATTAGACCCATATTATACCATGGATCGTCCTTTGTGTAATTTAAAATTGGATCTTCACGTAATCTCTCTGGGACACCTACAATAATATTAATATTTTCCAATTTTTTTATTGCCATAGATTTTGTAGATGAAGATAACCACTTGTTGCGTTTAATTTTATTAATAAATATATATCTAAAATCTTCAATCATATTTTTAACGTATGCTTCTTTAACAGGATTATTATGACGGGATACATATTCAGAAGTTAAAAAAGTATTATATGTAAATGCTAAGGGCCATATCGAATATATTTCCTTTGGAAATCTTACCGGTTGTCCCTTAACAAATTTTTCATGAAATTCAAAATGGATTTCATTCCAATCCCAATCGAAACGAATCATTTGTCTATAAAATATGAAGAGCCACCACGTCTTCCATTGAGGTGTTGTCCAATTCTCTTTTAATAGCTTAACAGTACACATTAATGTATTTAAACTACCAACAACGACTTTGTTTGGGACATTTTGATATACATCTTTTGTTTCTTTATATACACCACAAGGATCTACTTTTTTTCCTAATTTATTAACAAAACCAGTCCAATTAAAACCATATTTTTCTTCTAACTCCTTTTTAGTTAATACATTATAAAAATCCTCGGATTCTTTAATGCCTTCACACATCATAGCATCGATAAGTTGTATTTCCGTATCCCATACATGTTGAGGGTCATATTTTTCCCATTCATTCGGTAAAAGAGTTTTAAAGATTTTTCGTATATATTCGAAATATTTTTCTTTATATTCTTTCTTCATTTCGGTTTCCTTTTTAGTATCCCATTCATAATCATAATATATACCCCAATCATAAATTCCTACTTGCGCAGAATCCAAGTGTGAAATATATTTTTTGACATTTTTTTCATCGGCACGTATATTCCAAACAATAGGTGCTTGCCAACTAAATATTTCATCTTGATTTGCGTATGCTAATAAACCATACATATCTTCCATAAATATAAACTGTTCTACTTGTTTTTTTAGTCGGTGACAATGTTCTAATCCTTTCTTTTTATTTGCTTTTGAAATGCAGTTCATAACTGCGTTGATGGATTCAGCTTTCTTTTTTCCCTTATTTTCCTTAATGTAAGTATTTGTATAGTCAATTAGCTGTCTATATACTTTATCTTGGGATATACGAGCACTATCTATTTGAACGTAATACTTCGGATCGTCTTTTGACAATTTGGCCTGTTCATCAATCCATTGATAATTTACGTAATCATAGAAATTGTTATTAGGTTTGCTGTTATTATTTTGTTCAAAAGTATCATATTTTTCTTTTATAGATTTTGCAAATTCGTCATAACTTTTTTTAGAATCAGGCATTTTTTTTAATTTATCTATTCTAGACTCATTAAATAAACGATATAGATTTGGCCTATCAGACTGATTGGTTAAAGCTAACATATTTTTATATTTTTTTCTAACTTGTCCAATTACATTAGTACCTTTTATTTTCTTAATAGTTTTATTTTTATTGGTTCTAATATTCTTTCTATTTTTAATAGAATTACTCATTATATAATAAATTAATAAATTATTATATAAAATAATTCAATATATAATATATATTTACTCTATATGGTAAAGTCAAATTTAAAGAGTAATATTAATTATCCTGAAATTAAAAAACTAAATGAAGAAGATAGAAACCTGGAAGTATCATTATATGAAATTGAATTGCTTAACGTAACATTAAATATAGCTTTGGGTAAAGAAAAATATTTATTTATGAATGATAATGTAATATATTACCCTGTTTATATTATAGAGGACGATAACGTTAGTAATCAAATTGGTGTTTATGAATTAATGCATGATAAATTAGAACTACATTTAGATGAGGACGGAGATTTAGATATAACTTCTATTGATGGACCATTATTGTATTCGTTTGTTGATCAAAAATATTTAAAACAATACGAAATCAAAAATGAACCTTTACAAGAGACAGAAGATGAAGAAGATGCAGAAGTTGAAGAAGATGCAGAAGATGCAGAAGATGCTGAAAATGTTCAAGAACAAGAGAATGAAGATGTTAATCAGTCTCAAGAAGATGCTAAAGACGAAGATGTTGAAGACGACGATGTTGAAGATTCTAAAAAAGATGATTCTACTTTAACAGAAGAAAATTCAGCTATTGCAAAGAAAGAACAAAGTGATTATGTTGAAAATGAAAACGATAATTGGATGCAAAAATATTTAAAAAATAGTAATTATAATATTGTGGAAAATGAAGGAGGAGGAGATTGTTTATTTGCTTCCGTCAGGGATGCATTAAAATACGTAAATATAGATAAATCTGTATCAGAGATGAGAAAAATATTAGCCGACGAAGCCACCGAGGAGTTATTTCAAAATTATAACGAATTATATAATTTTTCAGTAATTGAAAATGATAGTATAACTGGTGATATAAAAAAAATGGCATCAGAGTTTAAAACAATCAAAAGTAAAATCGAAAGCGAAACAGAGAGAACTAAACAAAGTAAAATGATATCGGATGCTGATAAAATATCAAAAACCCACAAGAATTTATTATTAAAACGTAAAGAAGTAAAGAGTATGTTAGAAGAGTTTGAATTTATGAAAGGAATTACCACTCTCGAAGCTTTAAAGGCAAAAATTCAAACTTCTGATTATTGGGCCGATACATGGGCAATATCTACTCTTGAACGAATATTAAAAATTAAATTAATATTATTTTCAAAGGAAAATTATAGTGACGGAGAGATTGATAACGTATTAACCTGCGGTCAATTAAACGATACTATCTTAGAAAAAGAAGGTAAATTTGAACCAAAATATTATATATTATTAAATTACTTGGGAAATCACTATGAATTAATTACCTATAAAAATAAAGGAACACTAACATTTAAGGAAATACCTTATGATGTTAAGAAATTAATAATCAACAAATGTATTGAAAAGTCAGCAGGTCCATATTATATAATTCCTGATTTCAAAGATTATATGAATAAAATGAATGTAGTATTGAGTGAAGAAGTCGATACAAATACAGAATTATATGACGATTCTACTATATTCCAATTTTATTTCAAATCTTCTGATGCACCAAAACCTGGAAAAGGAACAGGAGAAAGACTTGGTCCAGAGGGTTTACAAGAATATATTGAATTAGCATCTATTCCAAAATGGCGTAAAAAATTGTCTAATTTTTGGGAACAAGAATTTATATTAGATAACAAGAAATGGTTAACAGTTGAACATTATTATCAAGGTTCAAAATATAAACGGAATAATCCTGAACACTATGAATTATTTTCGTTAAATTCAAACAGTGATGTTTCACGTGATCCCAAAAAGGCGCGCGAATTAGGAAGTAAGAAGAAAATAAGAGTGGATGATGATTTTTTTAATGGACGTCATGAAAAGGTTTTAGAAGATGGTATGCGTGCAAAATTTACTCAAAATAAAGACCTTACCCATTTGTTAAAGTCAACCAAACGTGCAAAATTACAACTATTTATTAAAGGTTCGGAACCAGTGGTATATGATTCATTAATGAAAATCAGAAGCGAATTATAAGTAAATAAATAAATAGGTTTAAAATATCTCTCTACTATATATTATGCAGTTTTCGAATGATTCTAGTATAATCTTAAATCATTTATTGCCAAAATTTAAAAACATTAAAAATAAAAACAAAATTTCAAAAATATCAGATATAATGGATATAATATTTGAAGATTTACAAAGTAGTAATAAATATTACAGCAAAATTATCAATAATATAAATATTAAATTAGTTAATAAAAATGATTTAATATTTCCTGATAGCTTTTCAAGTAATCATTATTCACACACTATAAAAGATTACATCAATAATTATATAAAAAAACAATTAATCTACAGTTTCTCTATACATACAAGAAAAATAGATATAATTTTTAGCTTATTTAGTGATGATGATGTAAACTATATTGATAAATATAACAGTTATATTAAATTAATCATTATGTGGTTGCATATATGTAATAAATACACGACTAAGAATTGCTCGACCACATTAAAAATATATTTTTATTTAACTCCTATTAAAAAAGTATTACCTAAAAGTAAAACTGAAATAATAGGATACGACCACATTAATACAGGTATGACATACCGATGTGTACCAGATAATGAAATTTTTATATATCGAAGCGAAGAATGGTTTAAAGTATTTATTCATGAAACATTCCACAGTTATGGATTAGATATAGATGAACGCGATAATAATAAACTAAAAAGTGAAATTAGTAAAATCTTTCCTATTGATTCCACGTTTAATATTGCAGAAACATATACAGAGGTTTGGGCACGTATTATGAATTGTAGTTTCTGTAGTTATTTATCATGTAAAAATAAAAACGATTTCAAATTATTTTTGAATTTTTCATTACAAGTAGAACGAATGTTTTCGATTATGCAAATGAATAAAATATTAGCATTTATGGGATTAAATTATAGTGATTTATGGAGTAATAATCAAATAAGTAAAGGTCTACGAAATACATTATACAAAGAACAATCAAATGCATTTTGTTATTTTATATTGGGTGGAATATTGATGAATGAATATACAACTTTTTTAAATTGGTGTTTCATAAATAACACTTCTTTTATCAAATACAAACCAAATACCAACAATGATAATTTTATAAAATTAATAACAGCTTTATATAAAGATAGTGATTTGATGGATTCGATTATTGTACTTGGAAAATTTAAAAAAAAAAGTAAGAATAGCCATTTTTTATTGAATACAGCTAGAATGTCATGTATAGAATTAGAAGTTACCGAATAGTATTTTATTATGAATATAACAATATTTACAGTTTTTTAAAGGTTTTTTTAAACATTGTGCATTTTTCTTAGTAATCGCCATACAAATATATTTGTAAGTTCCATTACCCAAATAATGCTTATTTTCTCTCCATAATTTGGATGCTTCATCAAAATTTATATTTGCTTCCATCTGTAATTATTAGTTACTAGTCTAATTATAATCAATTTTAAAAATAAAAATTGATTATAATGTATTATTTTAAGTTATTTTAAGAATGGGTATTAGATATTTGAATCATTATTTGAATAGTAATTGTAAGAAAGGAATAAAGCGAATCAATATAAATTTGTTGGCAAACAAAAAAATAGCAATCGATGCAAGTATTTATATGTATAATTTTAAGGTGAAAGGCGATTTAATTGAATATATGTATAAAATGATATTTATATTTAGATCTCATAACATTATTCCAGTGTTTGTATTTGATGGAAAGCCACCTCCCGAAAAAAAAATGCTGTTAAATGAAAGAAAAGCAAAAAAACAAGAGGCTTTAGAGTCAATAAGTATTTTGACTGAAAATCTTAAAAATATACATGAAAATAGTAAGGAATATAACATGATACAAAATCAGATTGATAACTTAAAAAAAAGAACCGTTCATATTAATTATCAAGATATTTGTAGTGTTAAGAAACTATTGAAGTTGTCGGGAATAACGTATTATGATTCTGATGGAGAAGCGGATACATTATGTGCAAAACTAGTAATTAAAAACATAGTGTGGGGATGCATGAGCGATGATATGGATCTCTTCATATATGGATGTCCAAGAGTTATTAGAAATTTTAATTTGTTTACAAATACAGCATTGTTATATAATACACGCGAAATTTTAAAAGAATTAAATATGCCGATGAATGAGTTTAAAGAAATATGTGTTGTTTCGGGAACGGATTATAATTATGACTGCAAAAATGATTTATATACTACCATTAAATATTACGACCAATATATTAACAATAAAAAAGGAACTAATTTTTATGAATGGTTATGTAATAATACAAATTATATTGATGATTATTGCAAATTATGTATTAGTTATTTGATGTTTGATACAAGTAACATGAATATAGATAAATACACAAATATTAAAATATTTAATGGCCCTATTCATAAATACGAACTAATGGAATTTTTAAAGGAATACAATTTCATATTTGTAGACTAACAATATAGAATAGTAATATAAATATAAATGTTTAGTTATAGTAATATGTCTAGTAAATTAAAAAATAAACAGAACACTATAAATGATTATAATTTTGAAATCCCAAAATATGATGATTTTGAATTATTAACTAAAATTAACTACAAAGTTCCACAACTAAAAGAAATTTGCAGTCATTATAAATTAAAAAAATCTGGAAATAAAAATGAATTAAAAAATAGAATTTATGATTTTTTATTTAATTCTAAATATATAATATTAATTCAAAAAACATGGAGAAGATTTATACTATTAAAATGTAATAAATTAAAGGGTCCAGCTTTATTTAATCGTAAATTATGTATTAATAGTGTTGATTTTCTCTCAATGGACTCAGTAGAAGATATACCATATGAACAGTTTTTTAGTTACAAAGACAGTAGTGAACAAATATATGGTTTTGATATTTTGTCTTTATGTAATCTTTATTTACATTCTAGACCTAACAATCAAAAACAAATCCATAATCCATTTAATAGACAACAAATATCACAAAATGTAATTACCAATTTATTTAATTTAATAAAAAAGCATAAATTATGTGGTTTTAATATTAAAACCAAAATAGATAAACCTTCCGAATTATCAATTGATGAACAAATAAAATTCAAAACTATATCGGTGTTTCAAGATATAGATAATTTAGGAAATTATACAGATGTGAATTGGTTTACCTCGCTTAATAGAATAAATTTAATTCGATTTATAAGAGAACTATATGATATTTGGAATTATAGAGCACAGTTAAGCATCCATACAAAACGTGAAATATGTCCTCCTTCTGGTAATCCTTTTATGAATGTAGATGTAGCTAGATTACCAAATTTACATATTTTAAAATTAAAAGAAAAAGCATTATTTATTATGGAATATATGATTAGTCGTGGTATCAATAATGCTAGTAAATCTTTAGGTGCTAACTATATATTATGTGCACTAACTCTTGTAAATACTGATGCTGCACAGAATCTACCGTGGTTATATCAATCGGTTTCTACAAATTAAGATTGTTTAAGGTGTTAATATAATATATTTGCGTTAAAACACTTAAAAAAGAACCTATAGAGTATAATATAGTATGGTAAAAAAGACCACTAACGCTAAGACCGCCCCAAAGTCGGCTAAGAAGCCGGTCAAGAAGACTGCCCCTGCCCCCGAGAAGGAGGTTGCCAAGCCTGTTGAGGAGACTCCTGTTACCCAACAAACTGAGTCGACTGTTGTTCCTCAGATTAGCGGCGAGTTCCTCGAGTTTATGACTAAGCTACAAACTGTGAATCAGATGATCTCTTCGCTCAAGGCCGATTTCCGTCAGCTTGAGAAGAAGGCTATTCGTGAGCTTAAGGTAGCCGAGAAGGCCAGCCAGAAGAGAAAGCGCAAGCAGGGTAACCGTTCGCCCAGTGGCTTCGTAAAGCCTACCAAGATTAGTGATGAGCTTGCTACTTTCCTTGGAAAGGCCAAGGGTTCTGAGATGGCTCGCACTGAGGTAACTCGTGAGATTAATGCTTACATTCGTGAGCACAAGCTACAGGACAAGAACAATGGTCGTGTAATTAACGCTGATAAGAAGCTTTCGTCTCTTCTTAAGCTAAAGTCCAACGATGAGCTAACTTACTTTAATCTCCAGAAGTACATGAGTCCTCACTTTGCTAAGTCGAGTGCTACCACTGCTTCTGCTTAAATAATATCATCACTAATTAAAATAATATTATAATTTTCAATAATATTATTTTAGACATTTGATTTTTTAAGATATTAATTTAATATCCATAACACTATCCAATATGTGATGCCCCGCATTGAGATGCGTTTCCTGGTCTGCACCAGAGAGAACACCAACAGACGCAAGACACTGAGCGTTTAATCCCTCTAGTATATCATTTTTTGTGTCTCCAAATTTAATAACGGATTTAGGATTTTGTATACCACATTTTTCCATTAAATGATATATCATGTATGGATAAGGTCGCCCATACTTTACTTCTTCGCTGGATATATACATATCTATGAACTCGTCCATTCGTAGTTTATTGATGATTGCGCCTTGTATTTCTTTTGAATAACCGGTATTTAATGCGATCTTAATATTTTTTTCTCTCAATGAATTTAATAATTCGGGCAATTTATTATTAATCAAGGTAACATCGCTATTCGAAAAATAGCGGTCTTTTAAATTTTTATCAAAATTTGTGTATAGCTGTTGTCTAATATTTTTACTAATTATATCATCTCCGCTATATTTTTTACCCAAATATTTATTTAATACCTCGTATTTGTTTGCGCCATGCCACTTTTGTATGTCGTCGCGCGAAACGGACAGTCCGTAGTTATTCATCGTTGTGTATAATGTTTCATATACTATGCCGTGCTCGTTCACGGTTGTTCCCGCGATATCAAAAACGAGCAATTTAACGTTATTATATTTTATATTTTTTATTATCAATGAGTTCATTGTATATTAAATATAAAAATTATTTTATTAATAATTTAATATATAATGAAATATGCAAAATTATTAGAAAATGTCAAATATGAAAAATACAAAGATAAATACATTGATTATACTATGCTTAAAAAGAATATAATGAATGGAAAATTTACATCTCTAATTAAAAATGAAATAGATACTTTCAACAATAATTACATTGAATTGAAAAAAAGTGATAGCACGATTGAATTGTACAAATATTTATTGATAAACTATCTCTCTATCCATAAAATTATTAAAAAACTTAAAAAAAAAAATTTAGATGAAAATTCGTATTTTAATTCCAAGTATAATAACATTGATAATTTGTTGGAGAAATATTCCTTTTATAAGGACATATTATCAATACCAGAACAGTTTAAAACTACGTCGTCCTTAATCTGTCCTGTATGTTTAGATAATTGTAATTTTCCAGTTACGACTGATTGTAACCATACATTTTGTTGGGAGTGTCTATTAACTACCAATAAACAGTTTAATTTCTGTCCATATTGTCGGGAGGATACTACGATTGACCCAATTCTGATAATTTTGAATTCCATTGTACCATGTAATAAAAAATACTCTCCGTTAACTAAAAACACTGACAATACAATTTATGTCGATGTTGTTAGTGATTTACACATTGATCAATGGTCATCGGATTATGTGAATAAATATCCCCACGGAAAAATCAGCAATCATCCATTTGTTTTTGAAAGTAACCATAATAAATACTTGATAGTTGCAGGTGATATATCAGACGATATTAATATTAGCATTGATTACTTAAATGACGTATCACAACATTATAAAAAAGTTTTATTTGTAGATGGTAACCACGAACACGTTCATAAATATCCAAAACTGTATTCGTGTAAAGAAATAAATCAGCTTGTATCAAATGATAAACTGGTGTATTTGCCGATGAATCCATTTAAAATTAACGACATTGTAATAATTGGTTCTTGTGGTTGGTGGAATTATAATAACGAGAATCCAATGGACATCAAGAAAAGTTTGAATTACTTTGATTCATGGATTACTCATTTCACCGAAAAGGACAATTGCGATTTCATAAAAAATGTTATTAAACGGTCTAATGAAGAATATAATTACTTATATAAACTTCTAAAGATGTATGAAACAGATGACACAGTCAAGAATGTCATAATCGTAACCCATACGATTCCCGATATCACATTTGCTGAAACCGAGATTTTTGGTTCGCATATATGTGAATATAATACTCTTTTCAAGAATTTATTTAAATTTACCAAATTATCAAAATGGATATTCGGACATACTCACCATGAATGGAACATTAACTACAATAATGTTGACTTTATTTGTAATCCGCGAGGAAGGCCGGAAGATTATAATCGTATAAAATATTCAACAATAGAAACGAATATATGAAGCAATACAATATAGAAATTATTAATATTAATTGAAATAAATATGAGAAAGTGCGAATTTTAAATATTCAAATGTTTAAACGATAATATTTAAATACTTAATTATTAGCTACATATTATTTGCAAAAATATAAAATAATATACTTTTTTATTACGATAAATAGATTGATGGGTTTAAATCATCTAATTTTTCAAACATTATAAAAAAAAATTGATTTAGAGCCAAACCTTATATATATAACAATAAGTATGAGCAGCCAAGTAGAGAAACTCATTATTAACGCGACCAGTCTTGACACTGAGAAGGATATTAAATATTCAAAGCCTAAGATTAACAAATCGGGTGGCAAAAGTATTAATATTCAAAGCTCTAAGACCAATACTGTTCTTAACCTAAGCACACCTTTGATGCTTACATGGGGTGTTAATGAATATGTTGATGATACAACTGGAAAGAAAACCTATAATATGTCGCTTCAGTTCCCTCAAGAAGATAATAAAACAGACGAAACAAGTGCGTTTCTTGATACTATGATTAGGCTTCAAGATAAAATTAAGAGTGATGCAGTCGAAAACTGTAAAGATTGGTTCGGTAAAGCTAAGATGTCAGCAGAAGTAGTAGATGCTCTATTTCATCCAATGCTACAATATCCTAAGGATCCTAATACAGGAGCGCCTAATATGGAAAGGTCGCCAACTCTACGTGTAAAGCTTGATTATTGGGATGACAAATTCAACTGTGATATCTTCGATGTAGACTATAATCACATCTTTCCAGATGAATCTAGCCCTAATGGTCCAGTTGAACTAATTCCAAAAGCAACAAATGTAGCTACTGTAATCCGATGTGGTGGAATTTGGTTTGCAAATGGTAAGTTTGGTGTTACATGGCGTCTAGAACAAGCCGTTGTAAAACCACGTGCTAGCTTTAAGGGAAGATGTATGATTAAGCTCACTAGTGAAGAAACTAGTAAGCTCAAGGATCAACAAGAGCCTGATGATGAAGTCGAAGATAGTGATGATGATGAAGAAGAGCAAGTAGTAGATACTAAAACAAAAGAACCAGAACCTGAACCAGAACCTGAGTCAGAACCTGAGCCAGAACCTGAACCAGAACCAGAACCTAAGAAAAAGGTTGTAAAGAAGAAAGTAGTTCGAAGAAAAAAAGAATAAAATAAAAATAAATAAAAAAATAAATAAAAATTCAAATAAAAATTCAATAAAAATTCAATAAAAAATTAATACAATTCTATATTTGCAATAATATCATTTTTTTTACTTGCGTCATAAATATTATTTTGGTTAATAGAAGATAACCCCCTATTTTTAATAATATATGTTTGATGTTTAACAATTTTTAACTCATTTGTGTTTATTTCAAATACTTTTACACCTATATTAAATGATATTTTTGTATTTTGTAATGCCTTCTGAACCGACATTTTAATATTAATATGTATGTTATTAAATTCATCAATGTACATATGCGAAGGTAATTCGGGTATACATTTAATTATTAATGAATTTGTTTCATTTTCATATATAACTTCATCATGCCATAAAGGAATATAATAGGTTTCATTGTTATGTTCTAATATGTATATTTCTGATTCAAGTAAATTATTGAGAGATGGATTTATAATAATCAATTCGTCATTCTGTATTTTTTCCTTTATTATCTCTCTAAATTTGTGTAATGTTTCTTCATCAATACCTAATAGCTTAGAATATTGATTGATATAACAATATAATTTTAATGCGTTAGATTTATCTATTTTTTCAAATGTAGAAATGGATATGTTTTGACAGTTCTGATATAAAGTATGTATTATATCCTTTACAATATTAAAATCAATAAACGCTATCATTTTTATAAGTTTTTCAATAATAAATAAATAATTGTGTCCTTCATCATAATTTTTATTTTCTTTTTCTTCATCATCTTCTTCTATTAAATAATTATCTAAATATGTGTATGCATCTTTTATATTATTAAAAGTCTCTGTACTATGTTCATCACTATTTTTATCGGGATGATAAACTAACGCCTTCTTAAAATATTGTTTTCTTAATTCTTTTCGAGTATACGGTTCCCTTAATTCTAATAAATTAAGAGCACAATTTAAATCCATATATCTTATTTATTAAATAAAATATAAAATTCTCTAAATGATAAATGGGTCTATAATTATTATTATAAAATTGGAAAAATTTATAACTAAATAGTAAGATATCATTTACATCTTCTTGTTTTACATGATTATATTTGATTAGATGTTTTAAAATATACCATATACACTCAGTAACATCTATATTATAAATAAAAATATCATATAGTTTATCTCTCAACTCTATATAAATATTATTATCAATATTTAAAATAATATCCAAAATATTATTACATATTTGTTGTTGTTTGTTAATAAAAAAAGATTCTATATTTAAATTTATATGTTTAATATTACTAATTTGCGATAACTTAATATTTTTATCTAGTTTGTTATTTGTACATTTATTGTAATGTGTTTTTAAAGGTCTAGGAACTGATATTATAACGCATATATTTATTATATTATCTGGTATAAAACTAATTTTCTCAGTCAATAATATAAATTTTAAATTTATATTTGATATAGTCATCATATAACTATAAAATATATCCAGAAGTTCACTATGTATATTATGAAAATTTTTACACACTACGATACCAATATTATTACTTTTGGCTAATATTATATCTTGTATGTGATTATAAATTTCATTCCATAACAGTTTTGAATTACATCCTAAGAGAGACATATCTATTTCAAAATGAATATCACTTATCTTATAAAAGTAAGTATTCTTATTATATGTAATACTTAATTTTTTTTCATATTTAAGATTTGTATTGCTATATTTTCGAATACATGCCAACATCTGTGTATATTTGCCTGTTCCTGATGGGCCATAAAAAATAAGATTATTTAATTCCGATAATGCTTCAGGAAACGAATCATATACAGGTTTTAATTTAGGATGCAAATCACATTCATCATATTTATTTAAATAATTTTCAAAATGATTATCAGTTATTTTCATTAATAATTTAGTTCAAATACTCTTTATTTAATAACAAATAATAATATTAAATGGAATCTATCGATAATTTAATTACTAGATTTAGATCCAAGGAAGAATCGCACCCAGAAATGTCAAAATTATGGATTAATTATTTAATTTTAAAAAAAAATAAATTAAATAATTTAATCAATCAAGCAGAAAATACATTAGAAAAATTATCTTATACAAATGATATATCCAATGAAACAATATTAACAATGATTATATTATACGAAAATAAATTTATTTAAAAATTAAATAGCATATTATTTAATGAATCTTGTTTTAGATATAAACGATTTTGATATTAATAATGTATTTTTTCAAAAACCTATAACAAATACCGTAATCGATAATTCGGATTTTATACGTATACTATATTCTACTGATTTAATGATATTAAATGGAATATACATTAAAATTAAACTAAATATTAAAAATGTAGAAATGTATTATAACAAATATAAATGTATATTTAATACCAATGAAAATGATACTATTATAAATAATTTACACATTATTGAGAATCACATATTACAACGTTATAAGTGTAATAAAAATAAAAAAAATAAAATTTATGAACAACTTACAAATTGTTATGTGAAAATATTTACTGAAAATAACATTATTAGTAGTAATATGCCAAATGATTTTACTTTAAAAATATCTGGTATATGGGAAACCGATACTGAATATGGAATCACATATAAATTTAGTATTAACCATCAGTAGAAAAAAACTCTAAAATAATGTTAATAATTCCAACAAACATAATATTTGTAATGGTTAACAAATATGTGATAGATGTTATATTTGATTCTAATGCAGCAGTATAAGAATTATCCTGACTTACATTTTTAACAGAACTAGAAAAGTATTTAAAAAGTATAATAAGTTGGAATATTTGTAATATACTAGATATAAATGATGCTGTATAATAATCTCTTGTTAGATTACCACTATTTATACGTTCATAATAATTAAAGTGTAAGTATAACATCCACATTGTAATCATTAACATTAGTAGTGCTGGCATAGAACTAAATACCATTTTTGATATAAATGGTAAGAAAGATTCATCAAAACTATCACCTTTTGCTAAAGCAATTTGAACAAATAAGAGAGAAATAACGGATATAATAACTAAACTATATCCAATAATAGAAGCTGATGCTGTTCCAACATTCGAATTTTTAAGACTAGTATTTTCAAACATAATTTTTATTAATATTCCAACAAATGCAAGAAACAACATAATTGTAAAATCAAATTCATATACAGAAAAGCGTTTTTGTTCACTCATATTGTAAGTATAAAATATAATAATATTTTAAAAAATAATTACATTTTAATTACTTATATTTATTTTTTACTTAGCCACTTTTTTAACACGTCGATATTACATGTTTTATAACTATTTACACCATGTTCTTTGATAAAATCATTTAGTTTAATAAATTTAGGTTTTTTCATCTTTGATGTTTTATAGTAAACATAATCTCCATATTTTCCATTTCTAATAGAAGTTTCGCTATCAATTACACGTATTATATTACTATTTGTTTCTTTCGACTTAATTATCTTATTATAATCTTCAATTGTAATTTCATTAAACTCTTTTTCTGTGTCACCTATGCCTATGTTTTTATCATTATAATTAAAATATAAACCGTATTTTCCATTTTTTAAAAATACTGGATTTTTATCAATATAACCTATAATTCTCTGTTTTACATTATTATCTATAATATCATCAATTTTATACATTCCATTTCTTAATTTATCAAAATCTATACTATCCTTTATTTTTTTAAAGGATACATTATTGTTGTCTACACATTTAATAACCGGTCCATATTGACCAATAATATAACTATGTTTCTCGTCTATTTTAATTTCTTCTTTTGTTTCCAACAAACCATCAGATAGTTCATTTATTTGTTGTAAACATTCTTTACACAAAGTATGCCATATTTTGTTGCCCTTAGCAATATCATCTAATTTATCTTCCATATTTTTTGTGTATTCGTATTCAAATAAATCATTAAAATGATCTAATAATATTTCAATTACTAATATACCTAATGGTTCTATAACTAATTTATTATTTTCATTTCCAAATTCTCTTTCATTTTCATTTTCTATGATTTCATCATCAACTAATTCAAAATCTATACAATTAATTTTTTTTCCTTTCACGTTTGTTTTTTTAACATAATTACGTTCTTGTATTTTATCAACCAAAGATGAAAACGTAGAAGGACGACCTATTCCATTTTTTTCTAATAAATTAACTAAACGTGATTCTGTATAATGCGTTTTTAAATTTTTGATAGTAACTTTTGAGGTTATTTTTTTATATTGAACAATGCTTTTTTTCTTCAATGTTTTAAAATACGCGTACACATCACATTCTTTTTCATACCCATTTACTATTTGCCAACCAGGAAATATTACTTGTTCTGCATTGTAATCATAGAATAAATCATCTGGTGCACTAACCGAAGCTTTAATTACACTGTATTTTGCCGGAGGCATACAGCTTTCAAGTGTATTTCTTCGTATTAATTTATATACACGAACTTCATTATTTCCTAAATCTTGACTTACTGTTTCTAAATCAATATTTGTGGGTCTAATTGCTTCGTGAGCTTCTTGTGCATTTGTGTCCTTTTCATTCCGAAGAGATAATTTGTTAATATCGCCACGAACATATTTGTCTGTATATGTTTTTTCGATGTATGTGGTTATTTTTTGTATAAAATCTTCGCTATATGTAGTGCTATCTGTTCGCATATATGTGATAAATCCACCCTCATACAATACTTGACATGCTTTCATAGTTACTTTTGGAGACAATTTTAGTTCGTTACTAGAACTTTGTTGCAATGTGCTTGTTGTAAATGGAGTCGGAGCTTTCTTAAACGATTCTTTTGGATTCTTAGCGTCATATATATGTTCGTAATTTACTGTTTTTTCAAGAAACTCTTCGACTTCTTTCTCATCGTTATGGTCTTTATTTAATGAAAATGGTATATTTTTACTTGTAAAATAACCGATTGTTGAATACACTTTTGTTCCTGGTGAATTATCTATTTCTTTTTGATTTTCATAAATTAATCTAAGAGCGGGTGTTTGACAACGACCTGCACTTAGTCCAGACTTAACAGATATTTTTTTCCATAATATTGGTGAAATTTTAAAACCGATTAATATATCTAATATTTGTCTTGATTGTTGAGCATAAACTGTGTCCATATTTATAGTTTTAGGGTTTTCAACAGCTTTTTGTATTGCTTTCTTTGTAATTTCATTGAAAATAATTCGCTTTGTTGTATTTACTGGTAATTTAAATACTTTACAAATATGCCATGCTATTGCTTCTCCTTCGCGATCATCATCAGAAGCAAGGATCACCTCATTGGCGTTTTTAATTGCGGTTTTTAATTTTGAAATTTGTTGTTTTTTTTCATCCATAATATCAAATTTAGGTTTAAAATTATTTTCTATATCAATTGAATCCAATCCAGATAATTGAGTTATGTGACCATAACTAGCCATACATTTATAATTTTTCCCCAGATAACCTTCTATTTTTTTACATTTGGCTGGAGACTCAACTATTAACAATGTATAAGACATATACAATATTTCCTATACATTTATTTAATTCAATTATATTAGATATTTTTCATATATGTATCTGATGATTTCATAAAAGGAAAAGAAATATAATTATTACCTAAATACGGCTTTACAGATACATTATATCTATGATGTGCTGAATGACAATTACAACATAGTGCTAATAAATTATTTTCACCATTATCGGTTGCGTTATGATTAAGATGATGAATTTCATGAGGAACCATTCGTGAAAAACGTGTCTTACATAATCCACATTCATTGTTTTGTTTTATTAATATTTTATTGCGTAAATGCTGTTGTAATGCCGTAATATTAGTAAGAGCTATAAAAAATAAAATATATTTTGTTTTATTACTGGACATAATATATATGTTTATAAATTTTTAAATGAATTCTATAAATGAATTCTATAATTTTTTAAATTCGTCCCATGAAATATTTTTCTTACCTGAATTAACTGGTTTAGATTGTTTTTTACTTTTTTTCTTCTTATTGTTTTCTTTCATAATTGCACCATCAATATATATTTGCTTTAATAATTTACCAACCTCAAATGAACCAGTATGTTGATCAATATTTCCATCTTCTATTTTTTTTAAGATATTTAACAAATTCCAAAGAGTTTCTAAATTTATTTCATCTTTTTTAACCTTATTAAATATATCAGTATAATTATTGAATAAAAAATTACATTGAGAACTAAGCATAGCATCAAATTGCTTAGGATTTGAACTAATTAATCTAGGATATTTTTTTTTTAAATCTATCATTTTAGTTACGTCATTTCTTATTAATTCACTATGTTTTTTCTCTCTAATGTCATTAGTATAATCATTTACATCATTTTCATTAATCATTTTTTTTAATTGAAGACTTTCAGTTTGATTCATTTTATTTTTATTATATATAATTTTATTTTAAAATAAACTAATTATATATATGGTTAAAAATATTCAGAAAGGAGGAAAAGGAACTCCATTATCACCTAGTAATATGATAGACGATGTAATTAATCTAGAATCTTCTTTGACTAATAGTGCTTCTTCTAATTTTAATGGTTGTACTCCTGCAACTTGTGCGGATTATCGCGTTAATCTTAATAATAAACAAACATCTCTTAGTTTAAGTGGTGGAGGTAACGTAACAAGTGTAGAAATTGACTGTCCTAGTGTAGTTGGTCAAAATCCTATTCAGCAACACAGTACATGTGGATTATTTAAAACAGGTGCTGAGTTAAACATATTAGGTAGTAATATCGGCGGTGGAACTCGTAAACGTAAATCTAATAAGAAACGTAAATCTAATAAGAAACGTAAATCTAATAAGAAACGTAAATCTAATAAGAAACGTAAATCTAATAAGAAACGTAAATCTAATAAGAAACGTAAATCTAATAAGAAACAAAAAACATATAAAAAATAATTTATTTAGTAAAGACTAATTTATATATGATAATTAAATATATTATTAATTCTAAAAATATTATAACACTATAATCTAATATGAAAGCATCAGATTGGACAAGATTTATTTATGTAATATTTATATTTATTCTTCTTCACACATTTATTATATTTGTTGTTCAGTTCGAAAATATAAAAAAAAATTGGCCAAAATACAAATGCAATCCAATGATAATGCCTTTTGCTGGTATGTTTGGACACGATGAATATACAAATTTTACAGAATGTATTCAGACTATGCAAACAGATTATATGAGTTATTTACTACAGCCTCTAAATCTAGATTTAAGTGTTATAACGGAGATGAGTCAAGTATTTTCTCAAGGAATAACAGGTGGATTTAATTTGATAGCCGATTTACAGAATTTATTAGGAAATATTTTTCAAGGAATTTATGGTGTGTTTTATCAAGTAATTATAGAATTTCAAAAAATGATAATCAATATTAAGGACGTATTTAATAAAATTGCTGCTATGTTTGTTCTTTTATCACATATACTTAATGGTCTAGTATTGACTATGGAAAGTGCTTCAAATTCTGTTATTGGACAAGTATTATGTTTTGACCCGTCTACGAAAATTAAACTACATAACGGTGATTTAGTAGAAATGAAAGATATAGATTTAAATAGTAAATTAAAGAATGGCTCGCGAGTAATATCAGTTATGAAAATAAATAATACAAAGGAAAATGGAGAGATTTATCAAAAAATGTATAAAATTAATGGTGGTGAAAATAATGAACCTATTTATGTCACTGGTTCACATTTAGTATATGACCCAACTATTAGTGAATTTGTAGAAGTTCAAAATTTAAAAGGAAATAATCCTTCATTAATTACAAATAAAGAATGTAAGGAATTATCTTGTTTAATTACGACAGACCATACTATTCCTATTGGTGAATGGGTATTTCATGATTGGGAAGATAATAATGGTTCTGAGTCAATAACTATTTAATTATATGAAAATGTATATACTATATTATAAATATACTATATATGAGTAAAGTATCTAATGAAAAAGATACGGATACAAATAATGATGTATTTTCAAAAGTAAATAATTTATATAAAAAGGCAGGTTACTTGAACATATATGGAATCGATTTAATTATATCTATTGTTATTACTGTATTATGTTTACTAATTATTATCTATTTTAGTATTATTAATAATTTAGATCCTCTAAGAGCTAATTGGGATAGTAATAAATGTAAACCGAGCGTAATACCATTTGCAGGAATTATAAATAAACCTGAAGATGAGACAGTTTTGGAATTTACAGAGAAAAATTTCATAAATTGTAGTCAAACTATGTTAAGAAATATTGTCGATAATTCATTTAAACCAATATATTTAGCCTTTCAAGTAATTAATAATTTATTTAAATCATTTGCTAATGCTTTAAGACAGATTTATGAACTTATTAGTAATATACAATTTTCTAGTTCAGGAATTCTTAGTGTTTTACGTAGATACTTAGGTAATCTTATGGTTCCTCTTCAACAAATTATTATAGCTTTTAAAGATTTATTCAATAAAATAAAAGGAAGCGTTGTATTGATTTTATATTCATTGATGGGTCCATATTATGCCTTCGTAGGTGTGTTAGATTTAATAATTAAATTTTTAGTAAAAAAAATAGCTATTGCTTCTGGTATTTTAGCTGCATTATTAATATTAGTTTTAATTCCCTTTATTGGTTGGGGGTTTACTTATGCAGCTGCTGCTGCTGCGGTTGTTGTAGCAACATTAACAGCTCTTTTAGGAGTTTTAACTTATTTTATATATAGAATCAAAAGTATTGCTCTTTGTTTTGATCCTGATACTAAAATAAAATTAGCAAATAATGAAATTGTTTCTATGAAAGATGTAAAGGTGGGTTCTAAATTAAAAAATGGTTCTACTGTAAATGCAGTTATGAAAATTAATAATTTAGATGAAAATAATAATATAGTGAACAAGATGTATAAATTAGAAAATGGTGAAAATAATGAACCAATATATGTAACTGGTTCACATCTAATATATGACTCAAATATAAAGGATTTTGTTGAAGTTCGTAATTATCGTGGTGAAAATCCAGCACATGAATCTAATAAAGAATGTCCAGTGTTATCATGTTTAATTACTAGTGACCATACTATTCCTATTGGAACTGAAATATTTCACGATTGGGAAGATAATAATGGTTCTAAATCAAAAAATATTAACCAATAATGCTTAATAATATTTAGGATTTTTAACAAATATTATCTATACATTTTTTATAATGAACATTAATTTATTTGGATTTAAAATGAGATTAGAAATACTTATTCTATGTATAATTGTTGGTGGAATATTATCAACAACTTGTTTTTGTAGCTGCGCTGGTGGTATAAGAGAAGGATTTCGTATCGGAACCAATATACTTGGTTCTGCATTAGATTATTCTATTGGTGATGGTGTTAAGACTAGTTATATTCATAGCGAAAAATCTCAATACAATAAGTCTGAAACAAATGTTAAAGGTCTAGGTGTTCCTCTTCCCGAAGGAAAATTATCTTTATTTGGAGAAAATGAAATGAATCCAAATTGCTGTCCATCTTCATACAGTAGTGGTAAAGGCTGTGTCTGTATGACATCGGAACAGATTAATTTCTTAAATAAAAGAGGTGGTAACAGAACATTAGAATAAATAATAACAAATAAAAAATTTATTATTATTTATGATTCTATATGATTCTATATATTTTATGATTCTATATATTTTATGATTCTATATATTTTATGATTCTATATTCAATTACATATACATATTACGCCAACTACCTGTATCTTCATTTAATTTAATCAGTTTATCAACGATTTCATTGTTAACTTCAATGGGAAATTCGATTTTCATTTTCATCTCTTTTTCAAACAAATTATTTTCTGGCTTCATAAGACGATACAAATTCAGTTTTGTATGAATAATTTCTAGACACCTTTTAAGATTACGGACACCTTGTTCTTGTTCGGTATATTTCTCAATAATATGTTTAATGGTTTCGTCATTTATCTTAATATCTTCTTCTTCAAACATAACTTCTTTTTTAATAGTAGGAATTAAATAATCACGTGCTATTTTTGTTTTTTCTTTTAAATCATATCCCTTAGTTTGAATACGATACATACGATCCTTTAGAATTGGATTAATCTTGGTTTCGTCATTATAACTAAATATAAATAGACATCTACTTAAATCAAAGTCTAGTTCTGAAAAATATTTATCATGAAACTTACTGTTTTGTGTTGTATCTGTAAGATGAGTTAAAATACCAATAATTTCCTCACCCTTAGGAGTATCACTAACTTTATCCAGTTCGTCAAAATAGATTACAGGATTCATACATTTTGATTGAATTAAAATGTCAATAATTTTCCCCCATGAAGAACCTTCATATGTATAGGAATGTCCTTCTAGAAAGCTTGAATCTGTTGCTCCACCTAGCGCAATAAATGCAAAATCTCTTCCTAGAATCTTACTAATTCCTTCTTTTACAAGGGTTGTTTTACCAGTTCCCATTGGTCCCTTAATAGCAATTGCTGTACCTACAGCTTGAGGATTTGCAATCCATTGACCAATCATTTGCATAATCTGTAGTTTAGCATCATTCAAACCAAATACAGCATTATCCAACGTATTTTTAGCATCCTCCATAAACTTGTGGCATTTTTCAACACCATCTGTTAGTTGCAAAGGAATACTCTTATAAACACCAAAAGGAATGTGCATAAATGTATCTACCCAATTTTTAATTTTGTAATATTCTCCACCGCCCTGCTCCATATATTTAAGAGTTGTAATTTTTTTATAAGCTATTGACTTATAAGTTATTGGAATATTAGATTCTATTAGGGCAAGACGATAAGGTTTATCAATTTCAGTGTGTTTTTTAATTTCTTCAAGTTCAGTTAGAATAGATTCTTGCTGCTTGACACTCAATTTATCATTAAAGAACTTACTATCATTCATTAGATTTTTTTCTTTCAGAATTTTCTTAAATTTATCAGTATTTTTATCACGAATTTTCTGTGTTTTCTTTTTCTCTTTTTTCAAATACTCCTTTTCACGTTTCTCGAAATCTTTAATAATTGTTTTCATTTCTTTATTATTTTTATCTTTTGGTGATAGATTATCTATCATTGATTTAATTTTACTATATGCTTCTTCATCTGTAATACTATCTTTATTTTCTTTTTTTGATTTAGAAGATTTTTCTGTTTCTTCATTTTCTGATTCTTCTTCTTCTTCTTCACTTTCTTCTGCTTCACTTTCTTCCTCTTCTGATTCACTTTCTGTTTCTGATTCATCCTCCATTTCGCCCATAGATAGTATTATATTAAATAAACCACCACCTTTACCCATTTGTTTGTCAAATAGTTTTAATTCTACTTCATCATCACTATCGCTTTCACTTTCGTCATCCGTTTCATATTCTTCACTATCGGACTCATATTCTGATTCACATTCACTTTCACTTTCTTCTTTCTTTCGTTTCTTTTTATCCTTATTATTTTTCGTTTTATCTTTAGATTTTTCATTTATTTTTTCCTTAATTTTATTGGTTATCCTTTTTGAATTATTATCTTCACTTTTTTTATTTTTTTTCTCTTGTTTAGTAATTTTTGTTTTTTTATCTTCTTTTCCCTTTTTAGATTTATCATCATCACTTTTTTTTTCTGATTTTTTTGTTTCAATTACGCGATTTGACATATATTTGGAAGGAAATATGTCCCCGATCATTTTTCTAATATCATTCATATCAACTTCTTCATCCTCAGTTTCCCAATCTGACTCATCAGATGATGATTCGTTATTCTTATATTCTTCTTCTTTAACTTTTCCTTTAGAACGAGTTTGATATTTATGATTTTTCGATGTATTATCTTTCGCCATATTAAAAAGTGTATTGATTATTATTTATATCATTTATTTCATTCAATTTTTTTTTATTTAGATAAAAATTGATTCAAAACAATCTAAATATTATATACGTAATATAAGAAGGATGATGCTTAATAAGAAAGATTCTAATTATAAGGAAACTTCTAAAATTATTGGTATTCAGTTTAGTATTCTATCTCCCGATGAAATTCGTAATAGTTCAGTAGCAGAAATTACTAGTAGAGATACTTATATTAATAATAAGCCTGTAATTAATGGTTTGTTTGATCCACGTATGGGTGTATTAGAACCTGGATATATATGTCCTACCGATGGCCTAGATTATATTAAATGTCCAGGTTATTTTGGTCATATTGAATTAGCTAGGCCATTATTTTACATCCAATATCTTACAACTATTATGAAGATTGTTCGTTGTACCTGTGTTAAATGTAGTAAACTATTAATTAATAAGGAAGAATATAAGTATTTGCTTAATATTCCAAATGAAAAAAGATGGAATTATGTTTTCAGTATTGCTAGTAAAATTAAACGTTGTGGTGAAGATACTAACGATGGTTGTGGTTGTCTACAACCCATTAAATTAAAGAAAGAGGGTTTGTCAACATTGATTGCAGAATGGGACGACATTGGTGAAGATGAAGAAAAACTAAATATGATAATGACTCCAGAAATTGTTCTAAAACAGTTTAGACGTATTTCAGACGAAGACATAACATTTATGGGTTTCAGTCCAATATGGTCAAGACCTGAATGGATGATTTGTCAGGTATTAGCAGTTCCACCACCAGCAGTAAGACCTTCTATTAAACATGATTCACAGCAAAGAAGTGAAGATGATATTAGTCACATTATTGTTAATATAATTAAAACAAATAAAACTTTGCAAGAAAAAATAGAATCAAATGCAAATGCAGCAGTAATCAATGATTGGACTGTATTATTGCAATATTATATATCAACGTTGGTTGATAATAAAATTCCAGGAGTAGCTGCTCATGCTCAACGTTCAGGTCGTCCACTGAAATCTATTAAAGACCGATTGAATGGAAAAGTTGGTCGTATTCGTGGAAATTTGATGGGTAAGCGTGTTGATTTTTCAGCACGTTCAGTAATTACACCCGACCCAAATCTATCAATTCAAGAATTAGGTGTTCCAGAAAAAATTGCAATGAACCTATCATATCCGGTGCGTGTTAATAAATTAAATATTTCGTTCTTGGAAAAACTAGTTAAAAATGGACCAGATGTTCATCCTGGTGCTAAAATACTGGAACGTAAAAATGGTGATAATATTTCATTGAGATACGTTGACCGCGATTCTCTTGAATTAAATATAGGAGATATTGTCCATCGTCATATGATGAATGGAGATCCTGTCCTATTTAATCGACAACCAACACTTCATCGAATGTCTATGATGTGTCACAAAACGGTTATTATGCCAAAAGGTGATACATTTCGCATGAATGTTGGTGATACAAAACCATATAACGCTGATTTTGATGGCGATGAGATGAATATGCATATGCCTCAAGATATTGAATCTGCGTCTGAACTTAGAAATTTGGCTGCGGTTCAATGGCAAATTATTAGTCCAGCAAATAATAAATCGATTGTTGGTATATTCCAAGATTCGCTACTTGGAGCATATCGTCTAACAAGAGAAAATATTAATTTCACACATCGGGAGGCTATGAATCTTCTTATGCTACACAATAATGTAGATGTATCAAAAATGCCTAATACAGATACGATTAATAGTTTTGAATTGCTTTCACAAATAATGCCCCCTATTACATTGAAACATAAAACATCTCAATATGGTGACAATGATGATTATAAAACATCAAATTCGGTTCTAGAAATTGAAAATGGTAAATATATGCGTGGTCAACTAGATAAAGGAACATTTGGTGATAATTCTCGTGGACTACTACAAAGAATTTGCAATGATTTTGGCAATAATTCATGTGCCAATTTCATAGACAATATTCAAAATATTGTAACCGAATATATGAAAACAAGCGCTTATAGTGTAGGTATTAGCGATTTGATTGCTGATGACACTACGAACGAATCAATTGCACAAGTAATTACATCAAAGAAAAAGGATGTTCATTCGCTTATTGACCAAACTCATCTCGGTATTTTTGAAAATAAAACAGGTAAAACTAATGATGAAGAAATAGAAACACAAATTAACAACATATTAAAACAAGTAGAAAACGACGCGGGTAAAATTGGTAGAAACAGTTTGAATATAGATAATCGTTTCCTTATTATGGTAAATGCCGGTTCTAAGGGAAGTCAACTTAATATTTCACAAATGATTTCTTGTCTAGGACAACAAAACGTTGATGGTAAACGTATTCCATATGGATTTGATAATCGAACTTTGCCTCATTTTAATAAATTCGATGACTCACCTGAAGCAAGAGGATTCGTTGAAAGTTCGTTTATATCAGGTCTAACACCTGAAGAACTATTCTTCCATGCAATGGGTGGACGTGTTGGTCTTATTGATACAGCAGTAAAAACTTCTCAGACAGGTTACATTCAGCGGCGTCTAGTAAAGGGATTAGAAGACCTGAAAGTCGAATATGATATGACTGTAAGAAATAACAAAAATAAAATCATTCAGTTTACATATGGTGACGATGGTATTGATCCTGTTCACGTAGAAGGCCAAGTATTGCCTCTTGTGAACATGACTATCGAAGAAATATATGCTCATTACCAAATGCCTACAGGTAATAGTAAAGATATATTTAATACAGCTTATACTAAACCTACGCTAACACGTATGAAAAAACAAAAAGAAAAATTAAATGACAAATGTAAAAATCTTATTGAAAAAATGATCGATTCCAGAGAGAAAATAGTCAAAAATGTTTTCAGAATGAGAGATAATAAAGCAGTAAATATTCCGGTTGCTTTTCAACATATTATTAACAACGTAAAGGGACAACAAAACATAAATATTAATTCAATGGTAGATATTACACCTATGGAAGCGTTTGACATTATTGATGAAGGTTTTAATAAAATTAAAGCATTATATTATGTTAATCCGACAGAACTGTTTGAAGTGATGTATTATTATTATCTAACACCGAAAGATTTACTTATGATAAAGCGATTCAACAGAACAGCTCTTGAATTACTCATCGAACAAATCATACTGCAATATAAGAAGTCAATTGTTGCTCCTGGAGAGATGGTCGGCATTATAGCTGCACAAAGTATTGGAGAACCTACAACACAGATGACTTTGAATACATTCCATTTTGCTGGTGTTGCTAGTAAATCTAATGTAACACGTGGTGTTCCTCGTATTGAGGAAATATTATCACTATCAGAAAATCCAAAGAATCCATCTTGTACTGTATTTATGTTACCTAATGAGGAAGAAGAGCAAGAAAATGCTCAAATAATTATGAATAAATTAGAAAATACTTCATTGAAGAATCTAATTAATTCGGTAAAGATTTGTTTTGACCCAGATGATTTGAATACATTGATACAGGACGATGTTAATATGATTACACAGTTTAAAGATTTTGAAAGTATGATTGATGGTTGTGATAAACAACAATCAGATGATAAAGAAAAATCTAATTGGATTATTCGTATTGACCTCAATATCGAAGAAATGCTCAATAAAAATATTACAATGGAAGATATAAATTTTGCTATCAAAAATGTATATGGTGAAGAACTTGATTGTATATATAGCGATTACAATGATGATAACCTAATATTTAGAATTAGACTTAATAGTGTATTGAATAAAATAAAAGATAAAACGAATAATAGTCCATTGGATCAATCAAATGAAATATATTTGATTCAAAATTTCCAAGACCAATTGTTAAACAATCTTATTTTGAGAGGTGTTAAAAATATTAGTCGTGTAATTCCTAGAAAAATAACTGATAATGTGAAGGAACAAGACGGAAAATATGTGAGAAATGACATATGGGTTCTTGATACAGTAGGAACGAATTTACTAGATATACTCAGTCTTGATTATATTGATAGCACTAGAACTGTTACAAATGACATTCAAGAAATATATAGAGTATTAGGTATTGAAGCAGCACGCCAATCGATATTTGATGAAATTTCAGAGGTAATTGAGTTTGACAGTACCTATATTAATTACCACCATCTCAGCGTATTATGTGATAGGATGACTTGTAATGATAAAATGGTTTCAATCTTTAGACATGGTATTAATAATGATGATATTGGTCCTATTGCCAAAGCATCTTTTGAAGAAACTCCCGAAATGTTTTTGAAAGCAGCACGCCATTCGGAATTAGATATTATGCGCGGTGTATCAGCAAATGTAATGTGTGGTCAAGAAGGTTATTTTGGTACAAGTGCTTTCCAGGTTATGTTAGATTTGGATAAATTTACTGAATTAAATGAAGAAAAATGGGAAGATGAAAATACCGATTCTATTATAGATCAAGGATTTGGTGATGTTATGCAGAGCGATGACCCATGCTCAATTTCAAAAATATCAATACAAAATAATACACAAATCATTAGTGGAGGAGATATTGGCGACGATAATGATTACGATCCAGGATTTTAGTAATTAAAATAAATAATATAAAATAACTCTATTATATTATATTATCATGAATAGTTTCACAATTATTTTATCTAAATTTTTAAATAATATTATTATTGAAGATAATAAAAAAATAATTCATAATAATAATTACTATGAATATTTTTTTTTACAACAATTTGATAATAAGAAAGTTTATGATTCTAAATTACTAGATTATATAACTCATAAATATAATACTTTGAAAAAACAAGTATTACAATCATATTTTTTGAATGATGAACGTAAAGATTATTACTTAAATATATTTTATAAATCTCAAAAAATATATAATTTATTATGTCGTGTTGCTAGAAAATATAAAATAAAAAAATCTATTAAATTTGACAATAATAGTTCTGATTTATGTTTAAATGATATTAGTGATTTTTCTAATGATTCAGTCATTAATATCTATATTGATTTGGCCAGAACTACATACACATTTCGGATTTCAGATATAATTCAAATAACAAACACTGCATTAACATATTCACCTGGATTCTTTGCAGAACCACATCATATTAAAAATCCATATACAAATGTAGTATTTACCTGTAGTGAATTATATAGTATTTATTTCAAAATTAAAAATTCAAACTTTATTATGCCTCAGTTTTTTCATCAATATTTTTTAAATAATTTTAATTTGCTTAGCTATACTATTAAAAATGAAACATTAATACGCGAAGAAGCTATAAAATCATTTATAAATAATGCAACTATGTTACAAAAATACAAATATATAATCAAAATGATTGTTGAATTTAATGATAATTATAGCTTTAATTCTATCGATAAAGATTTTCCTAAGAAAAAATTAGTAGATGCATTTTCCTTTTTGTTAAATGATTATTTAACATATGAATTTTCTTTAATATCGTCACTACGAAGATATTCAAAATTAAATATTAAACATGAACTTTCAAAATTTAAAAAAAACAATCCTAGTTTTGGTAGAAAAATAATAATTAAAAAGTATAATTATGATGTAAATAGTGTTTTTATATTTGGTAAAACCAATATTAATTATATTAGGGTGTATAAATTTATAGATACTGTGAATAAAGAAAGTTCATATGCTATTGTAAATAGACAAAACACTCGAAAAAGTAAAAATTCTTTAATTAGGAGAAATAAGAGAGATAAAAAATATAAACGTCAACAATATACATATGATTTGGATAAATTCTTTACATGGAAAATGGATAATGTAATATACAAACATACATTGTTTTATAAACTAATAACTAAATTAAATAATAATTTTACCAATAAAATAAATATTTTAATAGCTGATTATTGCAATGTTAGTTCATTTAATGTTAATATTGTTAATACGAACATTTTGAATAGAAATAATTTGTATAAACATAATTTACGTAATGCTACAAATACATTAGTTCCTACAAATACATTAGTTCCTACAAATACATTAGTTCCTACAAATAAAATTATATTTATAGAAAATCAAAACGATGAAAATACTAATTCTGTAAATGACCCACAAGATGAAAGTATAGAAGAATCGGATAATGAAACATTATCACAAGAGGAATCATCTGACAATGATGAAGAAGAAGATGAAGAAGATGAAACACAAACAAATATGTATAATGGATATCTAAGTAACTCTAATAATTCTAAATAATTACATTAAATTATATTTTTTTTTAATTTCTGAATCATTATGGTGACAATTTATAGGAAGAGCAATATATGTTCGTCCATTTAAATCACAATCTCCTGTGGCATGAAGAATATACTTTTGGTTTTTTTTATCCGATCGTTCTTTTATTTCAATTGGTGTTCTACTCCAGACTTTTGTTTTATTTAAATCTCCAATTTCATTATAATTATATTTGATGTAATTATTCATTTTATTGATATAATATATTGTTGATATTTTATATCAATTTATTTTAATACAGTTTTTTTATCTGTTTTTTTAACAGAAGCTGGGGTTTTCACCTTCCTTTTTGTTTGTTTATATTTTTCAAACATTACATTAAATATATCAGGTTTTATATTTCCAGTAATTTCATTTTTAAATGATTGCGTTAATCGTGATAAGGGAATTTTTAATTTACTACCGTCTAATATTACTAATTTATACATTGGTTTCATTTTAACTTGTTCAAAATAAATGAAATAATATTCGGTCTTTTCATCACTTACGTATATTTTTTTAGATTTATTTTTCACTTTTACACATTCTTGTAAATTTGCATCTGAAAATAAAACAAGTGGTATTTTAAAATGATTTGTTAATATCAATATATCTAAGTTGCTTATATAATAATCTTTATTATTTACCATATCATCAAATGTTATAGTTTTGTTTCGTAATGTATTTACATATTTTTTCTTTCCCTGTTCAGATAATATATTTAAAATAGATTCTAAATATTTTTTACTTAGTTCGTTATAATTATCACTTAATATATCTTTTACATCTTTTTCCGTTATTAGAGATAATGTATTGTCTACCATACCTAATAATTTAATTAATAATTTAAATGCACATGTTGGTGAATCTTCAGTATATTCAATATATCGACTATCTTTCGGAAAATTTTTGAACCAACGCCCGTGTAATTTTATAGAAGGTTTTAATTCACAATCATTTTCATCATTATTAATAGAAACGCTATTTACTTCATTTGAATATTTTTGACTTTGTATGGGCTGTGTTGTATCAAATGTATTTTTAGTTACATATTTATTAGATTGAGTTTCTCTAATATCTTCGAAATATTCGTTTGATAATAAGGATTCTAGTAAAATAATTTCATTATCATGTAGATTATAATCGATATTCGATAAAGTAATAAATGATTTTGGTTCAAATATAAATGATTTTATTCTATTATAACGAACAAGTTCATCTGATATTTTCCCAAAATATACTTCTTTGTTGTTTTTATTACTTTCACTATTAACTATACTAGTGTTAGGTAACATCATATGTTGTTCATTATTATCATCCACAAAACAGTAAAAGTGTTCATCTTCGTCATTGATATCTCTCTTATAACAGTTTTTAACATCGTCAATATCTAATAATAATTTATCATCCATATCAGTAAATTCAAAATAATCACTTGCCATCTTAATTAATAATGTCTTTATACGTTCTATTTTATCAACATAATAATAATCTTTTGAATTAATAATTTCCTGTATTTTTGTTCGTGTTTCAGAATTTTCGTATTCGCCTAACATAGAACGTATTATATTGCGAAAAATTTTATAAAATCCACTTTCTAATTTAATTCGTTTAATATAATTAATACGTTCAACATCTATATTATCGTCGGTGAAAACTGTCTTATCTACTTCTAAATAATTAGACGATGAAATTGTTTTTAAATCATCATCAAAATTTGGTTCAGGAGGATTAATCGGGATAAATTGATTTGTATCTGTTATAACACCAATTATCATTTCGTCTTCTACTACTTTAATATTAGTTTTTGTATGCAAATCTTGTATTTTATTATTAACATATTTTAAGAACTCTAATGTGTTAGAATATGAATAACCTGTTAAATCATATATCCATATATATTCTATATCATCTAAATTAATAACGGGTGCAGATGGAAAACAGGGAATAATGCCTTTTTTATTATCTTTACTAGCCTCAACCGCAATAACCTTACCATTATAATTAAATATAAATTTTGTTATTTGAAATGATTTAATTCTCAATTTATCAACTAGTTTATTCAACATTATATTTTTTTTAAATTTATAAATATTTGGCATACTAGATAATCCTTCACAATTCTTATATGAATTTTTTATTAGTTCGAAAGTTTCTTTTATATTTGGAAGGGATTGATTATCAAATATTTTTACAGTTTGTTTAAAATCTTTATCTATTTTTCTAGTATAAATTGGTTCAAAGTAATTCTTATTTTTTAATAATATAAATGTTTCTTTTTGATTATTAAATAGAGTTGTAGAATAAGTATTAGAAGGACATAAAATATCTATTTTATCAGTAATATCGTCGTCTATAATTTCTAATATAACCATGTTATATCCTTTGTGTTTAAAACCATCTTCCATACAAATTAAATCCCACAAATAAGTATGGTCAATATATACTTCATTATCTCTCAAGTAAGAGATAAAATTATTATAAGCACTTATTACTTTTTTAAAATATATATTTGATTCTGGACTATTTGATTTAAGTTTATTATATATTTTACTTTTCATAAAATCATCTGTTATATCATTATTTGTGGAATCATCAAATATCCGAATTAAATTACCATTTTGCAATTTTATAAATTTGTCATAGTTAAGAGATTCTATTAATTTTTCTTTCATTTCTACAATAGTAAGTTTTGTATCATCATCGCTTTCTTTGTAAAATACATCTGATATACAAGCAATAAACGATTGTGTCTTATTATTTTCAACACCTTTACGTAAAATGCATTCATGATTTAATCTAAGATTTGTATTATTACTACTAATATAACAGAGCTTATTATCTGTTTTTAAAAATGTTTCAACAGCAGGTGGTAAATAACCATATCTATTTTCTTGTAATGGAAATTTCTCAGGACCTTTAATGTAGTCTTCGTCTATTTTCGTTTTTTTATCAGTATTTTCTGGCTCTAATTCATCATTTTTTTTACATAAATTGCGTCTATCTTTTTGTTGTTTACCAGTAACATTTGAAAAACAACAAGGAGCACATAATCCTTTATTATTAGGATTTGGTTGTAAGTAACCTGGATAATGTTTTTTATAAGTTCCGTCTTTATTGCGATGGTATAGTTTTTCATCAAACTCATAAATATTTGCTCCTTTTGGAATTTTTTTTGCATCTAATGGAATAATATTACCATATTTACCAGACTTAGCCTCTTCCTCTGTTAAACTAGTATTGTGTTTAATACTCCAATAACGTGGGCATATATACCAGTGTTGTTTGTCTGGAGAACTACCATATTGGATAGCAGTTTCATATGAATCAGGATGTTCCTTATCAATTTGTTCTTTTTCTTCATTAGTTAATATAACTGGCTGACGTCTATGAACAGTATTACAAGAACGTGAGTATGCATTTATATTACCTTCATTTTCAAGAACAAATAAATCTTTATCTCTTGATTTCATTCTTTTGGAAAAATAATCACGGAGAGATATATTGTCTAAATTTATTTCATAATTATTATCATTGTTGGAACCCCCACCATAATCATCTGGTAATTCTTCCTTTTCTTCTTCACTTTCTTCTTCACTTTCTTCTTCGCTTTCTTCTTCGCCAAAAAATAAATCTTCATCTAATTCTGTCTCTCTATTATCATCTATATTAGTAAATATTAATTCGTTATTTACTATATCAGGTCTTGTTTCTAATTCTTCATTTACAATATCCTCTACTATTACGGCATCGTCTTCATCCTGTATTTTTTTACATTTATTAACCAAATCAGAATTCTGCGATATATTTATTAATACATCTATATATTTACTTATTGTTCTAATATAATTTATATTATCTATTCCGATTACACTTATACTTATATTGTTATATGTATCCTTTTCTATGAGGGTTTTAAAACCAGGACTTGGTTTTGTTTTAATCTTACTACTTGAAAATGCATTTTGGACCGCCTGTAAAGATGAAATAACCGAATTTAATTTATCCAATGCTTCGCTTTGTTTCAAACTAAAATTATTTTGTAATATTTCAACAATTTCATCTCCATTTTTACCTTGATTTATTAAATCGCTAATCAATGCTTCTTGGTCATCCATTTCATTATAATTTTCAACTCTTTTATATCTCATTTCGGCTCCTTGAGAGACATCAAACTTAGAAACTCTAAATACACTAGACACACAATGCATTATTTTTTTCAAATCAATAACTTTTTTAATATTTAATTTATAAAAATATTCTAGGTCAATTATTTCAATATTTGAGTCTTCGATGGATTCAAAATTATTAATTCTATACCCACTCTGTAATATATATTCTTTTATTTTATCGATAACTGAGTTAACGGATTCTTTTATTATTTTATCAATATTATCATAAGGACTATCAAATTCTATATTAATTATTATATCACCATTTGCAATAAATTCACAAATAACAGGTATGTTATTATTTTCAAATAAATATTCAATATATAATGATACACATTTAGATGTACCTATATTTTTAATTAATCTAAATATTTTAAACTTATCTAAATAAGGAATTTTTTTTCCATTTGTTGCCAATTTGTTAGAATATAAACGATACATTTTTTCTTGTTTTTTTCCAGGATTATATTTAATTAATGGAATTTGTTTCGTAGTATTTACTAATTTGAAAACAACATCTAATGGTAATTTAAAAGAACTATCTGGATGAATTACAAATTTAATCGATTTAATTCCTTTTTCCAAATATGATAGATTTGTTTTGTTTGTTGAATATATTTCGTTTAAATACTCTAAATTATATATTGACTGTTTAAATTTTTCAGTTATCATATTATTAGTGTCAATTAAAAACTCTTCCTTATTTTTTGTAAGCATATTTTGAGATTTTATATTTTTATCAAATAAAAATGGATAATATATTTTAATGGTTGATAACTCAGACAAATTATTTTCAATTACATATTCTAATACATCATCAGCAATACACATATAAATTGTATTATCAAAAGAACCGAAATTCATTAATAAATTATTATTTGTAGTAGTAACGATATTGTTGGCGTTTTGATCCAAAAAATCATCATATTCAGTAACGTCGTATGGATTTACAAAATGAGGAAATTTTGTATCTTTTAATACAAATTTATGACTTATGGATTTATTTACAAAGAACTCTCTATCATTTATTTTTAAATCCATAATATCATTGAAGGAATATCCTTCTTTATCATGTAGTGTTTCTAATAAATTTGTTTTATTAATATTGTGTAGAAATTCTGTTAATCTTATTTTAGTTAACTCTAATTTATTATTTTGTGTTAAATTTTGATAGACATTATTTGCATTCAAACGTGTATTTTGTTTTATAAATAAATACATTTCATAAAATGAAAAATTTACATTTGTTGCCAACAATATTTTTTTTTTTATTGTTTCTATTGTATCATCATTATTTATAGTTTCATTTATAAATTCAACATTGGTTTCTTTTCCAATATTGTTTTCCAGATAATCGGCATCAAATATACTTGAAAATGTAGTATCTTTTGGATTTTCTTTGAAAAGTTTATTTAAGTATTCTTTATCGTATTCAGCACCTTGTAATTTATTTCCAATAAAAACATATAAATTTATAATTTCGTTATTTTTTAGATGTGCTACTTTATATATTTGTGTCATTTGTATATAAAAGTATATTATAAATTATTTTATTGATTATGATTTATAAAATAATATGTGCTATGTGTAATCAGAGAGGTATTGGTAAAGATGGTGAATTGCCTTGGAAAATAAAGGAAGATTTAAATTTTTTTTCTAAATTAACTAAGGGTAATAAAAATAATGCTGTTATTATGGGAAAAAAAACATGGATTAGTTTAAAAAAATATTTACCTGACCGTGATAATTTAGTTTTGACTACTTCTATAACATTAGATGAAACACATGATAATAATATAGTTAAATCTTTTAAAAGTATCGAAGATGTAAATGTGTTCTGTGAAAACAAAAATTATGATGATGTTTGGGTAATCGGTGGAGCTGAAATATATAAACAATTTATTGATAAGGATTTATGTGGTCAGTGTATTATTACTTTTATTAATAATAACTATGATTGTGACACCTTCTTTCCTGTTCTAGATAGTAAATGGGTTATTAGTAGTATATTACCTATGGAAACAGAAGAAGAGTTTAGTGTTCAAGTTTGGAATGTAATCAAAGCTTAATTATATGCTTTTATAATCTCTTTAATACTTGATTGTTCATCGTCCATAATTATATATCTAAATGCATTTTTGAATTTAATGTTTTTATACATTTTTTCTAATTTAAGTTTGACCAACAATATTTCATATATAAATTTTTTAATTTTAATTAAATTATACTTATCATAATCATCTCCTTTTGATTTGCAACACATTTGGTCAATTTGACGCATCGTTTTATTATTAACCGCAAAATGATAAAGAAACCATAATGACCATGTATGACAAAATATGTTTTGTGCTATATAATTATATTCCGATTCTGATACACCTCCTTGTGATTCAAAAGTGCTATTGTTAACTACTATTGTTTTTGGATTAAATGTTAGTGATAATATTTTGTAAGTTTCTGTGTTCTCATAACTTTTTGTAATCGATGAATCGAAATAATGTAATTCCTTTTTATCTTTTTCGTATATAAAACACACATAATGATCTTGATTAGCATCTGGGTCATCATAATTTGGAATAGGAACACCAATCATCCCACATAAATATTTTCTTTCTGTTTCTGGAATTTGTGTTTTATAAACAGGAACAATATACTTTCTAATATTCTTTGTATTATTTAATTCAATATTTTCAATACTATAATTGATTTTTTCTAAATCATCTTTAAATTTTTTTTTTCCTCTTACCTCATAATCCATAAAAGAATTGTGAAAATAACAATATGGAACGATTGTATAATCACTATGATTTCCGATAACATTTTTAATATGATTTGAAATACTTGTACTATTTAAGACTTCTGCGTATAGTTGTGACGCAAATAATACAGGATGTGTTTCATGAACTATGTTATTCAAATAACTCATAATTAACAAATATATTTTTATTTTTAAAATATATTTGTATAAGTTATTCAATTTTATTTATAAATCATAATAAGGATTATCGACAATATCCGTACCACAATATCTACGACTATTTTTTTTATAATCCTCGGGTTTATATACTCCTATTTCATCTGCTTCTTTTAGAAGAAACTTAAAATTATTCCAAAACTCTTCTGTATGACCTATGCTTTTAGTGGCAACGTGTGATAATTCGTGGGTAGCTACAAACATTAATGTATTTTCGTCTATTAATTTACCATTTCTTTTTTCAGTATTTAAACAAAATGCTATTTTCTCTCCTTTATTTTCACTATATGCTGTATACTCACTTGTAGGTAGTGTTTCACTAATTTTTTTTGGATTATATCCTTTCACTAATCTCTTTACATTCTCTCTATCTGGGTATTTTTCTTTTACATGTTCCACTAGGGTATTCATTTTGGTATTTATATTTGCCAACAAATTAGCAGCTAATTTTAATTTACTTCTATCACGGACACAATATCGTTTTCCATCAACATCTGATATGATACATTTTAAATTCAAATATTCTGATTCTTGTATCATTTTATAAGCAATTACCAATACAAATGCTATTAAAATATAACCTAAAATGTTGATCTTCATATATATTAAATCAACATTTTAACGAAAGTGTGTTTTATATTTATTGAACCCGTAATCCTGTTGTGTCTTGCTCGTGAGTGCTCTGTAACCAAGGACCGACGTCTACTTTTTGAATAGAAGGGTCAGCACGGAGCTGTAAATTAGCATTACCACGCGAACCACCAACAGTATCAATGCCGATGTGGTGGCCCGATTTTAACATATTAACATTGGTTAAATCACCACCAGCACCTTGTAACGAAGATTCGTTCGATGATTTGGGTAGTAATTCATTAGGGGAGATTGTGTCTACCGGAGTACCCTTTTTCTCTTCAACGTTATTACTTTGAACAGGCGAATATTGGACTTCATCAACGGCCTGAGGAACAACGCCCGGACTTAACGGAGGGGGGGTAACACCACCATTCATGTTATCAGTAACATTCGATTTTCTGGTGGAAAATTGACCAATTGCAACTAATAGAACTAATAATCCTAAAACAGCAATTACGTGATTTGTTTTTATGAATTTCTTGAGATTTTTGAACAACTTCATTATATAAATTAAAAAATAAAAAATTTTTATAATTTATATACTTTTTGCTAAAAACCATTAACTTCATCATCCGTATAATCTTCCGAATCAGAATCTTCAATATCATCCAAAACATATTGTGATTTTATTCTTTTTGCTTCTAGAAAAGCTTCTATTGAAGCTGCTCTCATTTTTTTTGCTTTATTACGAGCAACTTTATATATTTCTTCATATATTTCCTTAGGATTTCGAATCGAAATAAAATCATCTCCATCTGGATTAATATTAATTTCTTCTAAACCTGTATCGGATTTTACTAAACTATCACTTTCTTCATAGTCTAATATACTTTTATCATCAGTATCCTTAATACTATCAGAATGCTTAATAGTATCCTTAATACTATCCTTTTCATGTAAATCACTATTGTCTTGATTAACTTCACTTGTTATAACATTATTTCCTACAACTTGTGTATCAGTTTCTTCATTAAATTCTTTATCAGGTTCTTCACTAGGTTCTTCATGAAGTTCTTCACTAGATTCTTCACTAGGTTCTTCATGAGATTCTTCATCAGCTTCTTCACTATTTTCTTCACTAGGTTCTTCATCTGGTTGTTCTTTAATGACTTTGTTCTGTGTTACACCTTCGTCATGTTGTGACTGAACAGTATGTATAATATTTTCATCTGTTTTAACCTTATTGTTATCATTAGGTATATTATCTTTCTTAATCATACATGTTTGCATGAGTTCAGGTTCTTTATTTAGTATCATTGATTGAACTAATTTAATTTCTATATCAAAGCTTTTACTAGTAAATTTAATACCTTCAATCTTAATAAGAGGAATTATATTGACTGTGTTTGTGATGCTGTCAACAGATAATTTAATTTCATCTTCATTGTAAACCATACATTTTCCAGTATTTGTTGTTTTATCTAAATCTAAAAAAGTTCTAATTAACAAATTTTTACCTGATTTATATAATCTATACACAGGAGACATCATACTCTCTATATCATCTTCGGTTATTTCAGATGTGAACCATATTTCTTTTTTATCATTTATTTTTCTTTGAAGATATTTTTCTAAAGCTAATATCCATTCTATTAAATCATCACACAGATTTTTATTATACATTAGGTCACAATATAATCCTCTGTTTGTTTTAACGATTCCTTGTTTTGTTGTACATTTTGGTAACTGTATGTAAAATGGTTTATCTTGTTTATTTACAATTCTTGTAAAATAAGAACCTCCTTGGACTGGTTGAGGATTGTCTAAAGTAAATAAATTAAAATCAAACTCTTTCGAAGGTTTATATATATCCATTAAAAGTCTAATAGATAATATAGCTATTATTAACACGCATTAAAGTAAAATAATATTTTTGTTGATTATATTAATATGAAAGAAGCTTTGATAGATCAATGTTTAGAAATATTAAGACGTCATGATGTTAAATCTGAATTAAAAAATTTAATGACTCCTTTAATTGATATGATACTAATAGAATTATATCCGTATATATATTTGTCCCTTATATTTGTTATTGTAAGTTTTTTACTTCATTTAGGAATTTTTATTTTATTGCTTCGTAATAAATCGAATTTTCGTATATTGTGATATTTTCTAACATTATATTATAATGGCAGGTGATTTAGGATTGTTAAGTCAAATGGGTGGTCGTAAAAGACGTTACAAGACAGGAAAGAGAAAATCTAAGGCCGGTAAGAGAAAAACAAGACGTGTGAAAAGAAAATCGATGAAGGGTGGTAGTTCGATGGCTAATGCACTTCTTCCATTAGGTCTTCTTAGCCTTCAGCAATTTTTTATGAATAAATCACGCAAGAACAAATCTATTATTCCTAAAAAAATTAAGAAAACATTAAAACTCTAAATATAATAAGTTAAAAAATATAAATATTATTTTGAATTATACCATATAATGGAAGAATTTCAAAATAATATAAAGCAATGGGTTACTATTGATAACAATATTAAAACATTAAGTGAAAATCTAAAAGATTTAAAAGCAGAACGTTCTCAGATTAGCGACAATATATTAAATTTTGTCGAACAAGAAAATTTAAACACGACTACAATACAAATAAATGACGGTGCTCTTAAATTCACAAAAACCAAACAGACGTCTAATCTAACATTATCTTATGTAAAAGAATGTTTAGAAAAATGTATTTCAAATGAAGACGATATAAATACTATTATGAACGTAATTAAGACATCGAGAGAAAGTAAATATTCAAATGAAATAAAACGTAGTTATAAAAACTAAAAATTAGAACTATATTATATATGTCACTTGGAATTAATGATTTAATCATATCAAATAATAATAATGAAACTATTTGTGGTGGATTTAAGATTAATAATTTATTATTAAATTCTAATAATCCAGCTTTTGTAACATTAAATAATAATAAAATAATAGACAATAAAGTTAGTTCATTATTTAATGATTTGGCTGTTCCTACCGGATTATTATATATTCAGGAAAAAATGAATCCATCACGAAAAGAAAATAGTGATGCTGTTATTGAAGATAGTTTATATAATAAATTAGTAAGTTTAGCAGAAACAAAGCCTAAAAACAAATCACGTAAAAGGCTAAAACTCAACTTTAAAAAAGGAACTAAACAAAGAACTAGTAAAATAAAAAGAAATTATTAATATTTTGTTTTATTGAGTGGAATATAATTTAAATTATATTGAAGATTATTCCTTTTTTTCCGTGTGCCATTTCTTAAACTTTCACGTTTTTTTGCTCTGTTATTGTTATTTTTAGAAGGAGCCTTTATAAACGGAAATGCTATATTTTTATTTATTAATTTTCTAGAGAAGTTTTTTTGTTTGTTCATTGATATATTTTTAATGTCGTTATCAATGATATGAAAAATAAAATTATCATTTGTTAATGAATTTATATTGTTCATATTTAGATACAAACACAATAATAACAGTTTCTTAAACATAATAATTAATATTAATAATTCTTTATTATGTTTAAAATATACTCCAATTTTCATGATTAAATGGAGCTAATAATATATCTGGTATTTTTGTTTTCCAATAATCTACTTTCTTATTGAACTCTATCTCTTTTTTCGTCCTAGGATATAATGGTGTATCTGCCATTAATTGTGCTTCTTTCGGTGTAATATTATGTTTGTAGCCATAACAATTAATACCATACCTAATATCTGGATTTGCAATATAACCTCCATTTATTCCAGGACGCCCACAATCATTTTCATGACCTTCTATGTCTTGTAATTTTTCCCATTTTTCTAATTGTGTAGGAAATAATGCCATTTGACCTTCTGACCATCCATATCCACACCAATCGGCACCTTTATCATACGCATCACTAAGTTCTTGATATGTTGCTAGTCTCGAACCACGTGCTTTACATATAGCTTTCGCGGTTTCGTAATCATACAAATTATCAGGTATATGATATACTTCCTTAGGTTGCACCTTTTTAACTTTTTTAACACCATCTGTATCTACTACTATTTCAACCTCTGGAATGTTACCAAATAAGTTTTTAATACTGGTTATTACATCAACGTTAAATATATATAATACACCATTTAACAAAATAAGTAGCACAAATATAGACCATAATAATAATTCTAGTAAATATTTTCCACCACTATTATCATTACTACTTGAATCTGACACGCCCTCGGTAACTGATTTAACACCTTCTGTAACCGTTGACAAAGAATCACTTAATGGTGATTCCTTTTTGGGAATAATTTTATTGCCTAAAGATGAAAATAAGAAAATATATCCCAATAACACTATTACAAATATAATTAAAAAAGCATTTTCTTTCATTATTTTTAATAAAATATTTAAAAAGCCCTCTGTTTCAGCGGGTTTTATTTCAGAGTCGTTATCATTTTCGACATTATTAATATCGTCGTTGTTATTATCGACGTTGGTATTTTCGACGTTGTTATTTTCGACGTTGGTATTTTCGACGTTGTTATTTTCAATATCTGTTGACTTTATTGTTTCATCATTAGTTTCTGTATTATTCATATATATATTATTAATTAAATTTTTTTTTCCTATAGAAAAAACAATATGATTGCGATGTTATTATTTCAGAATCCGATACTTCGTTTACCATTGTATCATTAAAATTATACCATTTTCCATTAGCATTCTTGATGACGGCTGTATAATGTCCTCCTTCTGAAATACCTGAATGATTACATATTCCAAATAATTCATATATATACTTTTTTTTATCATAACCGTAAACATATTTTATTAGATTAAAATCATCCAAAGGAGCTTCTACTATTTTATGAATCTTGTTGCCATGATCATTCCATCTTTTTAAATCTATTATCAATACTTCTGGTAAGCTCCAAAATATAATCCCACGATATACGTCTTCTTTCTGATTCGTATTATCGTTCATCCATGCATCTTCACCAAATAATTCTTCTTTTTTGCAATACTCATCAATACAATCATATAATGATGGTGTTTCTTTATTAGGTGGTATTGGTAGACTTAAAAATGAAAATGGTTCTGGTCTATCTGATAAAATAGTATCCGTTTTCGAAGTTATACGTGAAATGTGAATTCCGTAAAATATATCTAATATTTCAGAATATTCATTTTGATACATTGTTTTCATCATTTTATAACAATCAATTGCTAATTTATCAGTATCATTTTTAGCGTCTCCTGATATTTCCATTTCAACCTCTCTTGACAAAGAACTATGAAAACAGTCAATAATAAATATTAAAAATTCCTGAATATCATTTTGATTATATCCAGAAAAAATATCGCGTTTTTTTAAAATAGAAACTTGTTGAACAGCGTTAACAAAACCATGTGGAGCTATTGTACAGTTGCTACTCCACATTAGTTCTCTCAATTTATCCCATTCTAATAATAATATAGTATCTATTTTATTATTTTTATTTAATTTTTCCTTATAATTATTATCTTTTAAAAAATCATTTAATTCATATGTATGTGATAATATTTGCATACAAGCATTTAGATAACAACTATTTCCCACATTTGCTAAACCAGTTAATCCTTTATTTTGATATTCAGAATAAAAATTACTCATATTATATTTCTTATAGTTATATTTAAACATATATTTAAACATATTTTAAATATATATCTTACATATATATGTCGTATGATAGCTACATTGAAAATATAAACGAATCAAGACGATTGATGAATAATATGATTAATTTGATGAATAATCAAGAGAGAAATATGAGAATTATTATTAATAACAATAATCGAAACAATAACAGAAATAATAATTCAAATAATAACAGAAATATTTGGGATAATTATTTTCTTGTCTCTGATCCATTTAATTATTCTCGTAATACAAGCATACAGCTTACACGTGAAGAATTGAATCGTTTAAATTCTATTAATGTTACTAGACCTTTAAATAATAGTTCTACATCAAATATTCCTACAAGAAATCAAATAAGTAGAGCTACTAATACTACTCTATTTTCTAATATTGTTAATCCCTCTAATACTACATGCCCTATTAGTCGTGATAGATTTAACAGTAATGATACTGTTACACAAATAATTCCTTGTGGACATATTTTTACTAGTAATAATTTACAACAGTGGTTTACATATCATTCTGTTTGTCCTATGTGTAGATATGATATTAGAAATTATAACCCATCTACATCAAATACAAATAGGTCTAATTCTAATAGGTCTAGTTCTAATAGGTCTAATAGGTCTAATTCTAATAGGTCTAATTCTAATAGGTCTAATAACTCACTCACTAGTAGTTCAATAACCTTGGACAATTTAAATAATATTGCTGAACAAATTGCCGGTGATATATTAAATAACGTTACAGATGCATCTAATAATAATGTATCATTAGAATATTCGCTATATACTCCTTATAATAGCACAAACATAATTCCTATTTTCAACAGAGCTTTAAATAATAGAACTACTATTGACCCTTCATTAAACTTATTATAAAAAATATACAAAATTTATAATAAATTAAAGATTATTTATATGCAAAACATTTATTAATTTGTCTATCATTATTTTTCATATTATTAGTTACAGTTAAATATTTGTCAAATAATAGTTCTTTAACTTCTTTATTTCGTAAATCTTCTAACTTTTTTTTATATTTATCTTCATCTTGATATTCTAAACGAAGTTTTTTTATTTTTTTTGTCCACTTTCTAGTAGAATAACCCATATCATTTTTACTATCGTATATTTTTTCCAATACAAGAGCAAATACCTGTTGTATTGGTTTCATAAGTTGATTTGTAATATAGAATGAATAATTGATTTTTACCTTGTTAGCTAGAATATATTCTGGTGTTTCGATTTTCTCTCCTTGAAGAGCCTTCTTATTAGGATTTTCTATGTAAATATATGCTACTCGGTCACCAACACTAGGCTTATTTCCAGGATCACGTTTTCCTATTCTATCTGCTAAAACCTTATGTGCTATTTGATCTGGGTTTTTATATCCACTGCGAAGTGACTTGGTTATAACTAGTTTGTCCATTGCATATTTTTCTTTCACAATGTCTTGTAAACAATTATCTAAAAATTCTACGGCCTTATTAATGTCTTGTTCTTTCATCAATATATCAATAATTCCACCATATACATCTTTTACAATGGGAGCATTATCACGCCTTTTTAGAACTATACCCATAGATTTACGCTTTGATTTATTCGGGTCTTCTTCAAATAACATTCCTACATATCGTTTTTTTGACAACAAACAGAACGGTAGAAAGGTTTTTTCATACTCTAAATCATGCGGATTCTTAAGAAACTTACTCGCCAACTCTCCTGCCTGTTTAGCCAACTCAATCGTTATTTCTAATGCCTTTTTATCAATTATAGGTTTATTATTTAGGTCTGTTAAATTAAATTTGAAGAATACCGAATCTGTGTCACCATATACATATTCTGCGTTTGTAATCACTGTTCCGTATTTTGTTGTTTCCATTTTTTTATTTTTATATGCTTCCTCTATAACTCGTTTAGCATATGTTAGTAATTTGCGGCCAGTAGCTGTAGTTGAAGCAGCACAATCTTTTTCATAAAATGAACTAGTTTTTGCGCCTGTTTGACCATATAATGAATTTGCTGTTAATTTAATACTTAATTGTCGTTTGTCTAGCACATTTTTCATAAAATCATCTTTTTGTTTTGGAATTAATTTACGTGTTGATTTTCTTGCATGTAGCAATTCTTCTAATATAGAAGGCATAACTGCTTTACCGTCTGGAAACTGTGCAAAACGACACGTTTTATATCCTGATTTTACTTTTTCCATTGCTGCTTTTGGATTTCCATTCTTTCGTTGCCATCTAAAAGTATCATACGTAATGTCCACATATTTATAATTAGGTAGATTATCATATATATAATTTCCTTCTTCGTCTTTTTCACCTGTATCTTTAATTAATTCCCAATCTAATGTATATTCCTTTGTCCACACTTTACTATCGTGTGATATGTTCTCACTAATCATTGATGATGGGTAAAGAGAACTATAATCAACACATGCTACTGGTTCATTCAAGTATAAGTCACACTTTGGTTCTAAAACAATCGCTCCTTCAAACCCTTCATTATCATAACCCTTTTCAATAACTGGAATCAGTGTATTTTTTTCTCTACATTTTTTTGCAATATAACTTGTTAGTTTAATTCCTTGGCCTCTCATTACCAAGAAATCCAAGGGTACACTACAAAGGTTGGCCATCTCTACAAAACCAGTTACTACATCTATTTTTCTCATTAAATGATGAACTAAGTTACAATCCTGAATACAATATTTTGCAATCAATGATCGCTCATGTGGTCCTTCATTTGTCATCCTAAAAATATCTTGAGGTGTCACATCATCCTTTGCTAAACCCCATCTGACCTTTTTACTCATATCAGGTCTTTCATTACCATTAATATAAAACGAACCTTCTTCATAATTAATATCAAATACTTCGAATTTTTGTCCATCTTTGTATTGGTCTACACTGTGTGCTTCTTCTTCAAAACTAATAAATGTACTATTTTCTAACCCTGTAAGATTTTTACTATAAATTTTTGTTTTATCTTCTTCAAATTCTATTTCTTTTACATAATCACCAATAAAATATCCTGATACGTAATCTAATTTATATTTGGTTAATTGGAATTCGCGTCGAAAATAATTATACAAATCTATTTGCAACCTACCATTCATTTTAACGTATTTAATATCGTGTTGACCACTGGCAATAAATATTGAGTTTTGTTCAATACCTGTAATTTGCTCCATTTTATTTGTATTATTATTCATTTGCCATTTTGTTGATTCGCAATGTTCACCTTTATTTCTTGAAAGCTCTAAAAACTTTTGAACACAATTTAATTCTTGGGCTCTTTCATACATAAATATGTAATCAAAACCAAATATATTGTATCCTATGATTATATCAGGATCTTCATTTTGGATTAATTTTGTCCACGCCAATAACACTTGTTTTTCTGTTTTATAACTTTCGATTACCGAATTCTTAACCTGTGGTAAATGAGAACAACTATTTTTGACTATACAATGATTAAGATATGGTTCAGATTCTCCATATTTGACAAACGTTGTTCCTATAAATGTTACTTCATCACCTTTCAATTGTGGAAACATATTTTCCACATCAAATGATTTTGTTATTTTTGCTAACTTGATATCTCGTTTTATTTTAGTATCGTTTAACCAGTTTAAAATAGTTCCTTTTCGAATATGTTTATCGTTACTGGATTTAAAAATTTTCTTTATGCTTACATCTTCGTTATAATCGGTTGTTTGTCCTTCATCGCATTCTCGTTCATCCTCCTCATTTTCAGGGTCATCACCTATATCACTAATATTTAAATCGTCAAGATTTATTTGAATCCAATTATTAAAAATTACTTCCAATTTGTCTTTTGTTAATTTTTTCTTAGGGTAAACAACATCAATGTCTTCCTCATTGTATCCTTTTATTTTAAATGCAGTATATATCATATTTCGTAATGTTTCAACCGTATCTTTATCGGGATTCCAACGATCAATAATATTAGTTGCTAGTTTTTTATAATTCTTTTTAGCCAACGGAAAATCACCATGACTACTAGAAGCCTCAATATCAAAACTAGCTATTTTATAAGGCACCAAACTTTCCTTATCATTTAAAGCTTTGATATTTTTATAATTAATAGTGTATTCGTATTTACAAGTTGTGCTTTTTTCACGATGAACTACCGTTTTTGATTTAGGTAATTCTATCCAACCTGATGGACTAATCTTGCGAATATGAAACATGCGTAACATCGGTGGTATATTTGCTTCGTAAATATGTGTATTCCAGTAACCTTCGGGTTTTAATTTGCGATTTTTACCCATTGTATACCATAGATTTTTTGCTTTTTTCATAGCAGTTTCATTATTAAATTGGATTAATAAGAATTTATGTTTAATACCACCATCAAAACCGTAAAGTTTTTTTTTATTTACTAGTTTTGAACTAAATATACTATTTTCATAGTATTTACCAATATCATTTCGAAGTATCGATATAAATTCTAACCTATCATTATTTGACCAAGAACTATCTACTTTTACATAGAAGAATGGTGTGTATCCAGTAACCATAATAGATGCAGTTTCTCCTTGCTCGTTAATCCCAAACATTTGAATTAAATATTCATTATTGTCTACTTTTTTCTTAAAATTGTTACTACCATCACTATCACTATCGTTATCGATTTCTTCAGGTTTAGCTTTATCAAGTGGCGAAAATGTTAATAGTCTAAATGTATAACTCATTATTAATAATAATAATCAGATATATATCTAATTCAATTTTAACAATAATATTTAGTAATATTCTTATCTAGAACTAATATAAATGTCTGTATTAAAACATAAAAATGCTGTTTATATTTTTTATATTGTAGTAGCAAGTATTGGATGGGTTACTTCTGCATATGCTAAACATATTGTAGGTAAAATCTCTCCCAACGCGTTAGTTTTATTCGATTTAACAACTAGTTTTATTTTTATTAATTTACTTGTATTATTATTGAATAAAAAAGGAGATCAAAATCCAATCAACGAATTAAGAAAACTATCGAATACTGAATGGCTCGGATTAGCTGGATTAGGTTTGTTCGGTACTTCCGTTCGTGTATTTGCTTCATCTCTTCTTCAATATCATGCAGTAGAAACAATGCGTTTATCTAGTTTTATGATTTCAATGGCAGTGTCGGGTGGTGCAGTATATTTAATGGCTGAACGCGAACTTACCATATACAGAGTGATTGGATTCTTACTAATGACTGCAGGTGGATATATGTTTATGCCTTAATTTTTCGTTTTTTAGTTAGTTTACGTTTACGATTACGTCTACGTTTTTTCGTCCTTCCACCACCTTTCATTTTTTTTGTTCCTTTTTTATTTTTGAAATTTTGCAAGATAAATTTTTTTAAATCTTTAACATTTCTGTTACCATTATATTCTTTTCCTGCTTTACCATTCTGTTTTACTTCCATTATCGTTGGATAACCTGGTATATTTTTTGCACAATCGCTTTGAATATCACTTAATGTATCCGCGTGTACTTCAATTATGTTTAAATTTAACTTAATTCCCTTAAGTTCATCCTTTAACGCATCCCATTGTGGAGCCATTTCGCGACAATGTCCACAAGATGGATGGTAGAATTTAACAAATGATGGTTTTTTCTTAACAATTTCATCAAATTTACTTCCGTTTTCTAAAATACTAACGAACTCCATATATAAAATATCTTTATAATTTATATATGTTTAAAAATATTCAGTTTAAAAATATTCAGTTGAAAAGTATATTTATATTTATAATATTTATCCTTGGTTTATACTATGTAATAAATCAACCTATTATAGAAACTTTTGAAAAAAATACATCTGTTCGATGCCCTAATTTACTGATTCAACGTGGGTCTACTCTATATTTAAGTAACACTAAATTAGCAAATGTTCCTGGTGTAAATCCAATTAAATTTAATAATTTAGATGAATATGTAGAATTTTCAAAATGGCAACGAAGTCAAGGAATTAGATGTCCTGTATTATATTTACAAGAAGTATATGATACACAGGGAAAACGCGTATATAAATCAAGACCTAGTCCTGAAAATCCTCAATCCGGACTACCTGATGCTTTTCCAGTTGAAGAATCTAAGTTATTAGATGCTGGAAGAGATGATCCACCATTTAATAAAAATAGTTATCCTGGTTATGACCAACAAAGCCAATATATTGGATTACGAACACCACTTGATAATATGTTTAATAGTAATACTAGAATGATTAATTCAGACTATAATAAGAATTCATATGAAGATTCTGCTTTGTATGTTCCTGAAAAAAATAGCCCTACTATCAATACAGCAGGTAGAACACACCAGGACTATTTGGATGAAATGGACCCATCACATAAAGATTATGGTGTTGGTACAGCAGATAAAGCAATTCAAAGAGCTAAGGATCGAGAGTTACATGATTAGAAAAACCTTGAACCTGATTTACCTGGTAAATCCATTTCTTTATCTAATAATACATTTCTTTATTTAATACAATACCAATACCTTGTTTAATATATGTAACTCCAGTTTCACCATATTTTTTTTTCATACTATCATATTTTATTTTATAACTTTCTTTGGTTTCTGCCTTTTCAATTATTTTATCATAATCCTTTGCCGTCTTTAAAATATTTTTATTATAATTTACAAATTTTGATTCGGCTAATTCCGAATAAGCTTTTTCTTTCCATTCATCCTCCTCTTCATCCCAGAGTCCCTTGACGTAGTCTAAACTTTGAATTAGAGCTTTATTATTTCCTATTAAACTATCAGTATAAAGAGTTCCATGTTTAATATTTATTTCTTCTAATAAATCTAATAAATTTTTAGCTTTATCTCTAAAATCATCAGGATCAAATCCTTCCTCCTCTTCCTCTTCATCATCATCCTCATCTGACTGCATACCTTCACGAAGAGTCATAAACTTCAAAATGTTTGCTTGCCAATTTAATGAACGTGATATTATTAGTATAGTTATAAAAACGACTACAATTACACCTAAATATTTACACGTATCAATCATAAATATAGAACTCATTATATAATATAATATTAAAAATAATTATTATATTATACATTTACTGTTATTAATGGAGTACTTTTAGGTATCAAATAATTATAAATATTAGCAATTGTTGGTTTAGGAATCTTTCTTTGCTTGTTATTTTGATTTATTGTTATAGATTCTAATACAGTTGGGTTTTGCTCCATTTCAATAATTAAATTATATATATTTTTATATTTTTCCATTATTGTAATTGCTATGGATGAACTTACCTTCGGTATTTGCATTAACATAATTGCTCCTATATTTTCTTTTGTAATATTATCTTTTTTAACCTTTGATACAACATTTACATAATCATATTTAGTATCCGTATTATGCTCCTCCGATTTAGACGACGAATTGTAATACGATTGCTTTTTTCTATCTTTTTGTAATTTATTGGCATAGGAAAGAATCCATTCAGCAGACTCTGTCGTATCATCTGTTCTATGTATCGAAAATCCTTTGTAATAGCTAATAGATACGAATGATGATAATAGTGATTTACGTTCTAAACGCGATTTCTGAGGATTATAATATTTTAATACACCCTCAATTAAATAATATATATTATGGTTTGGCACTGGAGAACCGTTTAACCTAAAACTTTGTTCATTATATCTACCATCCTTTATACTTGAAGCAAGATCATTCAATGTTTTACGTTCTATTATTACTAATTCAACCTTTTCATCATCACATATTATTATGTCTCCTATTGGTAAGTTTTCCACTTCCAGTTTAATATTTTGATAACTGCTAAGTAGTTTTAAACATTCTATATGTAAATTGGTTTCCCTAGCATCTATTTTTATAAACATTTCATATACTTATTATATAAGGTTTATATTGATTTAAATATTAATTAATATATAAAAATATGAACGAAAGCGAAGTAAATAAATCTATTGATCATGATGATGATGTAGTCAAAGAAGATGAGAATCTTGTGTTTGATCCGTATAATCCAAATAATGTTGAGATTACATTGAACGATGTTCAATCTATTCTAAATAATTATGGTATTACTGCTAAGATACATAATATTGATTTATATAAGCGGGCTTTTATTCATAAATCATATACAAAACGACCTAATATCGAAAATCTAGAAGCTAATATTAAAATTGTAGAACGACCTGTTGACTGTTTACCTCTTAAAACCAAATCAAATGAACGACTAGAATTTTTAGGAGATGGTGTATTGGAATTAATCACAAAATATAGTTTATATAGACGGTTTCCAAAAGCGGATGAAGGGTTTATGACGGAGAAAAAAATAGCTCTTGTTAAAAACGAACATATTGGTCGTCTAGCATATGAAATGAAACTACATAAATGGTTGATAATGTCCAAACATGCCGAAGAGAAAAAGACGCGAACAAATCTAAAGAAATTGGGTTGTTTGTTCGAAGCATTTTTAGGTGCATTATTTTTAGATTTTAACAAGATTAATATTAAAGATGAAAATGGATGGTTTGAAAATATTTTCCAACTAGGTCCAGGTTTTCAAATGGCTCAGGTTTTTATAGAAAACATTTTTGATAAACACGTTGATTTTGTTAAATTAATTAAAACAGATGATAATTACAAAAATATATTACAAGTTAAAATACAGAAAGAATTTAAAATCACACCAGAATACCTAGAAATATCACACGATATTGATAATGGATATGAAATGGGTGTATATATTTGTTTAAATGAATCGATACATAATATAAATATTGAAGATGCTGAACCTTTTTCAAATTATGGTTCATTTAATAAGATAACAGAAGTAAATGATGATAAACCTATCTTTGTATTTCTAGGTAGTGCAACTCATAAAATTAAAAAGAAAGCAGAACAGTTAGCTTGTGAAAAAGCACTTAATATTATAGACAATACATAAAACTTTTTTGTGTTGTAATTTCATAGATGCAAAATGATATTTTAGAAAAATTAAAAATTAAGAATCAACCAAAAGTAGAAAAAGTAATGGAATATAATATACCTAGAAGCGAAGAAGATGTTAAAATTAATACAACAATTATAGACAAAACAAAAGAACAGGATATAGATGTTATGAGATTTGCTGATATTCTTAATAAAAAAAAACGTGTTAAAAAAAGACAAAGAAATTTTTCTGACATGAATATTGATCAACCTCGAGGTGTCGAAGAGACAAAGGGGGACAATGAAGAACAAGACGAAGATGCTATACAGGATGACGAAGTCGGTCAAAGAACTGTTGTAATTAAACCTACAAAAATAAAAAAACTATCTAGAAAAATTGTTTTAAATACTAAACCGAGAGAGAAAAAAGACACTGATACAGATGTTAAATCGGTTGTTAAAAGAAACATACCGAGTCCAATAGGCGTTATACAAACAGGACCATTGTCGTCAATACAAATAAAAGATGAAAAAATAGAAAATCGTATACCAAAGAAAGAAAAACCTATACAAATCAAAGCATCTTCATATTATTTAAATAACAGACAGATTTTTATCAATTACATAACGGGTATATTTAATAAATATAAACAAGAAATTAATCAAAATAAGGCTACGGCTAGTTGTGATCGTGATGAAAACGCCGATTTTAAATTGATGTCTCATCAAAAAATAGTAAGAGATTATATTTCTACTTTTACGCCATATCGAGGTTTATTATTATATCATGGTTTAGGTTCAGGAAAAACTTGTTCGTCTATTGCTATTGCTGAAGGTATGAAAACAAGTAGACGAGTAGTAGTAATGACGCCTGCATCTTTACGGATGAATTACATAGAAGAATTAAAAAAATGCGGCGATGATTTATATAAGAAAAATCAATTTTGGGAATTTGTTGCTAGTGATGAAATAAGTAATGAAGAGATTAACGCTTTATCAAATATTCTATCTATAAGTGTTGAATTTATTAAAAAACAAAAAGGAATATGGTTAGTAAACATTAAAAAACCTCCTAACTTTGATTCTCTTAATTCATACGAAAAACGAACTCTTGATTACCAATTAAATGAAATGATTAGATATAAATATACATTTTATAATTATAATGGTTTGCGGAATTCTAAATTGAATGAAATGACAAAGAATAATACTATTAATCCATTTGATAATTCGATTGTTATTATTGATGAGTCTCATAATTTTATAAGTCGAATCGTAAATAAACTAGGATATAAAAATTCTCTTTCTCTTCGCTTATATGAATACTTAATGACGGCCACTAATTCAAAAGTTATTTTATTATCAGGAACACCAATTATTAATAGTCCTAATGAAATAGCAATAGCATATAATATATTAAGGGGTAAAATAAAGACATGGTCATTTAATCTTAAGATTGAGGATAAAAACAAGGTTAATAAAGAATTTTTTGAAAAAATATTTACTAGTAAAACATTAGGAGGCAATATATTGGATTACATGGAATACAAGAGTTCGGGTCCTACCTTGATAATAACACGTAATCCTTTTGGATTTGTTAATAAAGTTCAAAAAAATGACTACAAAGGAGTTCATATTGGTGATAGAGGAGAGATTTCAGATGAAGATTTTATAAGCCGTATTCGTGGATTGTTAATTAAAAAAAATATTAAAATTGTTGATTATAAATTAGACTCATATAAGGCTCTACCTGATAAATTATCTGATTTTAAATCTTATTTTATAGATGAGGCAAATAATGACGTAATGAATATGAATTTATTTAAAAAACGAATATTAGGACTTACTTCATACTTTCGTGATATGGAATCATTAATGCCTCGATATAATAAAAGTACTGATTTACATGTTGTAGAGGTTCCTATGAGTGATTTTCAATTTGCTATATATGAAGAGGCGCGTGTTCAAGAAAGAAAACGAGAATCACAAAATGCTAGACGTAATAGAAAAAAAATGGAAGGTGTTTATGAAGAAACTGTATCAACATATCGTATCTTTTCACGAGCTTTCTGCAACTTTGTATTTCCACGACCTACTATTATGCGTCCTTTACCAGGAAACGATGATGATTTAGAAAGTGCAATTATGAATGAGAATAGTAATGAAGATGATATTGATGCTGCTAGTGTTACGGATAGACGTGATAACGTTGATGGTTCTTATGAATTAGATGATTTAGATAATATTGATAATAAAAACTACGAAGATAGAATTGAAGATGCTTTGAGACAACTGAATGAAAATAAAGATGAATATTTATCATACGAAGGTCTTCAGAAATACAGTCCAAAGTTTTTAAATATTATTGAAAATATCAACAATGAAAAACACCGTGGATGCCATTTAATTTATAGTCATTTTAGAAAATTAGAAGGAATTGGTATATTAAAATTAGCTTTAGAAGCTAATGGATATGCACAATTTAAAATTAAAAATGTAGATGGTACATGGAAATTAGATATGGACCCAGAAGATGAAGGAAAACCTACTTTTGCACTATATACAGGCACTGAAACTGCCGAAGAAAAGGAAATAATAAGAAATGTATTTAATGGTAATTGGACGTTTTTACCAGCACAGTTAGCCAATGAATTAAATAAGAGTTCTTCGGATAATTTATATGGAAATATAATTAAATTGCTTATGATTACAGCAGCTGGTGCTGAGGGTATATCATTAAAAAACGTTCGTTATGTTCACATAACTGAACCATATTGGCACCCAGTTAGAATACAACAAGTCATTGGTCGTGCCAGACGCATATGTAGTCATAATGAATTGCCTGAAGAATTACAGGACGTAAAGGTATTTGTTTATCTGATGAAGCTTACAGAGGAACAAATTAATAGTGATGACTCAATTGAGTTACGTTTGAAAGATAAAAGTAAAATTAATAGTAAAAATATATTAACTAGTGATCAAGCATTGTTTGAAATATCAAATATGAAATTAGAACTAACAAATAAACTATTGACTGCTATTAAAGAAGCTTCAATTGATTGTATTATACATTCTGATGACGTTGAAAAGTTGAATTGCTTTTCATTTGGGTCTGTTGATTCTAAACAATATTCATACTTACCTTCAATTAATGACGAAGAAAAAGATACATTAGCAGAACAAAATAAACAGAAAATAAATTGGAAGGCTATCGAAGTAACCTTAACGAATGGTGTAAAATATGCGTATAATAAACAAAACGGTATGTTATATGATTTAGATAGTTATAATGACGGAAAGCCTATTCCCGTTGGTTCGCTTAAAATTACAAAAGTAGGAAATAAACAAACATATGAATTTATACCATTGCAAAATGAATAATTATTTTATAAATATATATTAAAATGAATTCTTTAATGTATGATTTATTTCAAAATTTTATATTGGGTGGTTTGATTACTGCAAGTATTAGTTATTTAGGTACTTATTTAGACCCATTATTAGGTGCAATATGGTGGTCATTTCCTATTTCTTTGATACCAACCATATATTTTATGAGTGAAAGTGGAAAGAAAAACAGTTTTATTTCAAAATTTATATACAGCACTACATATTCATTAATATTATTATTTATAAGTTGTTGGTTCTTAGGATATTATTTAAAGAGAGAAAAAGGAATCGTTGTCCCTATCCTTAAATCAACAGGAGTATGGTTTATTGTAAGTGTAATATTTTATTACGTAATTAAATACAATAATTTAGAAGATAAATTTATGTAATTTTTCTTTATTTTAAAAATAATATATTTTTTATTTTAAATGAGAAGTTTTAATCATATTACCTTTTTAGAATGTGAAATAAAAGATATTATTACTAACATAATTAAAGAAAATCCTAATATAAATTATAAAAATAAAGATGATTTCAATAAAATGGTTTATACAAACATTTACACCGAAGGTAGTGTTGGTAATAATTTAGCTATCAATTCGTTTAATAAAAAGGGTTGTGAAGAATTCTGTAATAATATGAAAATTATATTTGATTCAATGAAAAGTTATTGGTATGAAGAATTTAACGAAGAATTATCTGATGATATGCTTTCACCCCATGAATTATTAAAAACTTATATCTTTTGTAAAGCAAAATCTTTCTATAACTCAATATAAAAATAAAGATATATTTTTATATTGATTACTAATCAGCGTTTTTACATTTTTGATAGGTAATAGTTGATACTAATATGAATACTAATCCTGTTATAAACGTTAAAAAAATTGCAGATGGGTGATGTATGTATTGATAAAAATCTTTGTTAAATAATGATATTAATAAAAATCCTATAGACCATATAACTACTATATATAATATTAATTTACAGGTGCAAATAATAAATGTTTTTATTTTATTACGGCATATTTTAATACATATTAATTGGTTATTACAAACGTTATTATTAGTTATCGTATCTGTGCTAGATTCCGTGTTAGTATTGATATCGATTACTATTGATACATTTTGTTTTGTATTCCAATTAACCGAACGACATACAGGACAATTATCTTGTAAATTTGATTCTTTCATAAAATTAAAACATTTAATACATACTAATGTATCGAGACATATATTACATTTTTGTTTTTTTGTTTTCTTACTAATTGGTTCAAAACATATACAGCACTTTGACATTGTGATGAATTACACTAATTAATTATATAATTTTCTTTTTAATCTTTTTTCTTATGAATTGATTGAGTTAAATCTATAATTTGTTCAAGTATTTTATTTTGCACATTTTCTATTGTGCTTATTTTATCTAATATTATTTGTAGATTATTTGGATTCATGTTATTCGTAATTGTATTAATGTTCTCATTTGATAAATCTATATTTTCACCTATGGTTATGAATTTGTTAGTATTTTGATTATTACTAGTAGAATAATTTATTTTCAAATCATTCTCTCTATCACTTATAACAGAAGACAAAACAGTATTTATATTTTTAATTGGTTCTTCTTTTTTATCTGCAAAATCTATTTCTTCGGGCTTTTTATAGTTTATTAAAGTGTCGAATTCTTGTCTTTTTGTATTTAAATTATTATTGAATTGTTCCTGGCGTTTTGTTATAATTTCTTCGGCTGTAATCGGTTCTTGTGTAGATATATTACTAGAATTATATAGTGTATTTATATTTTCATTTATTTTGTATATTAATTTTTTATTTTTTTCGACTAATGGTTCTTGTTTATGGTCTTCGTTTATATTAGCAACAATAGAATCATATTTATTATAGATTTTTTGGATTTGTTCATCTGTTAATTTATTAAATGAACCGTTATCCACTAACAATTTCCAAATAAACATTTTATTTTCCACAGAATTAATATCATTCATATTGTAATTAATATTATATATTTATACTATTGTTATATATTTATACTATTGTTATATATTGATTTCCTTGCTATATTTATTAAAAAAATGGTATCTTAACTCTTCCATTTTCTTATCCGGTATACGATGAGTCAAAAAATATTCAGGTTCTTTATTGTTTTCTAATAATTCGGAAATACAGTATAAACAATATATACCACATTCTGTATTCTCTCGTTGATGATTCTTTTTATTTTCCAAATATTTTAAATCTAAATTTATAGAATTAGCTTGTTTTTGAATACGTTCAATTAATTTTCTAATTTCTTGTGTAGGTTCATCTCCTGTGCTATTAAAAAATAAAATAAATTTATTGTTAACATCCACAAATAATGTTAACCAGTGCGAACCACCCATATCATGTTTGTCTAAATTGAAAATGAATCCTATTTTCGTCTTATTTTTTTTAATTTGTTTTATCAAATCAAAATTACAAATTTCTGGCCAAACACATACGTCATCTATTACAGTATCAAAATCAATAGGAGATGGACCTATAAAGTCGAAATTTTTATATTTATGTTCATACTGTTGCATCACTTTTATTATGTCGTTACTATTTAACCATTCATTTGGATTACCTACCCAAGTTTCTGGGGCTGAAGGAGCAAATGTATATAGACTCAAATCTGTAGTTAAGTTATTATCCATAAACTGTTGTTTTAACCAACATTTTTCATTATTACAAACGTTAAGCATATTGTTTTTTAATCCCTCCCATATATCTTTTGCGTTTGTTGATAAAATTTTTCTATCTGGATGTCTCATATTCCATAATTTTTTCATCTTTAAAAGAGATTCGTTATCATAACACGTATAATTATTTTTGGACGAAGGACTACAGCTTTTTTTTTTAAAATTTTTCATGGATTTATTATGGTGTTTAGAATTATTATTTGATTTATGTTTCATCTTTAATGTTTTATTATTTGTAGTCATAATAAAATATTATAATATTTTATCTTTCTTATCTTTTTTATGTTTTTTATCTTTGACACCTTTTTTTTTAAATTTGTCTTGTTTTAGATTTATATTTTTTTGTTGTGGAATAAATTTATCTTTTTGTGTGTTATTTTTAACATGTATAAAAGTATCTAATGTATTTGGATTCTCTTTTTTAGATCGAAAAACCATATGATTCGATTCAGTTAAGTTAAATGAATTGTCATTCGGAATTACAATATTATTTTCTTGCTTAGCTATAATATCATATTCTTCTTGAAGTAAATCTTTTTTATCTGTTAATTTACAGTAATTAATAGCTAAAAATACAAAATCGTTGTATGCTTTGTTTAAATTATTGTCATAATGAACTCCAGAATATATATTTTTACTCATTGATAAAACCCGTTTACGATAAAAATCTTTGTCTTCATTATTTATTGTGAGTTCTTCTATATTATTATTGCTTTGATATATTGGATTTGTAAGATATTTCAATATATCATTATTGATTTTACTCATTAAATAATTATTATTATAAAAAAATAAATATTTAAACATCTTTTATTTACACATCCTTTATTTACACATCCTTTATTTGCTGTCTTGTGAAATTAGAAAATATATTTTGACCAATATTATGTATATTTGGATTAAAATTTCCTAAATCATTTTTAGAAAACAAATCATAGTATGGTTGCAGTTCTTTCCTACCACTTACTGATACTTCATACATATCACTTTTACTAGAAGGAACATATACTGATCTTTCGCAATTTTGAATTGAAAAATATTGATTGCGTAATCTTGACTCGTTATTTACATTAGAAGCAAATCCATTATATGGACCTTTTGATGAACCCGGATTAAAACTTTCTTCTACTACATAAGGTTCGTATTTTTCCAACGATGTTTTTGTTTCTTTGCGAATATCGAAAATAGGCATTAATGAATATTTGGTTGATACAGGTCGTGTATTAATATTTGCAGGTAAATTAGTGGATGGAATATTTCTCTCATATATTCTATCGTTTAAATCTTGTACTCTATCAATTTGAGTAATGTAGGTCTTATTCCTTAACATAATATAGAGTATATTTAGAAATTTAATTATTAATATAAAAACAAAATACGTTCATTATATAATGTGTGGGATATTTGCTATATTGAATAATAAGTCCTCATTTGATAATAGTTATATAGAAAATGCTTTTAATTTATTAAATGCGCGAGGACCAGAAAGTTCTAAATTCAACACATATAGTGATAAACTAATCTTGGGATTTAAAAGACTAGCAATTAATGGATTAACAGTAGCTTCTGACCAACCTATTACTATAAACGGAATCACATTAATCTGTAATGGCGAAATATATAATTATAAATGTTTATTTAAAGAATTATATGAGTCGCATAATATTGTTGCTAAAACTGAATCTGACTGTGAAGTTATTATTTATTTATATAAAATATATGGTATCGAACAGACCCTAAGATTATTAGATGGTGTTTTCTCATTTATATTGTATGATAATAGCGATATTACCACAGATACAAAAATATATATAGCAAGAGACCCGTTTGGAGTAAGACCTTTATTTATTCTAAGAAAACAACAAAATGTAAACAATGATAAAAATATTTTTAATAATTTAAATGTAACAAAAGAAAATATAATTGGTTTTTCATCAGAAATGAAAGCATTATATCCTATATATTCAAAAGATGGACAATCTTTGATGTATACAAGTAAATTAAATATATTTAATAATACAAAGTCAATAGAGAATTCAGTTTATAAATCGTTTGAAATTATACCATTTGAACCAGGTTCTTATTCTAAATATACTTTTGCTTTTAAGGTTAACTCAGAATGGAGAAATCAAGTTCAAAATAAAAAATATATATCAACTTGCTTTCCATCAACAATGTTAAATTTCAATTATGAAAATCATATGGATCATATATATGATAAAATGGTTTTTCATTTAGAAAATGCTGTTAAAAAACGAGTAGTTGGTACGAGCGATAGACCGATAGTTTGTTTATTATCTGGAGGATTGGATAGTAGCTTAATTACTGCTTTTGTTAAGAAGCATTATGATGGTGAATTACAAACATTTAGTATAGGAATGAAGGGTTCTGAAGATTTAAAGAATGCAAAAGAAGTTGCAGATTATTTACAAACAAAACACACAGAAGTTATTCTGTCGGAAGATGATTTTTTTGATGCTATTCCTAATGTTATTCAAACTATTGAAAGTTATGATACTACCACTGTTCGTGCTAGTGTAGGAAATTATTTAATAGGTAAATACATTAAAGAAAACACAGATGCTAAGGTTGTATTCAATGGAGATGGGAGTGATGAGTTAACCGGCGGTTATTTATATTTTTTAAAATCACCTTCTTCTATTGAATTTGATAACGAATGTCGCCGGTTACTCGAAAATATACATTATTTTGATATCTTGCGTTCAGATAGATGTATATCTTGTCACGGATTAGAACCACGAACACCATTTTTAGATAGGACTTTTGTTAATTATTATTTATCATTGCCAATAAAATTGCGGAATCCATTAACATCAAATATTACATCTTTTCCAATTGAAAAGAATCTCTTACGAAAAGCAATAGAATACAAATATCCTAATTTAATACCACAAAATATATTATGGCGAACAAAAGAAGCTTTTAGCGATGGTGTATCCGGAAATACAGGTTCATGGTTTGAAATTATACAAAAAAAACTAGCTGCTATTAATATTAAAAATAATTCAAAAATACATCATAATATACCTATGACAAATGAACAAATTTATTATAGAAATATTTATGATACACATTATTTTGGAACTGAAAATTGTATTCCTTATTTTTGGATGCCTAAGTATGTAGATGCTGATGATTGTAGTGCACGAACATTGGAAATATATAATGAAATTAACACTAAGTTAGTTAAATAAATAATATATAAATAATATAATATGAAAATTAAAGATTATAAATGGCACCAACAACTATATTTATATGGAAGTATTTTGTCATATTCGATATTTATATTAACACTAACTGGGATAGTTACATTTGCTCCATCACAAGTAATGTTATTACAGAAAATATTAAAGTATTATGTGTGTTTATTCTTAATAATACGTTTTAATCCATTAATTAAAACAAAAAATAATTCTCAAAAAGATATAGAATTTGATAGAAAAATAGCATTTTCAGCTGGTATATTTTTACTACTCACAACTACAATAACAGATATTATATACAATGTCATTGTAGACATTGTTTGATATATATAAATTATAATCATGTATAAATTATAATCATGTATAAATTATAATCATGTATAAATTATAATCATGTATAAATTATAATTTATATTCTTCGTGTTTTATTATTAGGTTTAGGTTTGTGTTTCTTTGTTTTATTTGATTTTTTAGTATCTTTGAAAAAATCTTTCAAGTGTGATAATGCTTTTTTACTAATTATATTATCAATATTTTGTTCTTCAATACTTTTATTTACTACGTTATAATTGCTATTTTTCATATGTTTTACTATAAAATCTATAAATTCATCTTTGTTAATATTATTATTTATATTATTATAATATCGCAATGCCATTTCTTTAAAGGAAAGTGAATGTTCATAGCCTTTTAGATTAATATAATATACATTATCATGTTCCATTAGTGAATGAAATTGATCGTCTAAAAAGCAAATTCGCGTATTTTCTGGTATATTTGTACATTTTATCAAATCACTTACACTTTTCTCGTGACTAGTTCGACATAATTCTATTTTTTTACCGTTTACTTTAAAAGCGGATATAATTTGGTCGAAAATTTTAGTTTTTAATTTACTATCAAAATATTTACAAATAAGTTGGGTCCATTTTTTAGAACCTTGATTGTTAGTATATATCATTATTTTACTACATTTTTTGTTTTTCTTATTTTTCAAAACATATTTTAAAATACTTATAATTTTAGGTCTCAAAAACTCAGGATATATTTCTAATACATTTATAAAATGTTGATCTGATAAATATGAATTAAAATATTTATTTACAGCATTCCAAAAAATACTTAATTCAAAAAAGTATCCCAATGTTTCGTCTAAATCAAAAACTACAATGTTATTGGGATTATTTATAGACATATATATATTATTTATTAAAAAACTAACGATATATATATATATATTATTATTATGGATCTTACACACAAAGATTATTTAGATATATTACGATTTTATAAAATTAATGTATCAAATATGAGTAAAAAAAACATAAAATTAACAGCTGAAAATTTATTAGCAACCAAGTTATGTAAATGTATAAAAAAAATAGATCCATTACTTAAAAATGAAAATAATTCCATAGCTGTTTGTAGAAAAAGTGTATTATTTAATAAAAAAATTACAAACTATGGATTTCGTTGCAAAGGAAAAGCTAAATTTATACCTAAAAAAGGAACTAGTAAAAATTTAGCAAAATATAAAAAAAATAAAACGCGTAAAAAAAATAACATGTTAAAAAAATAAAATGTTTTAAAAAATATCTATTGATTTAAATAATCTAATGCTGAAAGTAATACTTTTTCTTGGTCTGTAATTTTTTGAAATACTAAACATTCGTTTAATTTTAATTGAAAGAAACGATTAAAGCTATTCTTACATACTATTATAACATCATCGTTACTAATTTTTATATCACAAACCAAACCACCATTAGTTAAATTTAAATTATCTGGATTATTTAAATTAATCCATCTAACATAAGCTCCATATTTAATATCCGGAATTTCATCTATAAATCTATATTGTTTTAGTGATTTATGAAATGATTTTAATTTATCTTTTGGAAGATTTAATTTTTGCAACATATCATTTTTTATTTTTTGAATAGTTTTTGTATCTAAATTCATTAGACAATCATTATCTTCATTTTCTAATGATTTCATTAATAAATCGACGTTAAATTCGGTAGCCATCTATACTATTAATTAGAAGTTTTATATTTATTTCAGTAAATGTTTCATAAATAATTGGTCTAACTTAGGAACATTTTGACTCATCTTATATATAGAAAAATCTATGTTTTTACTTGAAAGAAAATCATCGTCAATAATTTCTTTACCGTTATATTGAATTCGTTTATCTGTATTAAATAATAATTCTTTAATTGTATGTGCTAATATGTATGGATGCATACAATCTTCTTCGTTACCGATTTTTCGTTTTATGATAGCATCTGTTAGCAGGGGATAATTAGTCCAAAAACTCGAAACCACTATATTGTGGTTTTCATATGGAATAGAATTTGCCAATGATTTCATAAATGTTGTTTGAGCCATTTTACTTTGCATATATGGCATAAGATGAGTTGTTTTATCGTCTATTTTATATGGTGGACTATTAAATAAAATACCACCTTCTCTATTTTCCCATATATGACCTATGCATAATCTAGTTAATAACATAGGACCATATGTATTAACTTTTAACATAGTATCCATCTGTTTATCTGTAACATTATGTATGTCATTTAAAAATAAAACACCGGCATTATTAATTAAATACGATGGTTTTAGATCTCGACTCTCTAGACTATTTAACAAATCACTACTTTCATGGAGGTTAGTAAAATCAAGTTTATATCCTTTAACTGTACTTCTTGACGGATAATCATTATTTAATTTTGTTGCTATTGAATTGACATACTCACTGTCTCTACCTGTTATAATTACATTAAAATTACGTTGTTTGAACATTTTTGCAATTTCTAATCCAACTCCACGCGTTCCACCTGTTATTAAAGCAGTATTTAATTCCTTGGATAACTTCATATATATATAGATATTTGAATATGTCTATATATATATTTTATAATTTATATTTCTGGGGCATATACTCCTTGTGCTGTTAATATTCCACATGAAGTTCCAACTACTATAAGTGTAATTATCCACCCTAATATTGTTTTTGCTACAATTTTACAATTCATACCTGAACATTTATATGGGTCTTCTAAGGCGGCAACACCCATTGTAGCACCTATTTGACAATGTGTAGTAGATAGTGGTATTTCTAATCTACTACCTGTTATAATTACTAATGCCGACGATAATTCAATTGCTACTCCTCGTGACGGTGTTATTTTACACAACTTTAATCCTATTGTGTGCATAATTTTATAACCATATATTAACAATCCTAATGAAATTCCTATACCACCTAATCCTAATATCCAATAAGCATCATTACCTAATTCATTTTTTTTGTTTACTTGAGCATCTCTTCCTATCATATATATAGCAGCAAATGGGCCTATAGCATTTGCTACATCATTTGCACCATGACTAAACGAATCACACATCGCTGTAAATATTTGCAATGATTTAAAATATTCTTCGGTAGATTCTTCAAATTTTTCTGCATTTTTATGAATTTTATCAACGTCGTCATTATTGGATACTATTTCATTTAAATTAATCTTGAAATTATCATTTATATGAGTTATTAAACTACAACACTTCTCATTTTTAATAATAGATACTTGGTGTTCTATATTATCCACCTTATCATTATTAATTATAGAATTTTTTTGTTCAATGCTTTTAATAACATTGTTTCTAATTTTTTTAGTAAAAGGAAATATTATCAGTGCACTAATGCCTCCAATTCCAAAAGACAATGCTGTAGCTTGAGACATAGGAGTATCATCCAATCCTAATCCTTTTGCGCCTTTATAGATAATAAAAAAAGAATTTAATGTAATTGTTGTTCCTATTAACACTGGAAATAAATAAGTAGTGCGATTAAAACTTTCACTGCTTCTTAAAATAAATTTACGCATTAATCCAAATAAAGATGTTGAAATAATAGCAGAAAATACTGGTGAAACTATCCATGATATAATAATACCAGATACACCACCAATATACGGAAACATGTCCCTAGTTTCATACCAATTAACACATTGAGTTCCTTTCAAAGCAATTGTCATTCCAATCATACCACCTACACAAGAGTGTGTAGTTGAAACAGGCATTTCGTATTTTGATGCAATAAATAACCATGCTCCTACCGAAAAACAAACCCACATACAACCATACATTAAAGCTCCTGGATCATCTTCAAAACATTCATAGTCGGCAATACCTTTACGAATCGTCTTAGTTACATGACTACCCATAAGAATAGCTCCTGAACTTTCAAATATAGTAGCACATATAACGGCTTGTTTAATTGTTAATGCTTTCGAACCTACCGAAGTAGCATAAGCATTTGCTACGTCGTTTGCACCAATACCCATAGCTGCTATAAAAGCAAACATACCTCCTGTGATTACAATCCACGTGTACATAGTTATAATATTCATGAATATTTAAATATTTATTATATTTATTATATTTATTTAATAATTTTTGTAAAGTATGCCGTTTTTTTTTCTAATTCTCAAATGGAAAATTCAAAATTGGACATTTATTTTTGTCCATTTTTGAAAAATGCTTTTGAAAATGAAAAAAAAAAACGGCATAAATTACGAGACTGGAATTAGTAAGCGCTAAATATTTAATTCTATGTTTGTTACCAAAACTTTTTTTTAAAAAAAAACTTAAGCATATTTTCCGTTGCCTATATATGTCCGATTTAGCAACAAAAAATATGCGAAAATATGCGAAAGATTTTTACTGTAAAAAATGTGATTATAAATGCTCTACAAAATATTTATGGATGCAACACTGTTCAACCCAAAAACATAATCGGCAACCATCGGCAACGCACCATAACTCACACGGAGAATTTAATTGTGATATTTGTGGCAAAGCATATAAGCAAAGGTCTGGGTTGTGGCGACATAAGAAGAAATGTGTTGAAAAATATGCGGACGTTAAAAGTAATGAAATAACCGATAATAAAAATGAAAACGACGACGTTAAATTATTAATGCATAAAATGTTATTAGATTTTAATAAAAATGAAAAAATGAAGGATGAATTATTTGAACAATTGCAACAACAAAACAAAATAATTCAGGATATGATACCTAGATTAGGTAATAATAATAATAACAAGTTCAATATAAATGTATTTTTGCATGAAAATTGTAGGGATGCTATCAATATGACAGATTTTATAAAGTCATTACAAATACAATTAGATGATTTACAGTATACTTCTAGTAATGGGTTAATAGAGGGAGTAAGTTCTGTATTTGTAAATGGATTAAAACAACTGGATACATATAAAAGACCTATTCATTGTACTGATGTTAAACGTGAGACTCTTTATATTAAAGATAATAATGAATGGGAAAGAGATACAGATAAAAGTAAATTAAAAGAAGCTATAAGTGAAATCGCAATTAAACAAAGACAGGCAATATTTAATTGGGAAACTAAAAATCCTCATTGGGCAAAGACAGAAAAAGGAAAAGATGAATATTTAAAAATAGTAAAATCAGTAATGTCGGATGTATCTCTCGAGACAAATGAAAATAAAATAATCAAATGTATTGCTAAGGAAACAGTTATTGATAAATAAATATAAATAGAATTTATATAAATACTAAAATGGTAGATAATAACTATTTTGTATTATTCTGGATGTTGATGTGTATATATTATTTAAAAGTTATAACACAAGAGTTTATATCAAAATTAGATAGTGAATTAACTAATTACGATTAATTTTTTTGGAAAATAATTATCCAATATGTCTTTATTTTCCATAGTATCTTCATATCCCTTTTTGTATAAAAAATATAAATTATCATCTTTGTTATATTTTTTTATATTAAAACAATCACTCATTTTAAACCCCCACATATCATGCGAAATATCAAAATAAGTATTTATAGAACTATGTGGAAATTCTTTAAAACCACCGTCAAAAAAGTAAGTATTGTCTAATTTTAATAAACCTTTTCCAGTTACAAATGGAATATGTGAGCTAGCAAAACAACCTTCAATAGCCTGATTTAATGTTTTAATATCGCTAATTATTATTTGTTTAAATCCAGTTTTTGTAAAAATAGTGGTTGCAATATTAATTTGATTAAGATTAAAATCGTTATTATTATAATTATTAATTAAAAGAGACTTTATATTGCATTGTAGTTTGTATATTGAATTAATACTTTCATCTTCAATATCATAATTACATAAATAATCGTTTTTGTTGTTTTCACAAGATAAATTGTATGATGAAAGTAGATCTTCAGTGATTTTATTAATATTTTTATTATAACACATAGGAATACAGCCCCATGCTCCTGCAGATGCTCCTAGAAAACAAATATCGTCAGTATAATAGTTGTCTTTTATATAATTAATTACGCCTAATAAGTAAAACCCACCTAATCCACCTGGTGATATTGATACAATTTTTTTATTTCTATACTTATAATTAAATTGATCTATTGTTAAAAATGTTGATTTGAAGCAATTAACAATGTGAATATTAAAGAATAATAATAAGAATAATAGTTTATTCATATTATTATATGTGTTTATAAATTATGGATTATACCATGTTTTTACTATAACCTCGTTTCTATTCCAATAACATATTTGATTATTACTACATTCGCCGTCCCAATCACTAATATTATTAATTTCACCTACTAGATAAGAAGGTGTACATATACATACATATGATTTTGGCGATACATATGTATATGACATAGGATGCATTATATCATTATTTTTAATATATATATAATTTCTACAATATACCATAGATATAAATGATAACATAGTTAGAAAAATATATTTGTTGGTCATTATTATGTTACTAACAGTAAATATTTAAATGATTTATAAATTATATATTTACCAGCTTGAAAATCCACCACCACCCATGTTTGCAGCCATTGGCTCCATAGTTGGCATATTTGCGTTTTCTAATGGTGTTTGTGTATCAGCATACATATTGTTGAAATTTACTTCAGTTGTGGGTTGTTGAGGCATAGTGGTTAAATTTCTATTTGAAGGAAGAATATTAGAATTATCTAAATAATCCGATTGACTAGGTTGATGTTGATTTACAATAGGTTGTGTCACTTTTACATTTTTAGCAGGTTCTTCTGATGGTTTTCCGTGCCATAATTCAAGCGATCTGTCGAGTAGAATATTTAATTTGCTACCAAATTTAGTTTGCATAGTAGCTAGAATTAATATGAAAGGCAGTAGGTAGTTTGTAGGATAGAATTTATGATAATCACTACCACTGTAGGTGGGTAAATATCTGATAGCTTTATCAGAGAACCATATTAATCCTAATATAAGTATTAATTGACCAGTAGTTTCTAATAATATTTCTAAACTTCCTTTACTTTCATCTTCTTCGGGAATTAAATGTTTTACTGCCTTTAGAATAATTAAAATAGGTATGATAGATAATATAGCATATTGAAACATATTTAACATTTCATTTTTGTTATCGTCATCGAAATTAAATACATGATTAAAAAAACTTATAGTTTCCTTTGGAGTATCTTTAACAGTTTCAGAAAGTTTTTCCATTATGTTTTATAAAAAGAAATTAAAAAAATATTAATCGTAATATTATATGTTAAAAAATGCATTAAATATGTTAAAAAAACGCCAATTTGATGATGAATTATTGTATCATGAAGAAAACCAATATTTAAATTTGATAGATGACATATTGAAAGAGGGTGTTATGGTGGATGGTAGAAATGGAAAAACCTTAACTGTATTTGGAAGTTCTATGCATTTTAATCTTGAAAACAATAGGTTGCCATTATTAACTACAAAAAAAGTAGCATGGAAAACATGTTTAAAGGAACTAATATGGTTTATTAATGGTTCTACCGATAACGAACTATTACAAGAACAAAATGTTAAAATATGGAACGGAAATGCTAGTAGGGAGTATTTGGATAGTATTGGGTTAACGGAGAGAAAAGAAAATGATTTAGGTCCAGTATATGGACATCAGTGGAGATTTTTTAATGCTAAATATAGTGATTGTAAAGAGGATTATAATGGAAAGGGAATTGATCAGTTGGCTAATATTATTGATAATTTGAAGGATGATGAGAAAAAATATTCACGACGATTGATTATGAGTGCTTGGAACCCGTGTCAATTGGAAGAAATGGCCTTACCACCTTGTCATGTATTAGTACAATTTAATGTATTACCAGGAAACAAATTATCTTGTAGTTTATATCAACGAAGTGGTGATGTAGGGTTGGGAGTTCCATTTAACATTGCTTCATATAGTATGTTAACTCATATATTGGCTAAACATTGTGGATTAAATGCATCTGAATTTAATTATCATTTAGGAAATGCACACATATATGATGATCATATAGAAACATTAAAGTCGCAAATAGAGAGAAAACCATATGGGTTTCCAGAAATAAAAATATTAAATAAACATGATAATATCAATGATTATAATATACAAGATATTGAAATAATGAATTATAAAAGTCATCAATCATTACAAATGGATATGCGCAAATAATATAGAAAGAAAATATTAGTATAAACTACAATGAGTGGAAGCGCAGCATTATCAGCGGCAAAAAGAAGACGTGCGGTTAATGTTAATGAACAACCTAGTTCACAACCAAGACAAAATACAACAACTGAGACAGGAAATCCACAAAAACTTCGTCAACTAAATCCTCTTCAGGTTTTAAACCAGCATCATATGAAATTGGATATATTATATCAGAGACAGGATAGAATAAATAAAATGTTAAATATTACAGATGAAGAAAATGATGATAATGTTGAGTCAGATGACAATATAGTTACAAGGATAGAAAAAATAGAGAAAAATATGGGTAATTCTAACGAACCAATTCGTGATGAAAATGAGTTACTTAATCAAATTAATGAATTCAAAAAACAGATAGATGAATTGAGAAGTATAATTTTGAATGTTCAATCGCACTCTATTAGTGTTAGTTTAGATTTGATTAAATTGAAAAAAGATATCAATAATGAGGTTGAACTAGACCAAGAAGTAAATGAACAAGAAGTAAATGAACAAGAAGTAAATGAACAAGACATTACAGAAGATTGATATATTCAATATTATTAAATAAAATTGATTATAATATTAAAAGTATTATTATAATTAATAATAATGAAGCTAGTGTTAGAAACAAAAGATAAAATAACAAAATTTATTGTTCTTTTTCAAAATTTGAAATCTTTTTCGGAACATGTAAATTTACATATTAATAGTGACGGTATTTATATGCAAGGTATGGATGCTAGTCAATGTAGTTGTTTTGAATCAAAACTGACTAAGGAATGGTTTGATAATTATGAATATGATTCAGATAACGATACTATATTAATTGGAATAAATACAATGATACTTCAAAAAATCCTTGGTATTTATGTAGATTCACAACACCTTGAAATGAGTGTTGGCGGTGATGAAGATTATTTAAACGTATCATTTATAAATGGTGATAAAGTATTGAATAAATATTTTGAAATTCCTCTTATGGATATAGATAGTCAATTATTAGATATTCAGAGTGAAGAATCGAATGTTGATGTTACCGTTGTAAGCAAAGACTTTTGTGATTTAATAAATCAATTAAATATATTTAATGATACTCTACAACTAGAGTTTACTGAATCACAGGTAATGTTTTTGGCAAATGGAAGTGATGGAACTATGAAAGTAAATATTAATTTAAATGATTTTATAGAATACGCAATACAAGAGGATTTTGAATTGAAACAGTCTTATAATATGAAACATATTAGCCTAATGTGTTTATTTAGTAAATTAAATGAACAATGTGTAATGAAATATAGCGAGGATAGACCCATGGAGGCGAAATATACGTTGGATAATGAGAGTTACGTTGTCTTCTATTTAGCTCCAAAAATTGAGGATTAAGTAAAATTTTATAAATAATAGTATACAATTAACATAATGAAAAATATATTAATTGTATTAATTTTTACAACTGTATTATTTTTTTATTTACATATCATCTACCATCTTAAAAAAAGTAATGATTTAGAAATATATGAGATAATTACACCTTCAAAGAATGAATTGGAAGAAATTTGTAATTATAGGCAACCAGTAATATTTGATTATAAGAATGATTCATATAATAATATTAATTTAGATTTGATAGAATCAAATTATTCATCATTTGATTTAAATGTTAGGAATAGTAAAAGTAATACAAGTGAAGAGGAATTGTATATACCATATAAGATAAAAGATTTGTTTACTGTTTTTGACAATGATAAAGATAATAAGTATATAACAGAAAATAATGAGGATTTTTTAAATGAAACAGGAACGGTAAAATATTTGAAATACAACGATACCCTGATAAGACCATATTTTATGATGTATAGTAAATATGATTTACTTAGTGGTTCTAAAAATTCGAGAACCCCGTTAAGATATAATTTATATTATAGGAATTATTTGCATGTTATAAACGGTAGTGTTAAAATTAAATTAGCTCCACCGAATAGTATAAAATATTTAAATGAAGTAAAAGATTTCGATAATTATGAATTTAGAACTGATATAGATGTGTGGGATATAGAAAATAATGATACCTTAAATAAAGTTAAATTTTTAGAAGTTAATTTACAAAAAGATCAACTAATTTATATTCCAAGTTATTGGTGGTATAGTATAGAATATGATTCAAAATCATTACTAATTAATTATAATTATCATACTTATATGAGTATGATATCAGTAATACCAAGTATATTATTATATTATTTACAAGCTCAAAATGTTAAAATAAATAAATATAAAAAATATAATGATTAGTAATATAAATGAAATCGTTATTACCAATTGGAAAAAATATAGTTAAAGTTCTTCCTTCAATTAAGAACGCAGAGAAAAAACTAATAAATCAAAATATAGTAATAAGTCACAATAGTGTGAGAGATAATACAAAAGAATTATATAATAAAGAGTTACAAATAAAAAAACAAGAGAATAAAGGAGAAATTAATAATTTATTATATTTACCGTAACTACAATCTATTAATTATATAGGTAGGTGTTAATATTCTAATTATAGCTAACATACTAATTGCTACTATCAATATGTAGACGAAAAGATTAATCATATAAATATATGTTATAAATTGATATATTTATATATGTTTAATTGTTTTATTAAAACGAACCTTTTTAATGCTTTTCTTTTTTTTTGTATTTGATTTATTATTGTCTTTTAAGTTATAAATTTTTGTATCGATGTTTTCCGGTAGCTTAAAAAATTTATTATAATTTTTTCCTAACATAGAAATTAAATCGGTATGTATCAAATTAAATATACCATCAGGTATATCATTAACGTGTCCTGTGTAAATATTTTCGTCATTGTAATTAATTTTAATGTGTTCCTTGTCAGTAAATTTAATATATAATTTTAAATTAAAATTATTATCTAATTCGGCTAAAAAGGGATATTTTTTACTAGTTAAATTAAATGAACTAATTGCTTTATCTGGGTTTATAACCTCGATTAAAAAATAGAACCATTTATCGTCATCATTTTCATATGTTTCAACCGAATATGTATCTTTTGGAATATGTTGATACTTATTGTATGTGTATTTTTCATCTGCATAATTTAATTTATATTTTAAATCTTCTTCAATACCTTGATATACATTTTTCCATTTAATAGTATCAATATTTTTATTATTGACGTCTATTTTCATTGGTTTTAAGAAATAAAAAGCAGGGTCAACAATGTATGCTTCTTTTTCATTAATAAATATAATTACTGCAACATGACTAATGTTTAAAAAATCAGGAGAAGCATACATTTTTGGTATAGTTGCTGGAATTAGATATGATTTAATATTATGTTTTTTAAGCATATTTTGTAAATTAATAGACATAGCAACACAATTGCCTGAATTATATTTTTTTTGACTTTGTTTTGAATTATTTCCAAAAATATAGGGAAATGTATTATAAGGACACTCGCGTATGTTTTTTTTCATCAGCTCTTCGATTAAATTCTCATCGATGTATTTTTTATTAATATTTTTACTGGTGAATTTTTTTAATTTTAATGGATAATACATATAAAATATAACTATATATTTATTAAAGTAAATTTAAAAAACTTTTACTTGGAAGAATAGTAATAATCTTTTTAATTATATTGTCGTCTACATTATTATTCAATATTAACTCTATATAATCTTTATTATCAATTATATATACCTCTGCTACAGGCGGTTGTAACATAAAAATAAAATCAAGCATTCGTTTAACAATGTTATTGTTAACATATATAATACTTTTTTGTAAATACTGATGTTTTTCTTTTCTTAATTTTTTTATAAATAGTGACATTTGTATACTATATTTAATCGGTATGAACCCAACATTTGATGTGTCAAATATGAAAATAAAATCCTTTTTGTTTTGATATAATTCACGCCATTTATTTAAAAATGTATTAAAATCCTCATTATTTTCTATGTTTTTATTTAATTTAACGTTTACAATAGAATTAGTTTCGTATAAAGAATAGTCATATATGGCAAACATATATTACATAAATAATATAAAAGAAAATTACAGTTATAATGTATTATGAGTGTTGAAGGGGAATCGATCGGAATTGACTTAGGAACTACATATTCTTGTGTAGGAATATGGCAAAATGATAGAGTAGAAATTATTGCAAATGACCAAGGTAATCGCACTACACCGTCATATGTTGCTTTTAATGAGACAGAACGTTTAATTGGCGATTCTGCCAAAAACCAAGTTTCTATTAATCCTAGTAACACAGTATTTGATGCAAAACGTTTAATTGGACGTAAAGTTTCTGATGATACTGTGAAATCTGATATGAAGCATTGGCCATTTAAAGTAGAACCCGATTCGAATGATAAGCCAGTTATTAAAGTTGAATATAAGAAAGAGTTGAAGGAGTTTACACCTGAGGAAATCTCGTCAATGGTATTGATAAAAATGAAGGAAATCGCAGAAGCTTATTTGGGAAAAGATGTTAAGAATGCAGTTATTACAGTTCCTGCATATTTTAATGATTCACAGCGTCAAGCAACCAAAGATGCAGGAGCAATTGCTGGGTTGAATGTACTACGTATTATTAATGAACCGACAGCTGCCGCCATAGCGTATGGTCTAGATAAAAAAGAAGATGATGAGAAAAATGTATTGATTTTTGATTTAGGTGGTGGAACCTTTGATGTGTCACTTTTAACTATTGAAGAGGGTATTTTTGAAGTTAAGGCAACTGCTGGGGATACACATCTAGGTGGTGAAGATTTCGATAATAGAATGGTTTCTTATTTTGCTCAAGAATTTAAACGTAAGGTAAAGAAAGATATAACCAACAATGAACGTTCTATGAGGCGACTTAGAAGTGCTTGTGAACGTGCTAAACGAACCTTGTCTTCGGCTACTCAGGCTCATCTCGAGATCGATTCGTTGATGGATGGTATAGATTTCAATACTACAATTACACGTGCACGTTTTGAGGATATGAATATGGATTATTTTAAGAAATGTATGGAGCCAGTAGAAAAGGTTTTACGTGATTCTAAAATATCAAAAGGACAGGTTCATGAAATTGTTCTTGTAGGTGGATCAACGCGTATTCCTAAGATTCAGAATATGATTAGTGATTTTTTTGGTGGAAAAGATTTGTGTAAGTCTATTAATCCCGATGAAGCTGTTGCGTATGGAGCCACTGTTCAAGCTGCTATTCTAGGTGGTAATAATAATTCTGATGCTCTTAAGGATGTATTGTTGTTAGATGTAGCTCCTTTATCACTTGGACTTGAAACTGCTGGTGGTGTTATGACTCCATTAATTAAAAGAAATGCTCCAATACCCGTAAAGAAAGGTCAAACGTTTTCCACATATTCTGATAATCAACCAGGAGTTCTTATACAGGTGTATGAGGGTGAACGCGCAAAGACGAAGGATTGTAATTCGTTGGGAACATTTACACTTGAAGGAATCCCACCTATGCCTCGCGGTCAACCACAGATTGATGTGACCTTTGATGTTGATGCAGATGGTATTTTGAATGTAAGTGCTGTTGAAAAGTCTACTGGAAAAGAGGAAAAGATTACGATTACAAATGATAAAGGGAGATTAAGTCAAGAGGATATTGAGAAAATGGTTTCCGAAGCAGAAAAATTTAAGGATGATGACGCAAAGGTGTTACGAGTATTGGAAGCTAAAAATAAATTGGAAAACCAGTTATTTTCAACTGAAAGTATGATTAATGATGAAAAAATTAAATTACCAGATGAGGATAAAGAAGTAATTAATAAAAAATTGGAAGAATTAAAAACGTGGATGTATGAAGAACATAGTGAGGAAAGTGAATATGAAGAAAAAAATAAAGAATTAGAAGAGTTAGTAAAACCAATTTATGAAAAGATGATGACACAAAATATGCCTGAAGGTATGCCTAGTGGTATGCCTCCTACACCCGAAGAACCAGAAAACGAATCTAACATTGAAGAAATTGATTAGGTTTTGTTATAATTAAATCATTACTTTGTATGTTTCTAAAAAATTAATCTAATTCACTTTGCAAATCATAATTAATAATATCATAAATATATATTTTTTGATATTAAAATTTCATTTTTAGTTTAATTGGTTAAATATTTATTTACAACTTCTATTGGTGGCGTAATATCCTTTTTTAAATTAGACCATGCAAAAGAATTGGCCAATAAATTATGCATATATTCATCATCGAATCTATTCCATCTTGAGAAAATATAACCTTTTTTAAATAAATAATTTCTAATTTCACTTCTTAAAGGTCTATAGTTATGTTCAATAGAAATATAACCTATTACATATTTTGAAAAATCTAAACCTTTTAAAATTTCAAGTTCAGTTCCTTCTGTATCTAAAGATAAATAATCAATGTATCTTGGAGCATTAATTTCATCTAAAATTTCAGTTAATGTCTTTGTTTTAAGTGTAACTTTGTTTTCGAGTTTATATTTACCAATATTTCCCAAATAATTAGAAATTCCAGATAATTCGCCACAATCAACAATCGAAAATTCTACATCTTTTCCAGAAGATGAAAAAACAGGACAAAAATATTTTTTGCAAGTTCTATTTTTAATTAAAGCATCTTTAAATTTTGGCGCAGGTTCAATACAAATACCATCCCAATCCAATTCTTTTTCCATATAATATGTATTTGAAAGATGTATTCCATCAGCAGCACCTAATTCAATAAAAAAACCGTTTTTTTTATTAGAATAAATATGTTCGCAAATAAATTTATCTTGTCCTATTTGTGATTTATAATTCATTATAATATCTAATATTTTTACTTTTCTAAGTGAAATTATTAGATATATATATTTAAAAACTTAATTCTATAACGAAACTTAGCCAATTCGCGTACCAGTTTAAATTTGATTTGGGCAATTTGTCTATGATTATAGGGTTATATTGTGTATTTCTTGATTATTATTTAAATCATGAAATTTGTATAATGAATCCATATTGCGATTTAGATGAATAGATATTAATAAATTTTTAGATACAGATTTTAATTTTTCTTGAGTAAAATTATTATATTGATGAAAACCACAACAATGTATTCTTTTAATTGTTTTTTTGTTACTAGATAAAAATATATTATGTAACCATACATCATGATTATTATATTCTCCCTTATATTCATTTATTAACTTTAAAAAAGTTTCAATACATTTTTTTGTAAATACAATACCAGGACCACCTCCAACCCAAAAATTATAAGATAAATCATATGTCTTAATAAATGTAGGCCAATTTAAAAAATCACCTATCATTAAAGTATCATCTTTATCTTGAAATTCTAAATATTTCATTAATTTATCTATAAATAAATAACTATCATCATCTATTATCATAAACCAATCATAGTGACTATAATTTTTTATAAACAGTATAAACATTTTAATTACATTCTCAGGATGATAAGTTGGACCTTTTTTATATTCACCAATATAAATATTATTTTTTAAAGACGAATTTGGATTATCTGTAATAAAAATTACATTTTCACACATTCCCCATGTATTTTCTATTTTTTTTGCTCTTGATTCTTCGTATTTACCACAAGTATGAACAAAAATAATTATATTTTTCATTATATTTTTCATTATATTATATATTTAAATGTTAAAGATATATATTTAAAAAAATAACGTCTTAATTTAAACATTTTTAAGGTTTTACTTTTCTTGTAATATATATTTTACATTTTTTACTAATTCATCATATGTTAATCCTTATTCATCTGTAATCGTGATTTCAATATATTAAAATATGTTTAAAAACATATACATTATAAAATATATGTTGTTTGAACCATCGGACAGAAATTATAGTGAACCCATTACTATAAGTTCTAGGGTTATCAGTCCAATAAAAGAAAGGTTATTAGTAGGTGACACCATTAATGAAACAAGTATATCCCATACTTCAAAATATAGAACTGAAACATCAATACCAGGAATTTTAGTATATAATGGTCAATCATTTGGGCGCCATAAGGATAAAATGTTATATAAATGTATTCCAAATGATAAAAAACTACCTATTTTTTTAATTCCTTATTCTGATAAGAAAAGTAATTTTAATAAAGTAAAATTAAATAAATATATTTTATTTAAGTTTGTAGAATGGAAAGATAAGCATCCGTTAGCTATGATAACAAACACATTAGGTGATGTTAATAATACATATGTATATTATGATTATCAACTTTATTGTAAGAATATTCATTATTCAATACAAAAATTAACAAAATGTACCAACAAAGAATTATTGCCATATAAAAAAAAAGAAATATTTAATGATGAAATTAAAAGTAGAAATGACGTTGAAATAATTACAATTGATCCAGAAGGTTCAATTGATTTTGATGATGCATTAAGTATAGATACGACATCCAATACAACAATAATTACAGTATATATATCTAATGTACCATTCGTATTAGATAAATTAAATCTATGGGATGAGTTATCTAATCGAGTTTCTACAATATATTTACCTCATGAAAAAAAACCGATGCTTCCTCCCGCATTAAGTGATAATATATGTAGTTTAATAGAAAAAAAAATAAGGTCGGTTGTAGCTATGGATATACATATAACAAGTGATGGAGAGATTATAGATATTAATTACAGTAATTGCTTTGTAAAAGTTGACAAAAATTATGTTTATGAAGATAAGGATTTAATAAATAATATAAATTATAAACTGTTACTTGATTATGCAATAAAAATAAATAATAATAAAAAATATTTAGATAATATTGATGACTCACATGATGTAGTAGCATTATATATGATACTGATGAATCATGAAGTTGGAAAATATTTATCGTCACATAATAGTGGAATATATAGGGATGTTAAATATGTTGACGCAAATTTAGAATCAATTAATGTATCTAACACATTAAGGAAGTTTTTAAACATATATAATAATGTAGAAGCAAATTATAAGTTATATGAATTAGATATTGAACATCAATTGATAGGTAAAGGGGTAGATTATTATACACAGGTCACCTCACCAATAAGACGTATAGTTGATTTGATAAATATTATATTATTACAGAAATATGATGGGTTAATAGAAACAAATGATTCAATAAATAATTTTATAGATAAATGGTTGAAATCTATACAAACAATTAATAATGATATGAAGTCTATAAGAAAGGTTCAAAACGATTGCAATTTGTTAAATGAATGTATTGTAAATAACAAACAACAATCATATGAAGGTTATATTATAAAATTCGACAAAAATTATGATAATTATTCTGTGTATTTACCAAGTATTAAGTTATTGACTTATGTTAAAAGTAATGATAAATTAGAAATATATAAAAAATATTCATTTACGATACATGTATTTAATGATGAGTATACGTTAAAACAAAAAGTAAGACTTCAAATGATATATTAGACAAGACAATAAATGTATGAGGTAGATTATAGCAATCCTCCACGACCTCGCGATTTAATCATATATTACCGAATATTAGAGAACAAAAAATCTAATGTAATATTAAATATGTCGGATACTGAAGATGTTGTTGTAAATCCAGAACCGGAACCTCAGCCTGAGCCAGAACCGGAACCTGAGCCAGAGCCTGAACCGGAACCTGAGCCTGAGCCAGAACCGGAACCGGAACCTGAGCCTGAGCCAGAACCGGAACCGGAACCTGAGCCTGAGCCAGAACCGGAACCGGAACCTGAGCCTGAGCCAGAACCGGAACCGGAACCTGAGCCTGAGCCAGAACCGGAACCGGAACCTGAGCCTGAGCCTGAACCGGAACCTCAGCAGGAACAAAAAAAAGTAATTCAACAACAAAATAGAAAACATGCACTGAAAAGAATGTCTTTTGATTTTTAATAAAAATAAATATAAAACTATAATTATTTTTATAATGACAGCGTGTCCGAGTGGTTAAGGAGATGGTCTTGAAAACCATTGGGTTTTTGCCCGCGCAGGTTCGAATCCTGCCGTTGTCGTTTACCATTCTATCATTTCATTATTTATTTTTTCACCAAAACATTCTTTATATGCTGATGATGGAATTACACTGTTTAATTCTTCTATTGTTAAATATTTAATACTAGTAACGTTTAACTCATCCTTTATTTGTGATATATTTTTATTGTATGCTAATAATTCTTCATGAGAAGGAATATCGATCCCTAATTGACATTTGTCTATTATAGGAGGAGCTGCTATTCTAATATGTATTTCTTTTGCGGAACAGTCCCACAAATTACGAATTATCGTTTTTATTACATTACCCCTGACAATAGTATCATCAATAATAAAAACTTTTTTATTTTTTATTAAATCTTTATCGTATACAAATTTTTTTTTACAAGCATTTATTCTCTCTTCGTTATTTGGTATAATGAACGTTCTGTTAATATTTTTATTTTTAGTTATAGCTTGTACATAATTAATACATAGCTTTGAAGCAAATCCTTTAGCGGATATAATACCACTTTGAGGGATGCCTATTACTATACAATGATCATCTATTTTAATAGTTTCTTTATCCGCCATTAAACAACCTAAGTTATTTCTTACATCTGTAGCATTATAACCATCACATACACTATTTGGGTTTAAGAAATATAAATATTCGAATGCACATATACATAGTTTTGAGTTTTCTTGTTGGTAAATATGTTTTAAACCATTACTATTAATTTGAATTATCTCTCCAGGCTTGACATCTCTTACATATTTGTATTCTTGTAAAGCATAAGACTCTGACGAAATACAGAATGAATCCATAGTAGATCCGATACATAATGGTCTTATTCCATACCGATCTCTTAGAGCGTACATAGAATCATTTGTTAAAATTAATAAAGAGAAAGAACATGGTATAGTATTCATAAGTGAAATTAATATTGTGTTGAAATCATTGTGTGGTGAATTTTCAATAAATTTAATTAAATATTCAGTATCGTGAGTTTTAATTTTAGGAATATTACCATTATGTGATAAAAAAAAATCATTTTTTTTTGCATTTCCATATAGAGGTTGACACTCTTTTAATTTAGAAGAATTATCATTTTTTGAATTACCCGAAGTTGAGTATCTGACATGACCTATACATTTGTTGGTTTCTATAGATATATCGTGATTAAATACATCCTTAACTAGACCAATACCTTTATGATAATGAAGAGTATTTGTTTGTTGAAATGCAATTCCACAACCTTCTTGTCCTCTATGTTGTAATAATTTTAATCCATTTATAACATTAGGAATTATATCTGAAGTAATGTTGCTATATATACCAAAAACACCACATTTTTCGTTCATAATATAAACAATATAGTTTTACTGTTTATATTGTAATATGTATTTTTTATTTAAAAATACTTAATTAAATAAGTTTGTTTTAAAAACTTATATAAAGATTTTTTAATTATACTAGTAATATGTCATCGGAAGAAGATAGATGGGTAAGTAATGCAAATATTTACGAATATGGTTCAGCGGCAAATCCACCAATGGCTCCAATACCAGTTCTTGAACACTCTCCAAAGCTACATAAAGAAGGTGAAACACGAATAATACCATTTGAAACAAACGTATCGCTCAATATTGAATCAAAATGTACATCGCCTAATTTAATGGCCTCGTTCATACGTATTTGTATCGGAGACACAATAGTAACAAATGCGAATGCAACCTCACAATCTTTTTATGTGATAAGAGGTAATGGAGTTACTAGTTGTGAACATGGAGAGATAACGTGGAATACTGGTGATTTATTTGTAATACCGTATACAGACGGAAAGATAAATCATAAATGTATAAATTCAAAAAAATATGGAGGAGCTGCTTTATATTGGGTTCACGATGAGCCATTAATGAATTACTTGGGTGTAAAACCAATTATCTGTAAATTTGAACCAACTTTATTCAAAAGAGAACAAATGATTTCTGAAATAGAAAATATATCAAATGTAGAAGTAGATGGTGAAAGGAATCGTTTAGGTGTACTGTTAGGGAATAAAGCATGTGAACAAACTAAAACTTTAACTCATGTTTTATGGAGTTTATTAAATACTATCCCGCCTAATACTATTCAAAGACCACATCGACACAATAGTGTTGCTTTAGATCTGGCAATAAGTGCAGACTCAAATGTATATACATTGATGGGTAAAGAAATTGATTCAAATGGAGAGATAATAAACCCAATCCGATGTAATTGGCAATCAGGTGGAGTATTTATAACTCCAGCTGGTTGGTGGCATTCACATCATAATGATAGTAATGAAACGGCATGGGTGTTACCGATGCAGGATGCAGGTCTTTATACACATCAACGGACATTAGATATTAGATTTGTGGATGATGAAATAGAATTACATAGAAATGGAAAAATACGTGGTTCTACGTTAATGTAGTATAAATAATATATTTATTATTGATTTAATATATTATTAGATGTATAATGATTGATTAGTTGCAACATATTTTAATGTTTTGTCAGGAATCATTTTTATTTTTTCTAGAAATTCAATGTCGTTGATAGATTCTGCTACCCGTTCTAATTCATTAGCAATATTGTTTATTTTTAATAATGCTTTCACAAAATCTCCTAGAAAGATATTTTTTTTACTATTGAATGCATAAATAATTTCTTTACACTCAAATTCTGTATTTGTCTTTGCCCAATTAATAGTATATTGTTGTATGTCAAAATTGCGTTCATAACTAGAACCACTGTATATATTATATTTTTGTTCTAAGTCGTAGAAACGATTCATTAAATTATCTATTTTAATTGACGTTTCATTAACAAGAGTATTATTAGTTGAAGGAACGAGTAATTTTATATTATCATCAACATTTATATTTGTAAAAATAGATAAAATACCTATTATATCATAAACGTCATAATTTTTGAAATTGTTTGTTTCGTAAATTATTGTAGACAAAACGAGTGGATGTATTTCATTAAACTGGGAAGCAATATTTCCTAATTCATTAATATTTATTTTATTGTCTATGTTTGTTATAAAGTTTGTTTCTGATAGTAAAGATATAGAATTGTTTATTTTTTCATTTAAATAATTTTCTGTATTTTTTTTGAAAGTAGTGTTTTTAATAATTTCATTTTTATAAAATTCGATACTTTCAAATATTTTGAAGTCATCTTTTATATATTTGTAATTTTCTTCTAGTATTGATATTTCTCGGTTTAATTTTTTTCGTTGTTTGTTATTACTATTGGATAGTATTTTTTTCTTTGAAATATAATCATTTATAATGGATGTATCAGTTCTGATAGTATCTAATAGTTTCTCTTTATTGGAAATTATTTCGTTAATTTCATTAATAGTTTTATCATAATAATCTTTTTCTTTATTAATCTCATTTGTAATTAAACTTTGATTCGCAAATTCTAATATTTTGTTTAAATCATTACTAGTGGATATTATGTTTAGACAAAGAGAAAATGATATTTTGAATTTAGATATTAATGTTTGTGGTCTTCCACTAAGCATATTTTGAAAATCATATAGGGATGGTATTTCAAATAAATTACAACAAAGCCAAACCTTTCCAACTTTATCTATACCTCTTCTACCAGCACGTCCTGCAATTTGTGTATATTCATGTGGTGCTAATAACCGCATATTATTTCCATCATATTTAGTAATTCCTGTAAAGATTACTGATGTTGTTGAAAAATTGACACCAACTGCTAATGTTTCGGTTGCAAAAAGTAGTTTAATTAATTTTTTGTCGAATAATATTTCAATCATTTCACGAAATACGGCAATTACACCAGCATGGTGAAAACCAATACCTTTTTGTAATAGTTTAATAATGTTTGTATACTCTGGTAATTCTAGGTATTCGCGATAATTAGTAAACTTGTTCATTAGTATTTTTTTACATTCTTTTTCTATAGTATTTGGAATTGTTGATTCATCGTCAAATAAACTGAAATTTATTTCATTTGCAGCATATTCTGCATGTTTTCTTGAAAATACGAAACATATGGCAGGAAGACTGTTTGTATTCATAAGATGTTTAATTAATGTATTTAATACAAATTGTCTTGATGTATATGGTGTGTTAGAAATTTTCAAATATTTAGATATTTTTGTTAATTCTTGAAGATTGTTGTTTTTAAAGTTATTTTTTTCGTCTTTTATTATAATTTCATTATTTGTAAATTTATTAAGTAAATGTTCATATTCAGTGTTCTTAGATTGTTTTATTGTACTTTTATGACATGTTAACCATAAATAATGTGTTAGTGGAACTACTCGATGATTAGTTGATGTTAAGTATACGTTCTTTGATTTAATATTCACGAGATTACTTTGTTCTCGTTTTTTATTTTCAATCCAGTCAGCAAAAATTTCAGGTCTATCAATTGTAGCAGATAACATAATTAATTGTATATGAGGAGGTAACATTAATATAGCTTGTTCCCATACGTTACCTCTTTCAGGATCATTGATATAATGTATTTCGTCAAATATTACGGCAGCTAATTCATTTTCTATATCAATATCAAAACTTAATTTAATATTATTATTTGTTTTATCATTTATATTTTTATTGTTTAATGTATGTGGTAAAATTTCTGTAGTCATAATTAGAACATCTGCGTCTGGATTATCAGTTATATCTCCAGTAATAATTCCAAAACTAATATGTGGATATTTATTTCTCAAATCATGGAGTTTTGTATTAGATAATGCTTTAATAGGAGCTGTATATATTACTTTTTTTCCTTGACTTGCAAAATACTGTATGGCAAATTCAGCTGGTAATGTTTTCCCAGAACCAGTATGTGCAGTAATTAATATATGATCATTATCTACTATAGATTTAATAGCCCATTTTTGAAAATTACTTAATTCAAAATGAGTGAAATAATTAAAAAATTTATTGTAATTTGTATTATCATCAAATGATTTATTACAAATTATAACCATATTATTAAAGTAATAAAGATATTTCTATATAGATTTTATTATTGTTTATAAAGATGGATATTGTATTAAATGATAAATATAAACTAATCGAAGAGTTAGGAGAGGGTGCGTTCGGTAAGATTTATGTAGGTAAAAATATAAATACTGATGAAAAGGTAGCCGTTAAGTTACAGACAGATGAAGGAAGTATATTACTTAGAAATGAAGCACGTATTTATAACTTATTGAGAGATGTGAAAGGAGTACCTAGGTTAAAAATATTTGGAAAGGATAATGGAATTAATTATATGGTAATGCAATTGTTAGGAAAAACAGTTATTAGTAATAATAATTTGAATGATGTAATAAATATAGGTATTCAAATAATTAATATTATTCGTGATATACATAATAGAGGAGTTATACATCGAGATATTAAACCTGATAATATATTATATTCGTTGAATACAAAAGAACAAATATATTTAATAGATTTTGGATTATCTCTCTGTTATACAGATAATAATGGCCGACATATATCTCAAAGAAATAGTAGAGAAATAATAGGAAGTATAAACTTTATTAGTGTTAACATTCATAAGGGTATTTCACCAAGCAGAAGAGATGATATAATATCTATATTTTATGTATTAGTTTATTTAATAGTAGGAGATTTACCTTGGAATATTAATAAGATGAAGGAAACTAAAATAGAAAAAATGTATAATAATGTATTTAAAATGAAACAAAATATAAATCTATTGTCGAAATATGGTATACATGAAAATATATATAAAATGTATGAACATTGTTTAATATTAAATTATAGCGATGAACCCGATTATGATTATTTATGTAGGTTATTAAAAGGAATTGCTCTAAATAACTTAAAGACTAGTTCATAGTATTAACTACATGAGTCAAGAAAACGACGAACAACAAACCGAAGCAAGAACGTGTGGAAGAGTAAAGTGGTTTAATAATTCCGCTGGATATGGGTTTATTACGGCTACTGATGGTGATAAGACAGGACAGGATGTTTTTGTTCACCATTCGGCACTAGTAACTGATGAACAACAGTATAAATACTTGGTGTCTGGTGAATATGTAGAATTTGAATGGAGTGAGATTTCAGACAATGAGCAACATAAGTGGCAAGCAACTAACATTAAGGGTGTTGGTGGCGGTAAGCTCATGTGTGAGACACACAAAGAACAACGTGCAAACAATGATACTGTTCGTCGTAATTCTCGTTCTGAAAATTATTCGGGTAGACAGAATCGTTATCGTGGTGGGGGGCCACGAACTCTTAAAGACAATGAGGGTAAGGAGTGGATGTTGGTTCCCAAGACGAATGATCGCAGACAGAATTCGCGTCCACGTAATTTTTCAGAAGCATAAAACACGATTATAAATAATATTTAAAGATTAATTAATTAATATAATTAATGAGTAATAATGAAATTAATTATATTGAACAAAAATTTAATGGTATATTTTCCAGTTTAAATACTTTTAAATTACAGATTACAATTCTTCAACAACAAGTAAAAATTCTAGAAAAAAATGTAACAAAAGAATTAAATATTACAAATAAAATAATAGAAAAAAATAAAAAACGACCAAAACGAAAACCATCCGGTTTTGCAGTGAAGTCAATGATAAGTGAAGATTTAAGAAAATTTATGAATATTGAAAAAGGTGAAATGTGTGCTCGTACAGATGTAACGAAGTTTTTAATTAAATATATAAAGGATAATAATTTACAGAATGAATCTGATAAAAGGATTATTGAACCAGATGATAAATTACATAGTTTATTACAGGTTCCTGATGGAGATATTTTAACGTATTTCACTCTTCAAAAATATATGAATCGTCACTTTCCGAAAAAAAATTGAAATCCAAAACAAATAACAATGTAAAGCATCAAAGCAAAAATAAAGCATGTCAGCCACAACAATGA